TTATTCACCTCTATTGTTTAGATTGTTCGGCTGCTTCAAGAGCAGCCATGATTTTAACGATATCGTCGATTTGGGCCTGTTCCAGGTGCCATTCATTCAGAACAGTATCAATAACTGGATATTTTTCATGGAACTCTTTCAATTTAGCAGCGAAAACGTTCGTAGATGTTTCTTCCAGTCTATTATAAATCTGATTACATAAAGCTAAATCAGTATTATCTTTCACTGTGACGTTGCTCAATCGCTGATTCATATTAACCAGGCGATTCAATGAATCCGAATTAGCATTACCTTCTACAAAGTGAGTCAGAAGGAACCCAAGTTTTTTCTTATTAATAATGTGATTAATCACACGATTGCTACGGAAATTTCTTGGGAGATAGCAATCGTAATCCACGGCATCGATAGCATCAATATACCGATCGATGATATAAGCCATCATATCAACAAGATTTTCGTTTTCAAATAACGCTTTACGACAGCCTGATGGACGCATAACCAAGAACTCTGTGATACCGCATTCTTGGGCCAAGATACGAGCATCTGTATCGTTAAAGCAGCTGATATCAGATTTAGCCGGGAAGGTCATGAAATCATCACGATTACGAAGCAACACAAAACCTTCGAGTTCAGAGAGTTCACTAGAGGTTAACTTAAGGTTTTCAATAGTCCAACCATTTTTCTCAGAATACGTGTACCGAGCACCGTTCGGTGAAGCCGGACGTTTCTCTGCAGGCCCATCGCTTTCTACTTTAGGCAGCTTAGCGCGCAGTTCTTCGCATTCGGTTACTTTGTATGTAACGACTTCATCTTCAGCCATCACTTCAATAGCTTTCTTTAAGAAAGCCTGCTGCAGTTCTGACTCTGGATTAATAACTAGAACGAAATCGTAACTGCCAATCTTACCAGCGTGTTTAAGAGCCCTGACAGTTGCTACACGCTTAGAAGTCTTGTCATCGATAAGAACAGTCAATTTCTTCTTATCTATGCCTAAGATTGAATCTACATAAATCTTAGAACGCCCACCATAGCTGTTTTTGAAACGGTATAATTTAACATCACCACCGTATGCTACAGCACCAGAGTTCACCGCCATATCACGAAGCTTAGTGATATCGTACTTTGCTAGGATGGTTGTAATAGAACCCAACTTAGTTTTAATACCCGAATTGGCAATGATGTTACGCTCGGCACGGCTAAACTCATTATACCTACGAACCAGTTCACGCTCGTTAGTGATTTCGTCTAGTTCTTGAATGTCTCTCTCAAGGTATTCTTGGTTAATCTTAGAGACACGGGCCTGGATATTTGCCACTGTGTCTGGATCAAGAGATAACTCTTCACGAGAAGGAGTGATATCCAGTTCACCTAAAGGGAACTTAATATACACCCGTGAATACCGAGCACGAAGCCATGAATCTTTAACACCAGGGACGTCGTTCAAGGGATATACAATCTTACCATAGATCGCATAGATACCGTTATTTTCGTAGCCGTTGTACTGATCTGTTGTGAATACATCTTGGTCTGGGAAGAAATCAACTTCCATCTGGGTTCCTTTCAGAACTACAGAATCTTTACCCATAGGGCGAAGAACATATTTGATTTCATGCTGCCATGAGCCGATGTCATCGGTTTTGACCGGTACAGTGATTTCCAGACCAGTCGTTTCACCTTCGGCCATTTCTTCATCAAATGTAGGACGAATTTTAGGCAGTCCGCCGTCCATCATTACTGTGTAGCCACGAGAGCGGCCGCCATGGTTAGATACTACTGTGAACGTGTTGGTATAGCTTAATGGAGATTTAGAACCCAGACCCAGAGCACCGATAAAGTCGTTGCTGTTGTTCTTGGTGGATTCGAAGAAAGTAGTGTACAGGTTAATCATACCATCTTCATCAAGACCCGGACCGAAGTCACGAATAACAAAACGTGGGTCAAGACGAGAAGGAACCTTAATTTCGAATGGACGAGTACAACCATTCAGGAAGTGAGCATCGATACAGTTAGTAGAGAGTTCACGAACAATTGCACGAATTTTGTTTTTGTACAGGTTAGAAGACAGAACACGGAACGCTTTGGCTGAGGCTTTAATCGTGAAGTCGGTTGATTTACCACCAGAGCCCATTACAATTTCATCATCAGTTACGAGTTTCATTTTATACCTTAATCATTATGTAATTTAATCAATTCGGCGCACTCTAAGAGCTCTTCAGCCGATGCACAGTCGTGGGTTATTTTAATACGAATATCTGTGAAGCGTTCTTTAAACAACCCGGCTTCGTCGATATCAAAGAACCGTTGAATCATTCTATACTCTTTGAATATAGCATTATCTAACAAGTTCAAGTTAACTCTATAGCTTCGCATTCTGGGCCACCTTATGTTGAACATATTCACGGGTAGAACCAAGCTCAGCCAAGATTCGTCTCATTTCACCCATTGTACTCTTTTCTTCACGGTGCAAGTAAATGAGCTTTAAAGTTGAGTCACGTTCAACGCTGGTTAACTCCTGGTTCATTTTAATCTTATCGGCTATGTTTCTTACAGCCAACAGGTACTTTTTCTTCCTGGCGGCGTCTGAGTCTATAAATTCAACCCGCCTGATTGCAGATTCCATTACCATTCTGGCTATGTTATCTAAATTAACTATCGCATTATTTTGCATTACCAGATTCATATAACCTCCAAAGGGCCGAAGCCCTTTTAATTAAGCGGCCATCCAAGCTTTACGCTTAGATGCATCTTTACCCATCAGCATTTCGAACAGATCTTTCCAATTTTCAGGCAGTTTAACTACATCATAAACAGGTTCTTGGATAACTCGTTCATACTCGTCGCGAGTCAAAGAACCAAGCCCTTTAATATATCGAATACTATGCTTACCAAGAGATTCTTTAGCTTTGTCGTAAGAAGGCAGATCGTAGAACCATTCTTGGTTTTTACCTACCTGGGCAATAATAACAGGAGTTTTTACAAAACGAATTCGACCCTGCTCAAATAGTTCTGGCCAGTGACTGAAGAAAGCCAACAGCGAAGGATAGATTGAACCTGTACCGTCAACGTCGGCGTCAGTCATGATAGCGATGTTTCTGTAGTTCATACCTTCAGCAGATTCACCGATAGTTAATCCGGTGATTGCACAGATATCAAAGGCTTCTTTGTTCTTTAGGATATCTACAGCAGACATACCCCAGGTATTCATAAACTTACCACGTAAAGGATATCCGCCGTGAAGTTCTCGGTTACGGACTTCAATCAAATAACCGATTGCAGAGTCACCTTCTGTTAAGAACAGAGTCGTGTCGGCGTCTTTACCGTACATGTTAGCCTTGATATGCTTTTCTACTTTAGCTTTAGCAGCTTTTTTATTAGCTTTAGTTTCAGCGGCCTTTTCAGCAGCTAATTTACGAGCTAAAGCAGCTTCGACGATAGGCATAATCAAGCCTTCGTCTTTCAAGATGCTTTGTGCAATCTTTTTAGCATCAATTTTAATATGGCTACGGATCTCACCAAAAGGAGATGTCAAACGTTCTTTAGTCTGAGAATCGAAGCGCATGTTAGACATGTCACGAATGAACATAATCATAGTCATGCATTCTTTAACACGTGCCTTAGTTACTTCAATGCCTTTGTACTTGCGCTTAATGCCAGGTAAAAGATGCTCGCAGATATCGTCGAATACACATTCAATATGATGCCCGCCGTTCTTAGTATGGATGTTGTTCACATAAGTCAGATGTCGGAACCCATCATCTGAATTAGTGAATGCCATAGAAACGTTATCTGTTTCTTGAATTACTACACTCTCACCGAACTGCTTAGCAAACTTTTTAAAGTTACCATCAACCTTTTTACCGTTAAACGTAAATTTAATATCTGGATAAATTACAGCCAGAGTTTGAAGACGGTCTAAAGTGATTTCACTGTAAACATCAGTCAGATTACTTACTTCAAAGTTAACAAAATCTGGAATAAATGAAACCACTGTTCCTGTTTTAGCTTTGACGTGTTCTTTCTTAGAGGCAGGAACTTTATTCCAGCTTATAGAATCCATACCGTTAGAACACTGTACGGTAATCTCATTCTTTCCATCGCAGGTAGCGCCTGTGAACAAAACGGAGAAGATATTGGTTAAACTAGAACCCACACCGTTCATACCACCCGTCTTACGTTCGGCGTCATCGCCAAAGTTACCACCAGCTTTTGGAATGGTCCACGCAGCTACAGGGCCTGGAATCATTTCACCTGTAGGGGTTTCAACCAGGTCCTGTGGAATACCTCGGCCATTATCTTCTACGATAACTTTATTTCCACGGATTTCAACGTCAATTTTGTTGGCAAACTTAAAGCTCGTACGAATAGCTTCATCAACAGAGTTATCAATGATTTCATCAATAAGCTTAACAAGACCAGGAACATATTGCAGAGACATGTATTTACCGAACAGAAACCGTTCATGGGCTTCATGTGCTGAACTGCCAATATACATCCCACTACGTTTTTTGATGTGTTCAATGTCTGAAAGTACTTTAATTTCGTTCTTAATCATTTCATTTCCTCTTGTAGTGGAGGGTTATATTATCCTGTATTCTAAAAAGCAAAAGGGCCGAAGCCCTTATTTCTTACGAAGTATTACAGTGCGACCATCTTTAAGTTTGATTTCTCGCATCTCGCCGGAGGCCATTTTAACTCGAGGTTTAAAGCCCATTAGTAGTCACCTGATTTAAGACCATCGTAGTGAACTGCCGGAGCAGACACAGTACGATGCATTTTACCTTCGCAATTCAGGAACGGGCACTCTACTGGCTCATCCCGTTCAGAGATTTTACGAATATATTCGCGCTCTTCGTCACAAGCTTCACATTTATAGTTATACGTTGGCAAAACGAGTTCCTTCTAAAAATTTAATTGCGGCCAAACGAGATTTTTCATCTATTACGGTTAGTTCGATCTTTGCAGGCCCTTCAAGGACTAGTGGGGCCGGATCAACAGTACCGATGTCGTTCTCAGCATCTTGGGGTTCATCATGCTCATCGAGTTCGCCTAGCTCACCAAGCTCATCGAGATATTCTTGAACAACTATATCGCCTTCAATGTTGTTTTTGAAATCGATCCATCGTCTAAAGAACGGACGTTCTGCTTGAACTAATGCCAGATTGATTTTCTGGTTACCTACTTGGACAGTTTTAACCCGAGGGCTACCAAGGCTATAATCGACAGTTAGAACCTTAAACCGGTTCAAATGAACTAGTTCAGCAAAACGAATGTTCAGTTTACTGCGTTGAACTAAACCTTTTAAATCAGTACAGATGTAGGTTTCACCCTCTTCCCACGAGCCTGAGTCACCACCAAAGCCACAGACTTCAACAAAGAATTCGTCCATCTCGTCGCGGGTTATGTAGAGACAATCTTTACTATATGTAAGAGTAGCGCCGCTTTTAAACTGGATACCTACGACATCGTCACCGGCAACCTGAATAACTTTAAAAATGCTATTCTGGATAGCATTAGCAATATCAATGTTCGAAGAATAGCTGGCTTCAAACTGTGCACGGGCTTCATCGCTGATAAAGCGGAAATATTTGTTTTGCATTTTAAGCCTCGTAGGTTTCTTTCCAGTAATCGGTACCGTTTTCAGAGATTTCACGGAAAATAGCATAAGCCGGAACAGTGTCGCCTAATTTGTTATAGACATACACGATTTGGGTATAGCATAAAAATTCAGTGATATCTTTCTGCACAACTACTAGATCCGGATTAAACAGAACATCTTCGAATTCATCACGATTTGAACTTGTGGTAGCTACAACTTTCATTTTATTTTCCTCTCATTTGGTTGGTAGGAGCATAGTATCACGCTCCTACCAGGTTGTAAACTACTTAATAATGTTTTTCACTGCAGAACGCGGAACCACAGAGTAATCGCCATCATGAACTACGTTCAGCAGTTCAACGCCATCTTCAACCCACTGGTCAGAAACCCAGCCACACACGCGGATGAAAGGAGTTTCGATTTGAACTGCTTTACACAGAAGATCGTCACGGATATCGTAGTCATCGTCATCAAGAGCCACGGTCCCAATCACTGATACATACTCGGGCGATACATAGCCAACAACCCCATTAGAAGAGATAACATATTCTTTAATTTCACCAAGCCAACCAAAACGGACGGCATCTACAATACCAGACTTGCCGGCGATACGGGAACGGGACTGGGTGGATACATAGACCAGAGAATCAATAGGGATCATTTTATTTCCTTAGCGAATATAGTTAGAAAGTTCAATACCGGTGTCAACACCAAAATTATAACCAGCTTCCCAACCTTTCGCCATAGTTGCTTTAACAACTAAAACCATACTTGGGGAGATTTCAGGAAGAATGGTCGAGTTAAACCATTCTTCAAAGTTTTCATCATACTCAAAATCGTTCATCGTGTTTTACTCAGTGAAAGTGGATCGGCTTCAGCTTCAGACGGACATTCATCCAGACCAAGAGCATAACGTTGTGCATATTTTAACATCAAAATATCTTTAGCACAATCATGAAGACTATCATGGGCTACAAAGCCTTTAAGGGTGCCATTAGGCAGAGGGGTCGTAGTCATACCGCGTACTGTGCTGTATGCTTCAATAGCAGTACGGATATCACGCTGATTCCAGAACTTAACAGGCTCGAGCTTAAAGGTATCGATTTCATTTTCAGGGATGCCTTCAGCACGATACAATTCACGAATCATATCTGTGAAAATAGGAATATCAAAGCTCATTCCACGGCACCACATCTGGCTGTTCCATGGATCAACCCCTTGTTCGCGAATCCAATCCAGAACAATCTTAATGCCTTCGATAACTGTTTTATCTTCGTCAGATGGGACTAAGTTCTTACGGGCTTCTGGAGATTGGTCCTTCCACCAAGCTAATGTCGACTTAGAAAATAATCTAGTGCCTTTCTGTGAGGCGAGATCGAATTTAACACGCAGGCCTTTAGAGATAAGTTCATCTAAAGATTGAACCACTTCAGGGTCTGGGTCATAGGCAATTAAACTCAGATCAATTACCGCAGAGTTAGAAGTTGTAGCAAATGTTTCGTAGTCGATAATAATATCAATCATAGTTTACCTTCATAAGCAATGGTTGACATGACTTCAACCAAATTGCTAGGAATAATGATGTCTGGAGTTGCACCTAGATAAGATGCAACACTAATAGCATTTTCACAGATACAACGAACCTTATACATCGCTTCAGCTTGATGAGGCATCATGGTTTCATGGCGAGTGTCATAAGATTCAATTAATTTGTTAGCTGTATATTCGTTAATACGTAGCATAGTTCACCTATACATAATAAACATCGTGTCGGCCTCGTGTAGCGCCGACATACAGTAGTTGTCTAGCCAATTCAACATCATTTACTACATGAATACAGGGAGTATATAGAAAGCTAGTATCTACTGATAACCCTTGGGCTTTATGGAATGTTGAAGCCGGCAGAGGTTTTACCTTATGGAACATACGTTTAGCGGCCCAAAAAGATTTCCAAGGGGCCTTGCCGCCTTTCTGCCAGTTGCGATAAGTATCAGCAGCCTTAGCCAAAAAGAACTGGAACTTATTTTGTTCTTGTTCATCAGAGATAACGTTAATAGTTTCTAGATGATAATCTTCATCCTTGTCATAAGTTTCTACAGCTAACCGCCAGTGTCGAAGCATATACTCGCCAGAGACACCTGTACAAGAAACAAATGATGAAACATATTCGGCGCTCACAATACGAACATACTGCCCGTTATTAAATTTAAGGTCGTTAAACCTTTTACCTTCGAATTCAAGCTCTTTGATCAAAGGCTCCTGCATTACTATAACTTCACCCTTGATAAAAGCATCTTCAGTCTCAAGAATTCGGCGTCGAATAATAGAATTTAGTTTATCGACAGATTTATTCGTGAAAGCAAACATCTTGTTTTCGAACATATCTTCTGGATCTTTAACGATTTCAAAATATTTCATCATGAAATCTTTAAGAGCCGTGGTTGACGTGAACCCGTGAACACCGTGGCCATCTTGTTGGTAATCATAGATCCATTTACCATTACGGATATCTGTAGCTACTTTAATGATAGGAGCGTTACTTCGCATCACTTCATCAAGTTCAAGCTGGTCAAAATCTTTATGAGTGAAAAACGGCGATAGAGACGGTTCAGTAGAGCCAGGTTCTACAGGACGAATCTGAGCCTTATCACCTATAGCAATGACAAGACAATACCGCGGAATGGTGGCCATCAGAATCCGGAACAGTTTTCTGTCGTACATAGAGGCTTCGTCACAAACTACTACCCGTAATTCAGAAACGTCTACATCGCCTTTTTGCTCAAATGTTATAGAGTCTTCATACGTCGTCGGGTTAATTTTCAACAAGCTGTGGATTGTCCGGGCTTCAATACCAGACAGTTTACTTAATACTTTTTTAGCGGCATGTGTAGGAGCCGCTAAAACGACGCCAGATACTCCTTGAGAAATCAAGTAATCAACGATGAATTTAGTCATCGTAGTTTTACCAGTTCCAGCCGGACCATTCAGTGTGATATGGTTTCCTTTGCCGGCTTTAATACGACTGATAATATAGTCAAAGGCTTTCTTCTGACCTTTGTTCAGCATATCTAAAGTAATCAAGCTAATTTTACCCTTTTAACATGCAGTGTGCTAATGATTTGGCGGAGGGATTTAAGTTCGTCATCACTATAGTGCGTTGTCACAATAAGCACTTTAGGGAACCACCACTTACGTGGGACGACTTGACGCTCTACAGACTTAACCCGGGTAACAAATTTATGTTCCAGGTAAGCTTTTAAAGCCTCATATTCATTTTTAGCTTTGGCTTCATCAGAGAAGACATTGCAGCACCCGTTGTATTCATAAGGAAGCACGAACCCGTGTTTGTCCTTATACACCAGGGCATATCCATAGTGCATCATCATTACATTTTACCTTTAATTAATTGAAGCAGCGAACAATTCAGCGGCAGTCCTTTTTCCAATTTCTTGGTATCCAACCAGCTACGTTTCTCTAATCGTTTAAGAGCTTCAACAATTATACCATAGATACGGACCTGTTCCTCTGCTTTAGAGAGCTTAGTAGCATTCTTAGCGCTGCGCCCGTCACGAAGAGCAAACAGCTTAGCTTCTTGACGACCTATCTCAGCCTTGCCGCCTTCAATACGAGCTTTGAGAGAAGCTACCATTACTTTACCGGCTTCATCAAGGGTTTCTTCAGATAAACGAGAATTCAGGGCTGCAATTCTTCCTTCCATTCGAGCCTTAATAGCTTCAATATTTTTCTCAATAATCTCAATTTTAGCTTTGGTTTCGTCCGCTAAAGTTACAGGCCTGTTATCTGAACCACGAACAATGCGAGCTGATTTTTCTTTGGCCAGAGATTCCATCTGCTCAATAGAGTAATCTCTTCTCGCAGAGTTGTATTTCTCTTTGACAGGAATCACGTTACCGATCACGTAACCTTTGTCGTTGTCCCAACGCTCAAGAGTCATTGAGTCAGGCCCAAACTCAGCGAACTTCTCACCGGAGTAAGCACAATGTGTTTGAGCTAAAATGTTAGCCATGTACTCAAAGGTAAGATTGAATTCTTTGCCTCTGGACTTAGCAGATTCAAAAGTTTTAGCCAGACGACGTGCTACGATAACCTGGTTAGATGCTTGCATGATTTTATCCTCAGTGTTGGTGTAGAAGTATAGTAACACACTTCTACACCATTGTAAACTACTGTTTGTGAGATCCGTGCTCAGCGATTTTGCGGTCACCTAAGAAGATCTTGCAGAGGCAGTTATCGTTGACTTCTGCGTACTGCTGAGCAACCCAGTGGACGTCACCGAAGATAGTTTTTTCGAAGCTAGAATGGTAGTGTTCGCCGTCTATAGTGTACCATAACATGATTAAGAATTTGTGCATTTTGAACCCTTATTTGCTTTAAAAATTTGAATGGTATAATGGTTTCATGGATCTTTGGCTTCAGGCTATTACCAGCTGACAAGTTCCAGATGAAGAATAGTATAATCCGATGTGTTTGTATCTGGATTAGATTTATCTTCAATACGTAATATGCGGTACGCTGCTTCCTTCGGAAGCATAAACTCGCACTCACCTTGAACCATATCTAACTTATCCTCGCGTTGATCTTCAACTGGTACTGAACCCATGTACTCTTCATCAGGAGCACCAAGAAGAATATTGGTGATATCTTCTTGATAGTTGTATGCCCACGGGCAGTTCTGTATGCTTAGAATCAGATTTGAATCATAATGCCATTTTGAAGCAAACTGCATAGCCGTAGAGAAATCAGAGCTGAAACTTGTAACACGGTTTAAAGTAAATGTATCACCTTCAGCTAGATTATAAAGTTTTTGTGCTTCAATCAGTGTCACCCCACGATATAATTCTGCAGGCACTGCAGTAGACATATGCTTTCGTACGATAGGGTTCAATCTAGAATGAATGAGTTCATCATTTTTATCATTCAAGCATAGCCACAGAGTACTTTGTTCCATATCAGTGAACTTTGCATCAACACATTCTTGAATGTAAAGACGTTCTTTTTCTTCTACTTCAGCCTCAGTATGAGCTTTAAGTATTGCTTGGTAACCTTTTTCAGAGATAGAAATGGTAATAGGGCAGTTTGTTTCAACATTGATAGCTGGGACAAGCATGATGACCTCCATTAGTAAGTGAAGGTCATCATATCATGATAGGAGGGAATGTAAACTGTTTATTTTACTTCCAAGGCGCCCATGGTGGAGGGTCCCGGTAGTAAGAAGCCAGCTCTTCTAGAGCGGCGGGAGGGAGATTTATTCCATGTTTCTGTATGATCATATCAAGTTCGTTAACCAAGTCCTCAGGCGGCGATACAGGCTCTTTAGCGGCGGCCTCGAACATTTCAAACAGATCCATTACATAAACCACTCTAACGGTTGGCATTGACGGATAGCTGCAGCCTTTTCATAATCTTCTACAGCGCGTTTAAGGTTAGTAGACGGTACCCAGTCTGCGGCATCAGCATTCATGTGGTCCCAGACCATTTTAGCCAAATACCGAATATCATCAGATGCTGTATTAAGAATAATCTTATGGCCTTTCTCAATGGTACCACTGCTATCGTAATCAAAAGGTGTTTCAAAGCAGCTGATATGTTTGTAGCCGTTCTTAATAAGAGCATCGTGAACACCCCATGGGCTACCTTTACGATAATTCACATCATACATATGCATGATACGAACTTGACCATATTCAATACTGGGCACCCAGCTTGTATCTAGGAATTTGTCAATTAAGACCCGGACGTCGTCAGCGTACATGTTGTATAATGCCACATCAAAGGTTCGAACAGTATCTTCAATACGTCCGTCTTTATCGGCCAAGCTAATACCTACTTTATAGATTTTTGCGTCTGCCACAATAGGCTCCTTCAGTCATTTTGTTTTCTTCAAACCACTTATCGTTCGCAGCCATTATAGCTGGTCCTGCCTTAAGCAGAAAAATCATCGCTCTGATACCTCTATACCAGGCGCCAAAATCGGATTTCTTAAGTGGGCTTTTGTAGATCGCGTGTTGATAATTAGGCTTAGTCGCAACTAACTGAGCCTGAGTCACAACTGGAGTAACTGCTGCCAGAGTCATATGAACTTCCTGCATAAACTGCTGCCGCTGTAGCAGCAATTATTGGGGTAGAATCAACGTAGTGTGAAGTATAATTAGAGCTAGAACTAGAACCGGACAAAGGAACCATACTATTCCGGTTACGTTTTCTGGCCTGTTCCGCCTGTTCTTGGATTTCCTTAAATCTAGTGGCGTTAGCAATAGTCACTTCATCTAAAGCTTTTTGTAATGGAGTACGAGGGTCTTTAATAACCTCTTCCATCATGCCATCGCCGACATAAACATATTCACGCTCTTTAATGAACGACGGCTTTTCAGGAACAGACCGTGGTGCAAATAAATTCTTTAACCAATTAATCATGGAATCACCAGATATTTGTTAGCAAGTTCAATAACTTCCTTTTCACTGTACTTGATAAGTTTCTTCTTTGCTTCATTATTGCGGTCCTTTTCTAAAGCATCCCAGAAATCTTGGCCTGGAGATTTCTCGTTAGCGAGAGACCAATCTAAGAATCGTTTAATCCAATTCATACGCGGAAAGTCTCAAACGAAATATGAGTTATTTTACGCTTCTTTTTATGCAAGGTCCAGTACTGGACTTCAATGGCAGCTTCAAGAGTTGTGCCTACTTCACGGTATGCATGAGTAATAACATCAAAATAACAAAATGAATCTTTAGCATGCAACCGGTTATAATGTTGTTCAATAAGAGTATTGATGCCGCCGCAATCCCCGATAGGTTTACGCCAAGGTGTACTTTTAATCATCTTTATTTCCTCATGGTGTTTTAAGTATTCTACTTACTCTACTAAAAGCAAAAAAGGACTCCTTCTGGAGTCCTTAATACTATACCTCGGCATTGTCCGGGGTTGCTTCAAACATTTTCGCATTAGCAGTAGCCCAAGCCGCTGCATCATCAATTACCGTAGAATAAGCAGGCTTTTCAGACGGGAAAGTTTGATACTGAGCATCAGCAATGCGGTGCGAGTCGGAATATACCTTAAAATCAACCGATACCTCAGTGCCTTTAACTTCACCGCCGGCTACGGTATGATCAAAAGTTTTAATATTTACATAAGCCATATTATACTCCTTTATGATTAATATCAGGAATATTTATAACTCATTTTTACTAACTCTTTTAGAAGCTCTTCATTGGCTTCATCAACCGCAATACGGAACACCTCATTTAAAGGGTCTAATGCTTTTAAGATTTCTCGGTCGATTTCACGAGTAATTTCTTCTTGAAGGACCTTTACTAAGGCCCTTTCTTTTTGTTTTCTTTTGATTTTTAAACGGCGTTTAGATATTCTTGTAGCCATTAGTAACCACGGTCTTGACGGGCAAAGTTTTCAGCATTTTTCAGATAATACAATTTGAAAATTTCTTCAGCCGTCATACCTAGGCCCTGGAACATGTTAAGAACGAAATGAAGAATATCGATCATTTCGAATTTAATTTCAAGCTGGTCTTTAGGAGACAGCTCGCTAATCAGGGTATTACGTCGTTCGGCGTGTTGAGCCTTCCAAGGTTTCCAGACTGCAGATGCATCTTTCTCGCCATTAGACATGCCACCTAATGAAGTCAGAAGTTCACGGAACTCGTCATCGATGTAGTCTTTTTGGTTGCGAAGCCAGTCAACCACATCACCTGCACGGGCTAATGCATCAGGATGAGCATTGTGTTCAGGCTTATCAATAGCCAGACGAACCTGCAGAGATTTTTGCATATCAAGCATAACTTGAAGAGGGTCGGAATGTTTTGCAATGTGGCTATCATATGCAGCCTGAGCTTTATCAACCCCATCAATCAGTTGAGAACATTCATTAAAATGTGCCATGTTATTCCTTTCAGTTCAGTGTGTTAAGTAGAGTAATTATATACTCAGTTCTTTTTAGCGTTTTCGAAGAACTCTTCAGCCAAACGCCGGTTTTCTTTTTCTTTTTCTAACCGCGCTTCTTCTCTCTTAAATAGGTCTTTACATGCATCTCGGAAAGAAGCTTCATCTTCCGGCGTTTCAATAAGCGCAGTACTAGTGTTTGCTAAAGCTATTACAATAGCTTCTTTATTTGCATCAAGCCATGCAACATCCTTCATAGGGGCTGTACTGTAAACTTCAGATTCGATCCGCTCAAATTGGTTATAAGCCATTTTTATGTTACAACGGTCTAAATAGGTATCGCCGAACTTGTCTAAGACTTCTAAAGAAATTCTGCGCCCATCAGCTTCGATGTAGCCTTTAGCCACGTGTTCTTTTAAGTTGTCTACTATGGATTTAGGCTTAGTTTCTTTAACTTCTTTAACTTCTTTCATTGGCTCTTTAGGCACATCTACTACAGTATACTCGTACTTTTCATTATTAGCGAGTTCTTCTATACGGGAAGCATAAACGTATGCAAGACCTTCTACAGTAGTTTGTTTGTTTCTGACATTTTTAATCCAAGCCCGCTGGTCTTCAACAGGCTTTTCTTTGATTGAATTATAAACCTTGTTAAGGCTCGAATCCAAGTCAGAAACTAATGCATCTGAACAAATCAGTTTTTCTACTTTAGTAGAAGCTTTAGAACAGTCAAATGAAGCAGCTTGAGCTGAAAAGGATACGGAAGCGATAGTTAAAGCAATTACAGTTAAGATAGTTTTCATGATAATCTCCTCTTTAGTTTGTAAGAGCACTATACCATGCTCTTACAGAGATGTAAACTGCTTATTGAACAAATCCTAAGTTTTTAGAGATTTCTCTGTAGCGAATCATTTTATCTACCTTGGCCCACTTAGCATCCACGTCTTCAGAGAATCTGAAGTCAGTTTCTAGGGTCAAATTTAGAACAGCCCCTAGAATATCATTGAGTTCTTCAGTTAGGCGTTCTCTGTTAGTCTTGCCGGCGTATTCAGAGTCGAAGCCGAACTGCATAATTTTAGAGCAAATCTGTGCTACCTCATTACACTCTTCTGATAACTTAAGAAGTGCGTGCTGGGCGTTATTCATCTATAAATACCTTTAATAGGAGGATAATATGGGAACGATATTTTACCAAATTTGGAAATTATCAGATAAAAAAGACAAGAACTTGATGTTGGGCTTCCTTGCCCTAGATGTGTTCCTATGGAATCTTTTGGTAGTCCCTATAGCGGCTACACAAGGAGTGGTACTCCCGCAAGTTACTATAGAGCATATATTGAGTATTGTAAGCTTTTTTACTGGAGTTCCATCTTAAACTTTAGCATAACGGCTTAACCGCATTTTAGCCATTAACCCAGAAGCAATATTCATATTCAGGTATTTGAGTATTTCTTCAGGCGTAGCCCCTTCGTCCTTAATCATATCATTGATGTCTTTCGATGCCCAAGGAGCATTGTCCCAGAACACGACGCGTTCACCAGCTTCTACCAACCTCTTCATACGTTTAATGGTATCCTCATGCCGAGGTTCATTATCCATAATCCAAGCACGGTTCTCTTTAAAAGGAACCGTGTTCAAATCCATAGACCCACCTGTAATAGCAATAGCATTAGGTATAAACAATGAATCTATTGGTCCTTCCATGACCCATACGAGTCTTGACTCATCCACTGTATCGAGCCCGTAGATTTTAGTTGCGTGTTCGTGTGCTTTGATTGTGATGTATTTCTGCGGAGCATTTTTTCGAAGTGCACGTCCTTGAAATGACTCGATGTCTCCTCGTGCATTGAAGATTGGGATAACCAAGCGCGGTTCGCTCTTTTCATCTTTATATGTTCCTGGATTAACTGAGTTAACAAGAGCAGGCCATTCCATAGTAAACCATAAACGCTTCCAGTTTACTTCAGGAATACATCGGGCCTTAACATACTTAATAATAGGGTGATCGGCCGGTAATCTATCCAGACGCTCACAATTTGGCAACCTCTTAATCACGGGCATCTTTGCTTTAATCTTTTCAGAGATAGATGGGGCCTTTTTCTCCCTATACATGTTCTCTTTACGACGTTCTAGCAAGAATTCACGGTACAGCGTTTCATCGGTTTCTTTAAGGAACTTACTGAACCAAGCCTTGTAGTCACAGTTGAAACATCCTACACGTAGTCCACCCTCTACTTCAAAGCACCAAAAACGAGCTTTCATTTGGTTCTTCTGAGAGTCGCCACAGATAGGACAACGACAGTTTAATTTAAAAGTACTTCCTGGGAGTTTTCGATAACGAGGCAGAACAGACAAGGCCCGTTCTGCAAATTCATAGTCAACAAAGTTCATATTTACCTCTTGGAGTTATTATATCACTCTTCAGAAGGCTTATCTTTGCGCTTTTTCTGAGAAAGGGTTTCAGGGCCCTTATTGACAACATCGCCCGTAGTTGTACCAGAAGCGATATCAGATGGGGAGCCACCAGAATCACCAGCGACCATTTCAGATAAAGATTGTTTGTACTGATCAAGCAAAGTCATAGCTTTCTCCTTTTTGCCTATTTATAAACCAACAATATCGCAATGGATACCTTCCCACGAATTTTCAAATTCTTGCCGTTGAATTATCTGTTCCCAATCCTTTCGGAAAGCACGGCGGAGTTTTCTCAGTTGTCGCTTTGTAGGTTTACAGACAAATGTTTCAGATAAAACATGGCCGAAGATAACTTTATCAGTACTTCCACGGTCTAATACTACTTCCCACTTGGCATCCGTCATAATAGGACGCTTAGTATAGAGGCCGGAAATACAAGCCTGGTGGTACATGATGTAAGTTCTCATAATCCGATCCACTCTAAAGTTTCTTTAGCACTAAGGTTTTCACAGAACAGATTAGTTGCGGCTACAACTATCTCCCCGTTGTTGATGTTTTTGATCTGGGCTAATTGATTTTTATCAGCAGCTTTTTCGAGCTCTTTTATAACTACACCTCGTAGCACAGACATATCAGAAGATATGGCTAACTCACACAGCGGAGAACTGTAGTCAGCTTTGGCAAAGGCCGGCTGTGCGCCACAGGCAGAAAGAGCGAAAATTAAAGAAAGAATAGCTTTTTTCATTATATTTTCCTCAAAATTAAGCCTTATTCTACATCTGAAAGAGGTACGTCTGCACGAGAGTCCCGATCAAGATTTCCGTCCTGGTCTGCCCACCACCCACAGACACGAACTTCAGAGTTCTCGTGTTTATACAGCTGCCGAACAAACATAGCTTTAGATTTACCTTTTACTTTAACAGGAAAACCGTAGCGAATTTCTGGGCGGGTAAGATAATGGTAAGCACACTCGTACCCGTCTAACACAAAGCCATTAGCCGAAAGACCTAAATTAATGAAAGCCCTTCCATTATACTTTTCTAAGTACTTGTTAGGAACTTTTTCTTGTTCACTAACATTATAAAGCCCGCCTTTTACTAAAGTAGCATCTTTATACCCAGGGTAAGAATTTTCGTAGTTCATGTCAGTTCCTCACTTTGTTTGTGTAGGAGCATAGTATCACGCTCCTACACCATTGTAAACTAGAATTTTAAATCTTCTGCTAGTTTATCGAGATCAGCCCGCGATGAAACCTTTTTCTGAAGATTATTAGCAGCTTGCTTCATCTGGGTGCCTTGGGCTTCACGCTGGGTATTAGTATGGGTCGGGCCACCTTCTTGGGCAATTTCTACCCAGCGCTGGTTGCCTTTGCGAACGCCGATATTGAACTTGTTATTGATATTTTTATCGCCATATCGAGATTTAATCTGTTTGATTAACTGTTGCTTCATCTCGGCCAGTTCAGGGGTTTCAATTACAGCCAACATAAAGTCTGCTGTAGCCGGTAGACCTGCTGATTCTGCAACATCTGACATGTCAATATCACTCGAGTCCCAAGCACTACGTCCAGTCTGAGCTGCGGACCATATAGCCGTCTCAGTTTCAACCGCTAAACCACGAAGTTCTTCAGCAATTGCTTTAACTAATGTATAACTGTTTTCGGTGTACTGCTTAATACGACAAGAAGCACAGATGCCTAAGTAGTCGATAATGATGATTGTTGGGACAAAGTTCTTTTTAAGCTTCAGTTCATTCAACAATGCGCGGAAGTTATTGGCTGAAGCACCGCCGGTAGGGTACTGCTTGATAATCAAACGTCCCAGAGTAGAAGTCTTACGCCATCTTTCCATCTTGGCTTTATATTCAGAATATGATACGCATCCGTCATCGATGTCATCAAGTGATACATCAAGAAGGTTAGCATCGATACGCTTAGCACATACTTCTTCAGCCATCTCCATAGAGATATAAAGAACGTTATGACCAGTCTGAAGATAATCTGCAGCCAATGAACAAAGACCCAGAGACTTACCTACGTTGACCCCTGCCATCAAAATATTCAATGTACCGGTTTCAACGCCGCCTTTGGTAATTTTGTTCAGGATACCTAGTTTAAATGGAATCTTACGAGATTTATTTTGATACGCTAGCCATCGAGCCTCGTAGTCTTCCATCCAATCATGGCCAATATAACTATCGAATGATACCGATAAGGCTTCACGCATGATGTCTGGAATGGCACCTAGACCAGGCAGACGCTTATCACGTTGCTTTTCATCTAATTGGTCATTGGCCTGGATTTCAATAATTCGAGAAGTAGCATTATACATTGCCTTCTCTTGAACATATTTTTCTGTCTCTTTGGTGAGCCAGTTTAAATCTTCAGGGGCATCTGTAAGTTTAGATAGAAGTTCTTTAGCACCGCTTAATTCCACGTCCGACATAGAAGACTTGTCTAACGCAATATTAATTGCAGTTTTCGATGGAATTCCATTATACTCATTGACATGGTGATGAATAGCTTTAAACAAAGTCAGAGCGGGCCCTCGTTCAAAGTATTCATCTTTCATGTAAGGCCATACTTTATTAAAGAAAGCCTGATTGAAAAGCAAATTAGCTAAAATTGTTTCTACCACATTGACCTCTTAGAAAAATAATCCTCGCTTTTTAGGCACCATCTCAAATTGTCTTTTAAGACACTGCACGACGTGAGGATATAAAACGTCTTTATCAGACGGTGTACTGAATTTAACAGCCACTTCACCGTTCGGCTTAATGTCCAGTTCATGGATATAAACGATATGTTCTTCACCGTCTAATCTTATCACCATTTCTTGGATAACACTAGCCATTGCTTCTTTGATTATACTATGGGATTTGTCGAAGATTCTTTGAGAACGTTCAAACTCCCCTTCTTCAAGGGGAGCTTCAGCTTCAATTTCTTCGGCCAGAGACTCTAAGTCCAGGTCTTCGAAATTATTCTTCATCTGCGAAATTTTCCAGTTCGTCTTCAATGTCAGCAGCACTAGGAGCTGATTTGGCTTTTACCGGAATTTTAGACGTTGGTTTAGAAGATAACAGATCAGCAACAGCATCGTCAACTTCTTTAATAGAAGAAACAGCACCGAGTTTATACTTGGTTTCGATTGCATCACGGAACGGCTTATGTTTAAACAAAGGACCCCAGAATTCTACATCATCTGTGGCTTTAGCACGCCATGACTTTTCTTCTTGAACCATTTCACCGGTTTCTTCGTTTAAGAAAGCACGAGAATACCAGCCTGCTTTAGGTTTAACAACGAAGCCGATTTCTGTGGCCAGTTCAAGCAACCCAGAGAACGGATCGATACCACCCTTGAAGTTAACAGTGATCGGGAACGTAGATTTCTCTTGGACCGTACGAGATTTCTCGGCTTTAAGAGTAAAATCGTACCCGGTCAGTTCGGTACCTTCTTTAACCTGACGTTTAGAGATAAAGAATACGGTACTTGCAGAATAAAGAATGCCGGTACCACCACCCATAACCTCTTTAGGATACATACTGCCGATTTCCATAGCTGTATGGTTAATAGCCACGCAAGGAATATCTTTAATGGTCAGATAAGGCGTAACGATACGGAACAAAGATTTAAGAGACTTAGCACGAGTCATGTCACCAACCTGTTTCTCGTCTAAAGCATCTTGTGTTTCTTTCTTAGAAGCTGTGTTACCGATAGAGTCGATGAACATAATCACCTTGTCACCGCGTTCGATAGCTTCCAGCTGATTGACCATATCAATTTTCAGTTGTTCAACTGACTGGATCGGAGTATGGACAACACGTTCCAGGTCAACACCCATTGAACGGAAATAACTTTCAGAAGCACCAAATTCACTGTCATAGAACAGACAAATCGCATCTGGGTATTTCTTCATATATGCAGCAACCATAGTCAGACCAAACAGAGTTTTAAAGTGTTTGGATGGCGCAGCAAAGATTGTTAAGCCACTTTGTAAACCACTATTCAAGCTACCGCCTAATGCGATGTTCAGCATAGGAATTCGTGTCATAACTTCATCACGATTATTGAACAATTTTGATTTAGTCAGATCAGCGGTCAGTTTAGTGGTAGAAGCTTTAATCAGGCGAGATTTCAAATCGGACATTAATATTTACCATTAGTCACCATTATATTTTTCTCACGTTGTTTAGAAAGTAAAGTAATTATACACCTAAGGTTTAACAGCAATTAAATCTTTAAACTTACTTTGCTTTGGCTTCAGCCTTAGCTATACACTTTTCCACTTTGGAATAAGCTGCCAACCTGTGGTTGTTCAGTGCTCTATAGTTAGCTTCGTAGCTATGAATAGAAGAATTCATTAAACGCTGCTGAAGTACGACTTCATCCAGTTTCCAGTTGATTTCACACTGCCGTTTGAATGGCGAGTTTTTAGGTTGCTTTGCTTGCTCAGCGGCGATTATGGCATCCATCTTGGCGTCGTGTTCTCGTTTCGTAGCCATTGCTTCTTCATGGTCACTAGAGTAGTGAACCTGATTAGCATTTGCGTTACGGACATAACCTATATTGTTACCACCAACAGTAAAGATTGTGCCTACATCAGAAAGACGATACGGGTATCCTTCAGTCTGGGCACAGCCAGTAAGAGTTAGCGCAGCCAGTATGAGAATTGATTTAAGTTTCATAATTCATAGTTTCTCCAAATGTGTAGGAACACTTTAACACGCTCCTACACCAATGTAAACCACCTGGCTTACAAAATAAACTTATTCATTAATTACCACTTGGTTATAATCAGGAATATTATACGGAGAATTTATTTTAGCATTAAAATAGATAAACTCTGCTAACCCAGGGTGGAACACTTTTTCAGGGTCTTCAAAGTACTGGATAGTTGGTCGACCCATTAGTACTTGATAGTATTCTTTCTTAGTCAGATGCAGAACATGGATCTTTGCTTCTTCAGGATACTGTTCGCGTTTGAAACTCATGTTCGGGTCTGTGATATACAAGACGCTATCTGCTGCAATAGCGCATTCGACAACTTGGTCGAAACGATAACACGGATCGCTGATACGGAACGGATGAAAAATACCATCAAGGTGGATTGGTTCCAGGCCTTCCGTATAACGTTCCATGACACTCGGGTTGACGACTCGTTGATCTACAAAGATACGACCTGGAATTGCACCAGCCGCTACGAGAACGTCTTTCTGACCGTGATTAAGAACAAATGTTGCTACAGACTTGTTCACAGATTCAACGTCAATGTCAATAAACTCGTCAATATAGTACCGAGGATTCTCAGGGTCTTTAGTTATATTAAAAACAAAGAATACCTCATGGTTGCCTTGGTATCCAGTAATATCTGTCACTAGATAAGAGCAGTCGTAGTAATCAACTAAAGAATCAACTACAAACTGGTTCTCTTCCCAGAAATGTTTACGGGTTTCATAAGCATTTTCCTTGTACCAAAGAGGAACAAATTCAAACTCTGGGAATAGTTCTTTACATTCTTCGATATCACTTGCATTACGTGGAACCGCAATGATATCACCAGCACTGGCACGATTCAAATGTAACTGGAAGTTGCCGTCCTTAAGGACGGCATATTCACTAGTTTCATAGCTTCGCATACTAAAGATTGGTACACGGAAATAAGCCATCAGATAAAACCTCTTACATAATCAAAATCACGTTCAAAGACGTGGGCTGAAACCATAGTGTGAGAATACGTACCTAATTGTACACCACATTGATCTGCAATGTATTGCATTAACTTGCCTTGCAGATAAAAGTCCAGCTGCATCACTACAGCACAGTTCTGTGAACGCATATGTGTATGGGCATAAAGCTTGCCTTCACGGATATAGTACGTTATAGAATCTGTACACGGGTATTCGAGCGATTCATCTGAATCTAGAAGTGCTTGGTCTTTCTCTTGAAGAATTTGGAATACAACCCGTCGCGAGTTAGCCTTTTCTTTAAGCTCTTTAAGTAAGGCTGGGAGCTGGGCAGCAATTCGAGGTCCATAGAAAGTGTTGAAGTTTGCAGGCAGTACGTCACTTTTCGGCTTAGCAATGAACTTAGCAACATTCGGGTATTCCTTAAATGCTTCGGCAGCATCAGTACCACCAGAAATCATGAATTGCCAGAAGGCTTCGGCATATTCATAACTAATGCGGTTGATACGAGGATCGGTGAATTTGAACGTTGTCGGATCGGTTACTTCAATTGAAGCAGAACCGATTTCATTACAACGGCCAATACGAGAATCAATAACGAACTGCGGATTGTTGAGAATCTCTTCATTCAGTACTTTGAATGCGGTCTGGAAAGACGGGTATGAAATATGTTTCATTCTGTTGTGCTCTGACATTAAAAATCCTATTATATACTAAAAGAGGCCAAAGCCTCTTTGCTTATTCTGGGTAACGAAGTTCGTCGTCTGAACTGGTAACGTCTACGATCTGAATAGAATTCAGTGGGCGGTCATTTTTAGATAACTGGCGCTTATAGTAACGCTCACAGTAAGTACAAGTACTGCCGCAGACTTCATTAGCGCAATCAAACGTAGGATGTTTGAACCAACGTTTTTCAAGAAAGCCGTCCAACAGCGACGTTTCAATGTTCACGGTATGGCTATAGTTAGCATCCGATTCGCCATTGTAAATAGTTTCGAGAGGTTTCCACAGCTCAAGAAGATTACCTTCAAACTTCTCTGAAGAATACGCCTCAAGGACCTTCATAATGTACTCAGTTGAGCCAGTACGTCCAGAAACTTTGAATTGTGTTATACCAATGTCACGGTACAGATGCAGGTCTTGCGGGCGAACAAAGCGAGTTCGTAACCAGTTAAACGGATCAGTGTCTCGAGCTTTAATGCAGTGTTGCATCGGATACCCATTTAAGGATTTAGCATCGTCAGCTGTAACATCTGTGCTATGGAAAATATAACAAGAGTCACGATAACTGCAGTGAGTTGTATAACCTTTTCCGGCGTTAGAACAGAACTCGTTAACAAGGACTTCAAAAATAATTCCGTTTTCATTACAAAACGCCGCGGCCTGCTTCAAGAAGTTAACAGACCGGTTCTTATGAATTCCACAACACACTTTCTTAATGTTGTATTGGTCATGAAGATACTTGATTTGAGTCACAGCATCAATATGAAGTATAGTTGAAACTTCGATTTCAATATCTTTATTGACTTCACGAACAATTTCCATTACAACTGGGTTAGCGATAGTGATACGCCAAACACCTATAGACCAAAGATACTGAACGTACTCTTGAATAGCTTTCTTTTTCCACTCGTCGAGTTCTCGTTTTGAACCTGGGTTTATTGTATTAAAAGTATAGTTAAAACAGATTCCTAGTTCATTACAGCGCTTGACGTACTCTTCAAGAAAAGACTTGTCAACGTCGGGTAATCTGAAATCAGGCCTTGCTGCGATGAAGGCCATTTCTCTAGTAGAGCCATATACCTCGTTAATAAGGCTGTTAGGATATTTTTTGTTGAGTTCTACAATTTTATCCAACAAAGCTAAATCGAAATTTGTTCCTACTTTAAAAATATTCATTTTGCATCTCGTTGTTAACTGACGCGATGGTTTTTGCAGGTCTTACTTTAAATTATTTTATAAGTTTGGTTATAAGATTTAAAAGATTCAAATTAGCCTTATTCATTAAGGCTTTGAATTAGTAATACATAGCTTTGTCAACAGTAATTAGGCCTTTGTATTATTTCTTTTACTAACCTCATAATTAATATAACCATTCAAACGTTTTAATTCTACTGTATCTACGTTAAGCAGATTATTCTTACCGTCATGATTAAGAATCTTGAACACGTTCTTAAAGTGGGTTTCATACTGACGAATAGTCATATTGAACTCATCCTTAGTCAGCTTAATAAGATCGTCTTCAAAGTCCTCGTCCAATGGATTACGAGTTAAAATAACCTCGATAATATTGAACTCTTCTTTGAATTCTTCCCAGTCTTTAAGTTCTTCGAACGGGTCCATTTCGCCACGAAGAAATCCAGAGTAAACAATATTACTAGGATAGCCACGATCTAAGATGTAGACGAAATTAGGGTCTAAAAATTTATATAAGGTCTCTACTAAAGCCTTATCATTATCGGTACCTATAGAAATACACTTGCCGTTAATCTTCTTAGGAAAATCAATAAGCTTAAAATTAGTATTATTAAGTAACTTGTTAATTAAAGTAGACTTCCCTGAGTTATCGGGCCCGTCTACAACAATAATTTTAGGACTCATGGATGATACGCCTTGTATGTTTCAAATGTGCCATCTTGAATCATTTTCTTAAAGTGATCAGGACGAATTGCTCGGTCGTCAATAATAAAATCATAACTTGGTTTATGTGTAAGCAGATTATGATACTTCAGACCGATTTTTTCAAGGTTCTTGACAAGAGCAGGGACCACTTCAGTCAGAATTCGACCAGGGCCACAAGAGGTCATACCACGGGCCGTATACAAGGTTATCTCATGACCCTCATCATAGAGCTTGTTAATTATGGCCACCATTTCTGGGTCCGGCTCAAAATTCAGATAATCACGGTTGCTATTCCATATCGTGATTGTGTTGTCGATGTCGAAACAGAGATTCATTAATAGGCCTTATAGTTTAAGAGGAGGCTAAAGCCTCCTCAACATCTTAATTACGAACTAGGATTACCCAATTCGTTCCCACTGATGGGTGATGTTACCACCAACTGGTTTATATTTTACACCAGTTTCTTTATCAAGCAGTTCCCATTTATCAGGACATCTGGTAATAATAGAAGCTGTGATAGGGTCTTTAACTTCAGTTACTTCTGTGCCATCGATAAGTTTACGTTTACGAGGCTGACTTTTAAGCAGCACACTCAGCTGATATAGACCATGATAATAAGCACCAATAGCCTTAAGCGGATTGTTCTTGAAATAGCCTGCTAAAGCCATCCAAATAACAGCAATCCACAGTTTATGCTTAAAGGTACACATAGGAATATCATCTAATGGCATTACTTTCTCAATCTCGACAAACAGCCTAGTGCCATTCCGAGAAATACCACCCCATAGTGGGTCTGCATTAAATTTATCGTACCCATCAATAGAATAAAGCACTTTAGCTTCATCATAAATGGTAGGGCCGTATTGGCTATTACCAAAATAGCCACGCGGGTCTATAATTTTAATATCACCCGAATCAGTAAACATAATGTTAGAATAATGCGGGTCGCCATGAATCAACTGGTACGGTTCTTTATGCTCGGATAGAATTTCTAATGCGTGTTCCAGCAGTTTTTCTGGCTTACCTACTTTAAAATCATTAACATGGGTAATGCCTTCGGGTGCAAAACCTTCTAAAAGTTCTTTAATAGAATCGTTGCGGATTAATACCTTATCAAGAACTTCCTTCTTAACGTCCGCGTACCATTGTTCGTCGGTAGGAATATAGATATCACCACCTAATGATTTTAGAGCACTGATTACTTTATATACCATTAATACTTGAGTATCTTTGGTCATCAGAGGGTATGCATCTGCCATGGTTTTACCGTAGATTCGTTCCATCTTAATAAATTCACCTGGCGTGAAATCTACAATAGTAGGAATAAATTTCGATTGTACAGAATTATACCATTTAAGCTCTTTAGCCTGAATTTCTTTACCATACTCATTAGTCGGGATTTTAATAGCATGTTGTTCTGTGAATTTGAGCTTGTTAAAGTCACGATTAATCTCGGAGGTTTTATGTGCTTCGGCCAATTTAATCTTATCGCCAATGTCAATGACTGACTCTAGCTTACGCTCGGTCATATAAACCATAGAATCTAAATTGTCGGCAAGGTCTTCGCCATAGTTGCCTTCAAAAGAACCGAACCCAGGCCATTTAGCTACTTGATACAGACCAACCACACCGCCGCCTGTCCCAATTTCACGAAAATACGGTTCTTCAAAAGTGAAACGACAATCTGTACCAAAGGTATAGCAATAATCGTTACCCCATTCTACTTTGTGGCCTTCTGGGATAATGTCGCACCAGTTGAATAGTACGTTGTGTCCTACGATATCATCAGCAATACAATCAATAGCGTGTGCAGAACCTATGGATACATCAACATGGCGAATGGTGATATCGCTTATTCCAACCGACTTCATGTATCCACGAACTAGCCCGTCAAATTTACTGTGAATTACTAGAATAATTTCATCTGATTGATTTTTATACAAATCAACCAAGTGTTTAAAAACTGTGTGCTGTTTGTAGTTTACAAGCACTTTAGGGATTTCATTGGTAATTGGATATAAGCGAGACCCAAGACCGGCACCCAAGATAACTACTTTACGCATTTTGTGTTCCTCAATTGTTGACGGAGCCATTATACTACATAATAATTAAAGCGAGGCCCTAAAGTGATTCTAGGGCCTGGCCTAATCTATACTACCACCCTAAGATATCATCTAAGGTCGCGACGTGTTCATAATTGATTCTGGCCGCCGTGGTAAACCCAGATAACGGTTTAACAAACGTTTTCTGGAACAAAGTCGAATAGTCAAGGTATTTTAATACATCTTCACGAATAGCAGGATTAATTTGAGTACCTGATGGCCATGCGATGCATTTATCACCGAATGGGTTCTGGTCCCGTAATGGAAGTACCATTACTTTAGAACCTTCGACAATTGCTTCTGCATCAGGGATGTTTTTGGTTGCACGGTTATAAGCTAGGATTCCACGAATATGGAACGGGCACTTATATCCTGGATAACCATTATCATCGTACTGAGCAATGTTGTTTGCAGAACTAACACCGGCAATAGTCATATAGTGCTGCTTACGGAATTCTTGTTCAAACTCTTTATAGTAGTCTTGTAATGAGCTTTCACCTTCTTGAAGCATACGACGGATGCATTCTTTCAACGCTTTCTGACATGCTTTAGGAGTACTTGATTTCTGTGTTTCAAGACCCATAATTTTCATTTTAGGGTCTGCATATCGGGTCCCTTCCATATCATACACGTTCAGAGCATACCGCTTCTTACCAGTCCAGAAACCACCAAGACCTTTAGAACCTAACGGAGGACAAGCAATAGCTTCTCGGTCCATGAACATCAGCTGTTCTTTGTTGTTCATGTAGTCGCACATATCTTGGAATGCACGGCCGATAGCCGGCTCTAATTTTTCTTTAGCAAACTTATCTAAGAAGTCTACTAAATGGTTAGTGTCACGGAACTTGTCTTCACCGATCTTCTCAATTAACGGGTCTACACACATATAAATTGAGTCTGTGTCACCATAGATAACATACTTATGGTTATCAGTCTTCAGTGTTTCATTGTAGAACTCGTTCACGCGGCGTTCAATCCACTGCAGAGCCAACTGTCCGAACAAAGTGATTGCCGTTGCGTTACGAAGATCATAATAACGGAAGTGTACGTTACCAAGTGCACCGTAAAGTGAGTTGATAAGTAGCTTACGACAGATCTGTGCAGTCATACCGGCAACTTCAGTACGAGTTGCTTTATCAAGCATACTCAACAAGATAGCTTCGTTCAAATCATGAAGCTGGGCCTTGATACTTTCTTCCATATCGAAACGGTAATCAAGAGTGGGTTCTGATTTATCAGAAGAGCCCTTCGGATTATGTAATGCTTCTTTAATCAGTTCAGCGTTACGTTGGGCAGCCAGCATAAATCCTTTATGAAGTTTACGCTGGTCGAAAACTTTCTTGATTTCAACCGGTACGACACCATCGATATCTTTACGATACATCCAGCCGTTAGGAGAACACGAGTATTCTTCGCTCGGTTTTGGAGCAGTTCCGGCGATATATTCATGAAGTGGTCGAACAGCAAACTGGCCGTGCAAAGTTTCCGGGCTTATGTTAACTTGTCGAATAATACTTGGATACAGAGACGTCAAGTCAGCAGATATAACGTACTTGTAACTATTAGGAGTAGGCTCTTTAACATATGCACCTGGATAACTTTGTGGAATATGGTGCTTTTTCTGAGGAATGACTTTATTGTCGTTCTTCAAAGAGTTAAAGATGATTGCGTCCCAAGTCTTAATAGGGCTGAACACAGACTGCATCGGCATTTTAGCATAATAAGCCATGTCTAACGCCAGGTTCAAGAACTGACGTTTTTTATCGATTTGTTGTACCCGAGCAACGTCGATAATGTTATACGAAATATACCGTTGGTGGTTAGTTTCACGAAGTTTGTTGATGGGTCCGTCGTATTCTAATTTACCTACACCAAGTTCGTATTCAGCTACGTAGTCAAGACGATACGAAGGCTGGTTCGTAAAACTAAATTTCTTATATAAATCTAGGTAGTCAAGAACACTGATACCCAACGGTGTGATAATTTCACGCTCATCACCAAAGGTGTCAGCAATAATTTTGCTATTGACTTTACGAAGAGGGCTTAAACGTTTAGCAGTCTTTTCACCAAACACGTTCTTCAGACGATTATAAACGTACGGGTTATCGAAACTTTCCACGTTCCAGCCTGTCAGAATAACAGGCGTCTGCTGTTCCCACAAATTAAGGTATTCGAGAAGAAGTTCTTGTTCGTTATCAAATGGCAGATAAACAACCCGGTCTAGAATATCCTGCGGGATTTCATCACCACCTTCTGCTTCAGGCTTACCAGCTAGTACCGGGTCCCACTTAGATACTTTACCATAAGGAGAATTCAAAAGGTCAAACACATAGAACTTATCAGCAATACTATCGTAATGAGTTAATGCATCGATAGGATACTTGGCTTCATTAGGCTTTGGAAATTCTGGTGCTGTTACTTCGATGTCATAGTTACACTGGCGAACTAACGCCGGGTTAAAATGAATTTCACCTGGATAACGGTCTGACAAATAAGCCAGCTTGAAGTCATCCATGCCCATTGCATCCTGCCCGATGTCTTCCATTCTACGAATCCAGTTACGAGCTTCCTTCATATCTGGGAATCGTTTTTTCTTACAGTTCATTCCATAGATATCTTTGTACTTTGATTCAGTATCAGAATGATAGAACAGGGTTGGTTTATAATCAATCTGACGAGTTTGTTCAACCCCGTTTGAATCGATGTATCTCTCGTGAATGGTGTTGCCTAACTGTTCGATAGTTAAAAAGAATTCTTTCATTTGGGTCCTTAGACGAGTAATTGTCTTTTATTTAGTGAATGAATTATACTCCAAAATGGGACCGAAGTCCCATTGCTTAATCTTTAACTACCGATAGTATACTTAGATTTCAAGGTCCATTCGGATTTCTGCTTAAATCCTATAACACGGAAGTTATTAGTCATTTCATGCATGAACGTACGCTGACCTGGGGCAATCTCAATCAGACCCCAGTCTTCAAGCAGCCAAGCAATTGAGTCACGTCGCTGTTCATCTTCTTCAGTCATAACCACAGGCCGGCCGTCCAGTTTTAGCATTTCTTTAAAATGAACAATATAGTACAGACCTTGCTTCTGAAGAATGTGACAGCTCTGATATAATACCTTATCACGATTATTAGCAATACCCATACGAGTAAGAGTTTCTTTGACCTTCAGAAAATCCTCAGGCTGTTTTAATGTAATTTCAATCATATCTACCATTCCAATGCTTGTTTTTTGAGTTGTTTTTGTTCTTTCACATTTTTAGTAATGCTCTTAACCATTTCATCTGTAACAAGAGCTTTAGCTTGTTTTAAGAAAGAAAGTAGATTACCTTTAGCGAACATTGTCTTATGATACATATCAGCATCATAGACATTAATTTTATAAAACGCCTGAATTACTTTAAGTATAAGCATTTTATTCGAATCTTCAGTTAGTTTAGCCCACTTACCGTATCGCTTACCTTTTGGAACGGCGTGTTTCATGTAGTTAAAGTGTGCTTGGTCTGAGAGACCTTGTCCTACTAAGTTCATTACATAAACCGCTGGCATGCATTCAGCATGTTGGCTTAAGGCATTTTCAATCATGAATTTGCTGTAGTCCATTTGCGACACATTAATTTGTTGCTTAGTGTCATTGATTGCGTTTATTAATCTAAAGAACTCACTTTCAGGAGATTCTTTAAATTGATCTGCGCACTTTTGAACTGCTGACCAATCCTTAGTCAGCCATGCGATTTGGTGCTCATTGTATTCTGGTTCATCGTCAAAAAAGAATAAACTCATTTCCACTGCATCTCGATAGCTAGTTGAATGAACATATACACGATGTGGAGTTCAGTTGAAGCAGCCACACCTTTATATTGGTTGTTTTCACCAATAATTTCATACATACGTACGATACTTGGCCCTGTGACCATAGTATACAGTTCAGACGATAGCTTATCTACGAACCATGCATAATCGGCTGCATATTTCGGGGCCAAAGCACGAAGAGATTTGATATCTTTATTTCGAAGGGCTTCAATAACTGCTTCGATTGAATCAGAGGCCTTAGTGACGACGTTCAAGATGCCTGCATCAATAATTCCTTTAGAACTATAATGGTCTAGCATATTAATTGTCTTACGAAGTTCAGGAAAGTTCTTGGATACTAATGCGGCCAGAACTTTACGGTCTTCAACAACAATACCTTCGTTTTCACAAATGGCAATACAACGTTTCAACATTTCGCGTTGCATCGATTTGGCGTCTTCTTCAGAAGGAGAACCAAATGTGATTACACGGCAACGAGACTGAAGTGGCTTGATAATACCGTCAAGGTCGTTAGCAGTAATAATGATTGAACAGTTACTTGAATATTGTTCCATGAAAGAACGTAAGTGACGCTGGGCTTCAGCCAAGCCGCTACGATCGAATTCATCGATAACGATGATTTTCTGACGACCTTCCATAGAGATAGAACTTGCAAATCGGGTTAATTCATTACGAACAAAATCGATTTTACAATCAGAACCGTTGACAAACAACATCTCAGCATTAACATCATGGCATAATGCTTTAGCTACAGTAGTTTTGCCTGTTCCTGGTGAATTACTTTGGAGGATTAAGTGAGGAATCTGCCCTTTCTTAACAAGAGCCTGAAATATTTCTTTATCGCGAGCAGGAAGAATACACTCTTCAATTGTGCTTGGGCGATAACGTTGTTCAAACATGAACTCATTTTTATTTACTGTCAGCATTAATATTTTCCTCAGTTCAGAGGGAGCCGTAGCTCCCGTTTAAATTTTATTGAAAGTCGAAAGTCGAATCGATTTCCATTGCTGTAATGTAAGTGTAGTTATCACTTTCAAATTTAGCAGCAGTTTGTTTCTTACCGTCAGCCAGGTTTTTACCCCATAGCATCAGTTTGTAATCAGCCTGAACCATCTTCAAGTTATCACGGTTAATAACAAAGTTGAAGTTTTCAGTGCCATCATACCCACCAAGAGTTAATGCATACTTAGGTTTAATAAGTTCTGGGTCTTCAGTTTTATTATAAGCCTGCATAACGATTTCACCAGACTTATTAGAAATGGTAATCGTATCAAGGTTCAGACCACTTGCAACACGTTTCAGCTGTTGAAGATCTTCAGCTTTCAGTTCAGTGATAACGTTTGCTACCGGGAAGCTTGCTTTGGCTTTCGGTACGACGATGGTAGATTTATCAGCGCCGGCCCAGTACACCGCAGAACGATTGCTCTTGATTGCAATTTGGCCGTCGTCTTGAAGGGTTACTTCAGCATCATCACCGACCAGAGACAGAACACTTAGAAAGCCAGACAGATCATAGATTGCCAGCTCGTTATCGATTTCATCTTGAATTGTTGCATCGGCATAAGTCGTTCCAATAATGGAACGGGTCATTACAAAATTACCTGGAGTCAGAACGATGCCAGAATTGATAGTAGCAAAGTTTTTCAGAACTGCGATGGTTTCTTTAGAAAATTTCATTTTATACCTTTCAAATCATTATTTAGAGAATTCAGCGATAACTTCTTCAGCGACGAACTGGCCGGCAATAACCAACTGTTCATCTGCATCTACGCAGTAGTCGTCTTCAAGACGTTCACCGCCATTACGATCTACAACGATCTTAGCACCGGCTTTAATAGAATCGGCATAATGAGCTCGCATCAATTCTAACCATTTGTCGTTTACAGCAGAATCAAGAGCTTCATAATATGCCCAGCGAGCTTCAGGGGTTTTGATTTTAGCTTTAATAGCGGCTTTTGCGCCTTCATCAAGGGCTAGTACCCAAGACTTACGAATTTTGTTTTGATTGTTAGGGTTCGAATCAGAACGCACGTTTTTAACTTGGATATCTTTAGCGGTCAGAATGTTCATAGTATAACTTATACCTTATCAATTAATCAATGTAGTCTTCAAGGAACCATGCAGAATGTCTGTTCGACATTATAAGATTGTAATCTGATTCTTTAAAAGCATTTTTAATCATTCGTTCAGTAACGATGTGTTCATCACCACTGAACGCGTTTGTAAGCCTGAAGCGTTTCACTTCAGGCCAGGCCATCAACCACTGGCCTGTAATTGCATCTTCATTCATTCCATCACCGTAAACCGACCAACTTTCTTCATCTGTAGATGCTGGCCGTAAGCTTGTGGGTCATGGTCTCGGTGACTGATAATAAACACGTTAACATCAGCCATAGTATTCAGTATAGAACCTATAGATTTTATACCTTCAGCATCCGCGGCAGAGTCAAAAATCTCATCGAGGAAAAGACAGTTTATTTTAACACCGGATACCTTTTCGGCAATATCACGCCAGGTAAACAACAAGGCTATATCAATACGTGCTTTTTCACCTTGACTAAATGACGCATAACTAAATTCTTCTCGACCTCTAGACTTAATAGTCTCAGAGAACTCTTCATTCAGTGTGAATGAGTAATCAGCTTCCATTACTTTCAAATACTGATTAATATGTTTATTAAACAGCGGAATATATTTCTTGATAATAGCGCCTTTAATACCAGTATCTTTCAGCATATCTGTGAGAATGCCACGGTGGTATTTTTCCATCACTAGCTTAGTTTTCTCGGCCACCAATTTATCTAGTTCTACTTGAAGCGGAGCAATCTCTGAAGCATGGTCGATGAATTCTGAAGCCGCTTGGTCTAGAGCAGCTTTAACCTTCTTAGCTTTCTCGACCGTAGATACTAACGCCTGTTTCTTAGAGCGAATATCTTGGGCGAGAGATTGCTGGGTCCTAACATTAGCTTCATATTCGGCGACTAGCGTCTCCAGTGACTGTCTGTGGGCTTCTAAACTAGCGGCTGATGATTCACATTCATGAACTTTATCCGCTATCTTAGCTACAACAGGATCGCCTGGATGCAAGATACTCATACAACTAGGGCATTCGCCGCCGGCGTGGTACATTTTAACAACTTTATTGAAAGAATTTATCTTATTATGTAAAGTTGTAGTTTTCTGCTGAATCTCTTGCAGTGCAACTCTAGGGTCTTCATCTAAAACGATATCAGCTAAACGTGTAGCAGATTTTTCGATATCAGATTTAATTTGACGAGCTTCAGAAGCAAGTTCGTCATACATTGATTGTAACCGAGCCACATTTTCGCCGGATAGTTTCTTTTGGCGTTCTACGTTATCGTTATAGATTTTAATCTGTTGAATGATACCTTCTTGGCGAGCGTCAATCACTTGGACTTGAGAGTTAATCTCACGAATTGAACTCTTATTCAACTTATCCATATCAGCCAACAGAGATACTTCAAGAAGATCTTCGACAAGTTTTCTTCGGGCCGGAGTTGATAGGCCCATAAATGGAGTATAGCCGGCAGTTCCAAGTACGACAATTTGCTTAAAGGATGAATACGTCATTCCGATAAGCTCTTCGAAATATGCCTGGAAATCTTTTGAACTTGCGCTTTCGTCAAGTTTTTCGCCGTCTCGTGTTATTTCAAAGATATTTGGTTTCTGGCCGCGCTTGATATAAAATGTGTGCCCGTCGTACTCCATCCAGAGTTCAACAACCAGATTCTTCTTATTGAAGGAGTTAATCAATTGGCCTTTCTTGATATCACGGAACGGCTTGCCAAATAAAGCAAATGTGATAGCTTCGAGCATAGTACTCTTACCACCACCATTTTTACCTGTAATTAGAGTCTTATGGCATTTGTCAAGTTGAATATCGATAGGCGCTTGGCCTACCGACATAATATTTTGGTATTTGACCCTATTTAACTTAAAAACTTTCATGCACTGGCCTCGATATAAAGTTGAGTAGCTAATGCTTTAAGAGCCTCAATGTCATCTTGAGACGTAGCATCAGGAAGAGCTTCAATATATTCCATCATCATATCAAGCAGACCCACTACTTCTTCTTCGTCGGCTTCTTCAGTGTCAACAGAGTTATCTACTTTAGAAACTGTGCGAAGTTCATGAACTACTTTTTCAAGCTCACTTTCAAAGGCCGGCAGTTTATCATCTACTTTAGTAATAACTACACGAACTGATAGATTTTTAAATTCATTTGCATCAAATGGACCTGTTACAGGGTAGAAGATTTTCCTGTGCCAGGTGGTTTCATTAGGGATGAAATCAAATGTTTGTAGTCGAGTGTCTTGAACCCAGAATCCGCGTGGATCGTTCTCGTCACCCGCTGTAAGCGTCCAAGGCGTTCCGATGTACTTAACGTTTGCTGCGCTTGATATGGTGTGGAAGTGCCCAGACCATACCTGTTTGTACTTTTTGAGGAAATCTGGTTCGAGCCCATGAGATTTCATACCTTTATAAAAATAGAAGCCATTGAGTTCCCAATGGCCGATACAATATTCAGCACTAGACTGCTTGATATGGTCCATGATTTCTGTCGTGTTTTCATCACACATCCAAGGAATCAGGTCAATCAATGTACCGTCGAAATCCATAGTAGTGGGCTTTTCGATCACCGTGATATGCTTATACTTGCCAAGAACTTCAGTTGCTGCGTTAGGAGTCAACGTGTTCTTGTAGTGCATATCATGGTTGCCAACGATAGTAATCAGATTAATGCCGGCTTCTTCAAGTTCATTAGCAATCTTACGTGCAAACTCCATACACTTGTGAGTAATAGCCTTACGAACATCAAAGATATCGCCATACTGAATTATTGTATCAATCCCGTTCTCTTTGGCGTATTTGATGTGGTCTCTGATACCCTTTAGTTGGATTTCTTGAACCCACGGGTCATCAGCTTTAACACCTAAGTGCCAGTCACCCGAGTGGATAATTTTCATAGTCACCTCTTCAAATAAAGATATTTTATCATCCGCTCTTATAGCAGAAAAGGGCCGAAGCCCTTTAAATTTTGCGATACGTGATAGTGCCTTCAGCTTTAGCTTTATCGTAAGCGAAATTGAACCGGCTAATCATTTCATTCTTATCGCTACGGATCTTTGCATAATCAATAGCCTTTTCCAAGGCTTCAGGAGAATACATAGTTCCATTACGAGTTACTACATCTGCTTTAGCTATTACTGCTTCCATCAGCCTTCACCAAAGCCGACCTTGTTTTCTACAACACCAAGATCGTCTACATCATGGATAAAGTATTCAGAAGAATCAGGTTCTCTTACCATTTATACCACCTTTTAATTTGTGCAGTGTCAGCCCATACAAGCTTTTTCGGGTCAGCTTTAATAATCACCCCTTTTGAGCCTAGAACGCGGTAGTGCGTTTCTGATATTTTAACAGCCATAGTACCATTAGCTATAGACAGGGTGAATCCTGCATTAACCTGCAAACGTTTAAATTTTACCTGCTTGATCATTGATAATGTCCCAAATGATTTTGCGAGAGGTCTGCCAACCGGTCAGAATAATCTCATCAGTGTATGGTTGGCGTAAGATGTCACGAGATTTCTCGATAGCATACTTATACGCCGGGAAGTTATTGTCAAGAACAGCTGCTTGAGCATGCTTATATAGCCGCTCAAGTTCGCGTCGGTTCTTACGATAAATTTTTTTAGCTTTAACTTGCGCCTGACGTTCTGCAATAGCTTGCTGGGCCAGAATCGCTTCTTCAATTTCGTCCTTCTCGACACCACGTTTTTCTAGTGCTTCAGTGATGCTATCAATTTCAATCTCGGTCATTTTATACCTTAGGAATGTAATCAATTACTACGCTAAATCCGTCATCAGAAACATTATACTGATGATTAATTAAAGCAGTTTCGGATGTGATATCCGTATCGTGTGGGTTCTTAGGGTCAATGTGAATATCAAGATCAAGCATTTCCCTTAGATACATTTTAAGCAAATAAGGTATAGCATCTTGGTCTTGCACTTCTTCTAAAAATCCTTCGAGGTTAATTTTGAGCCTCATATAAAAATTCCAATTCATTACCTTCAACTACCGGTTCACTCTTTTTATCAGACCCTGGTGCCTTGTATGTTGAGGTTTCGTATTGCGTCATTTTATCGTAGATGTCCTGAATAAAGGTTTCATCTGCTAACGCAACCATATCATCGTCACGACTATCATAAACGTTGTGAACGAAGTAGCTATATTTCTTTGCCATTTCTTTGCGTTCTTTCTTGATACGCTGAACGAAGGCATTAAAACAAGCCATTGTGATATATGCATGAGGGTTGGTGTATTTGGTTTCGTCGAAGTTATGAAGACCTTTAATTGCGGCTTCAATACCGTCTGCAATCATTTCTTGCTTCCAAGACTGGGTATATCCTGAGAAGTTGAATCGTTTGCTCAGACCTTCGGCTATTAACATGATGGCAAGACCAATCGTGTCATTTTGTCGTACTTTAACCCCTTCGGGAGCATTTCTAACCTGTTCCTTCCAAGCACAAATAGCTTTGTACAACTCCTTATTATTTACGTAATCACTCATAGTTGGCCTCATCAAATAATATATATTCATTATAACATAGGGTGCGAAGAGGCCGCTTAAAGCATATTACAATTTACGAAGAATACAGTACATTTCAAACAAACGTTCACAGATACTAAGGAACTGTTCATAGCTTAAAGAAACGGATAGTCCGTTTTCTTGTTGGTATTGTACCAAGCCTTTATATAAGCGTTGGTAATGGCTATGGTTCAATTCAGACACGTGAAAATTATATGAATCGTCCGAGGCATCACCGAATGGAAGATAGTACACACCCATGTAACTATCTACAATAAAGTGTTCATCGTTAGCAACCAAAGTTAAACTGTTCATCTTAGATTCCTTGCGCATTCATGGGCTTGTTCAAATACACCGAAAGCATCAACAGAAATAAATGTATCTGAAGAAGTGTATTCGTATACCCACCAGATACCAAAGTCTTCTTCAATGAGCCAGTCGATGCCATTAGATGAACCTTCAATCAAAATGCGTCCATCTTCGGTATGACTTATCAGATAACCGAGGTATCCGAGTTCAGCTAGTTGTTCTTCAGTCATTAAGATAATCCTCAAGCTCTTTAAGTGTAAGACCTTCGGCCCAGCTTTTACTCAGACCCGCATAATCAGGATGGTCTGCACTAAACAAATAGAATCGGCACTCGACTGGAAGGCCATGTTCTTTGTATGTTAAACCTGATGTGCGCAGGTTAAGGTAACGTTGAACCAATATAATAGAAGCATAGCTATCAACTAAATACGGTTCACCATTTCTCAGTTCTAAGATACGGACCCGTATACGAGAAGGACAGCCTCGTTGGTTAAGAACAATCATTTTGCCGCTTTAATAATTTTCAGATCCTGGAATCCTTTCTTACGTTGATTCTTCATTTTGCGAATGCACTTATCAGAAATTTCGCCGGCTTTCTTGACAACCGGTTGAACACCAAAAGCATCAATATCGAATTCGCTAATGATATAACAGACCAGCAGTTCGCGAATACGGGCTTTACCGATTTTCTGCTCATTTTCGACCATAGTTCCATGAAGGTCTTTTTCCCACTGATCTAAAATTTCAGGAGTAACAATGCCACCCTTCTTACGGATTTCTTCGACTTTATCAAAAGCAAAAGAGTGCAGAACGTTTTTGATAGCCTGAGACATAGTATTTTCCTCTGTGGTTTAAATTTTATTATCCAATGAGGACATTATACTCGGTCCTCACGAGTTAGTAAACTATGAGTGTTGCCAACCCTCATTGGCCTTACGCGCATAGTATTTGTCAGTTTTGAGTTCTGTTTCAGAATCGTAATTCAGTTTCAGGCGACGCTTGTCGGCCCGTGCATAACGATTCTGGTCTTCTTTAACCGCAGAGTCCAGCCCTTTCCAGCGCTTAGGCTTATCAGAGTGGAAGATATTATCTGCCACGGTTTCATCAGAGATGCCTGCTGGAGCCTGACGGCGACCTGACCAATATTCGCCATTGGATTTTATATCTTTACGACGGTACGTTTTACCCATTAAAATATTTCCAAATGTTGATTAATTACACAAGCCAAATGAGAAGCTTCATCTTCAGTTATTTTAACGCCAATTTCTTTAAGCTTAGTTTGAAGATGAACATACTGGCCTTTCTTAATAAAACATACTTTAGTCCCTAAAGAGAACTCAATTTGAATTCGCCCTAGTTCAGCTGTAGGCCACATAGTGATGAATAAGACTTTACATTCATCTACAGTACATCGAATAATTACTTTAGCATCTTCAATTTTAATCATTAGATTAGCCTTAATACTAAGCGTCCTATTTCGTTACGTTCAAAGTCGCAGATATCAGGAATTAAAGCCACTACTGCATTGACCACTTTACCGATATTAGATTTAGCAGCTATAGTATCACACTCAGTAGCTGGCCCGCGCCCACGGAAGAAGATTGTAGAACCACGGACTTCAATCATGAGGTCTTGAGTGAATCCATTTGAAACTTCGACTTGCACGTGAGCAATGATATGGCGTTAGATTTCAACAGTTCTCATTTTGTATCTCCACTGATAGTGTAGGAGTATAGTACCATAGTGAAAGGGTGTTGTAAACACCCTAATCTTCAATTATGTCTCTGTCATAGCCTTTAGCTATCATGAACTGTTGGAAATCTTTAAGAGATGGGATCCATTGGTTATCTACAAAGATAACAGGATACTTGATAGAGAGTGAAGGGAACTGGCCTAGACGTTTAGCCAGAGATTCGATGAGTGGTCTATCATAAACAGGCCCGGAGTCACCAGGACTTATTACGTCGATAAAAGTGTATTCAACGTTCAAAGAGGCCAAAAGGCCTCTTATCCAGTGACATCCAGGACATCTCCAGACTTGTTCTGGGATGCCATAGATTTCTATTTTCATTTGAAAAGTTTTTCAAGCTTCTTAGTAAGCTCTTCCATACGACGAGTCATTTCTTCTTTAGAAACGCTTGGCTGCTTAGTACCACGAATAGCTTCAGCAACCATAATCAGAGCAATGGCCGGGACAGCAACCAAAGCAGAGAAGAACAGAACGATATAAACGATGATGTTTGCTACGATATCACGGAACTTAGTCATTTTAATCCTTAGTAAGAGAAAAAGAACAAGAAGGAAAACATCGCCGGGAATTCAGAGCCGAAGCGCAGAACAGTTTCGTTGCCACAGTCGATAATGTCGTTCACAAAATTCATAATCATTTTAACGATTTCCTCAGTTGTTTTTTGAATGAAGCCTGAAGCTTCGTTTTAGTGTCGGATTCATTATATACAAATCCGGCTTTAAGCATTTCTTGAATCATCTCTTCTTTATTGAGACGGCCAAATTCTTTTGACTTGTCAGTCACGTACTCTGGATGGATGTTAGCTCCAGAATAATCTTTTTCGAGGTACGCCACCAATTCTTTCAACCAAACGAGGTAGTCAATATCTTGACCTTTCAGACCTGAACGGTTGAACTGGTGTTTAATGCGTCCCTCAACGACGTTGCATAGATTACAGAGCAATGCACGCACCTTGCCAGCTTGAGGACCTGATAAAGAGTGATCATGGTCTAAGTGATTGGCTTGTACGTCAGTATCTAGAGGGCGTTTACATAAAGGGCATACACCGCCTTGCAAGTCAAATAGTCTTCGTTTTTCTTCTTTGTAGAGCTTACCAGCCAATAACATAGATTCACCTCATAAGTAGATGAATCTATTTATTATTAAAATGGTCTGTCAGAAAATCTCAGCTGGGATTCAAGCCACTGAATGTGTTCAATAGTAGCTTTAATCACGTTCGCGTCGTAATAATTATACTCGGCATCAAATTCCCTTTCAATACGTTTTAAGCGGTCAGGCAGATATTGCCCATCAAAATAACCTGTGCTAGCTATAGAACCAAAAGATTCAGGCGGGATTTCTTTAATTTCGTCCATAGAGGCCGGGGCCCAAAGACACCAGAAAGATGAATCTACAGAATCGATATCAATAACGGTTCCGTCTTCTAAAATAATACTTTTAATACCAGGCTTTTGGTCTGGTTCTTCAGCACCAGTACGCAGAACCTTGAATTTGACGCCTACTTTCAGTTGTGGAAACAACACTGAAGTGCCGTAACCGTCTTCATTATCTTCTTTAACGATTTCAAAACATTTGCCAATCATAGTAATCCTCTAAATCAAGTAGATCATTTACCGTAGGTTCATCATAACCTGATTCAGACTCGGTGTAAACCGGTTCTTCAGGCTCGAGTGTTTCCCACCGAGCACTATACCATGGCTTACTCATCGCGCCAGTAGCTAGAAACTTCGAAGTCGGGACCGCCGTATTCCCACGACCAAGGGCCAACAGGGTCGTAGTCTACTTCACCGGTTTCTTTATTATAGATTTCTTTATAGTCGGCCGGTTCAAGACCCACGTATTGCCACTGAACAGTATAAGCTACGCCTTTAATAACAACTTCGTTTTCACCGTACGCGTTTTGGACGGCCCAGTCAATACCAAGTTCATTAGCGCGTTTGACCATGAATTCATAAAGCATCCATTCAAGGTCTTCTTCACCTTTGGCTTCATTTAAAACAATTATTTCATCTTTCATAGCGATTCCATAAATTCACAAAGTTCTTCACGAACTACAGTATCAGACCAACCCCATTGCTTGGCTTCATCTTTAATAGACTGCGGGCAATGGAAGAACACTGTACCGACCTTATGGTCGGTTTCCAGTTCACAGTTAAGAAAATCTACTGTATCTTTAAATTCGGCAAATTCTTGATCATTCATTTGAAGTTCCAGAAAGCGGCGACGATTAAAGCAATTGGCCAGAACAAGAAGCCTGCAGTGAAAACTGTACCTGGCGCAGAGCCGTCATCTAAAGCAACTAAAGTTTTGCCGTAGCCAATACCGATAACAAAATAAGCAATAAGAATTAAGAATACGGTAGTCATTTATAAGTTGCTCGTAGTTCGTCAAAACCGCCGATGTGTGTGCCATCAGGTGCAAAAATCTGAGGCATCGTCAGTCCTACTTTGCTCTCACGATTAAGACGTTTAAGCAGGTCATCAATAACAGCATCGTCAAAAACACCCTTTTCAGGCATCACGTTAATAAATTCAAACTGTTCTTTTTTGACAGTAAGGAAGCGTTTTGCATTATCGCAATACGGGCAACGGTGAATGGTTGAATCATAACCGAATATTGTGTACACTTTTTTGTTCCTTAACTTGAATCATGAATTCTTTATAAGCATCTTTATACGCAGGACTAGCGATAGCGTCCCAATACGATTGGATCGGGGCCGTTTTAATTTTCAGACTGCGACGGATTTCATCATGGATATCTGAATGAACTTTATTATAACTCTTAGTCAATGCAGATTTTAATACGCTGAAATCAGGGATCTGATCATGCTCTTCAGAATAAGCGATTAATAACCGAACAATAGCTCGTTCGGCTTCTTCCAGATATTTTTTACGTTTAGCCATTATAACCCCGGGAAAGCTTTCTTGATTTTCTCTGCTACAGCCTGGTCGATGATTGAAGCAAAGTTCTGATTAACACGATCAACAATGATTTTCTCGATACGACGAGTAGCAGATTCGATTTTGTATTCGATATCTTTCATTGCTTTATCTGTTGCTGTCTTAATCACATCACTGATAATTGCATCTACAGCATTACGTGCTTCTCGATCGGCTGCTTCACGAAGACGGCCTTTAAGAACGCTAGAGGTTTCATAAGGAGCCCCATAACCACGTCGACTGAACCATGATTCTACTTCTTTCTGAACAGCTGTCGATACATCAGGAACAACTAAGCCGTAAGCATTGATTTCATCTTGAATCAGTTTACGAACTTTATTACCAGTGTCCTTAACGATAAGATCTTTAGCAATGTTAGAAATAACAGATTGCTGTAACTGAGAATAAGCTTCAGTGCCTTCTGGGAACAGCTGTCTTACTGCGTAGGTATCTAATTTAATACTAATCATTTTAATGTTCTCTCAAATTTATGTTTGCAGGCTCGACATTTCATTTTCAGAATATCAGAGCTCCAGTCAACTAATTGTACTTGCATACTACTACATTTTTCACAAGGTACAACCTGTTTTGCTGCAGCTTCGCGTCTATCGACCATTTCTAAGGCTGCTTTCCAGTCGATTTCAAAATCCTCGTCATCCGTGACGAGGTCAGCTTTTAGTTGATTTCTCATTTCAGTGCCTGAATTGCGCGCAACAACTTGCCACGCTGGGTTGTAATGTTGGTAAGATGCTTACGAGCATCTTCCACCTTCTGTTCTGCTTCTTTAACCATATCATCGAGCTTGGATACTACTTCAAGCATCTGGGAAGCAAAATGGCGTTCAGCTGGGACTAACTCAGGCTGAGCAACTGTAGCGATAAAGGATCTATCTACAGTATATTTTGACGAGGAGACTTTACCGTTTAGAATTTCTTCATCAAACTCTTTAACAGGCTTAGTATCTTTCAGGAATACTAAGAAAGTGCCACTATGTCCGTTAGCTGGTTTCCATTCATAAGAAGAAACGCTAGGAATAATGCACAGAGCCTGTGCAACCTGCTCTTTAACAACAGACAGAGTACGAAAATCTTTATGTGCTTTGTCTTTGTTGATACGAATATCAATACAGACTGAGTTAGTCAGGCCAAGCATAGAAGGGCGCTTAGCAATCACTTGAACAGTTTTCTGATGATCGAACAGTTGATGGCGATTTGTATCACGCATTGTTTTAGAAGCAAGCTTCAGAATCAGATCACGGTCGTAGTTGAATTGGCTGATGAAATAATCAACCTGGTTAGTGATAACTGCTTCACCACCACGATATTCTGCTGCTCGCAGATCATAGCGCTGGCGAGCGCTTGAAACAGTGCCAAAATTACCGAGGCGTTTACGAGCCATGATGTTAGATAGGATACGAGAATGCTTAAAGAATTCTTTGAAATCGTAATGGTGACTAAAGCCTGTACGCCACTTACGACTCTGAGATGAGTTAAACAGGTGAGTAAAATCGCCGAACTCATTCTTCAGACGATTAGACAGGACCTCAATACGTTTTGCTTTAGGGAACCCTACCGTTTCAGCCTGGGTATTGATAAAGATTTCGTGTGCTTTTTCAATAACTTCATTACGGGTCATATTATTTTCCTCAGAATATTTTACGAATTAAAGCTAACAGTGGCAGTCCTGCAATAGCTACTACCCAGAACAAAGCAAAGATAGGCCAGAATGTTACAATCCATGCTATCTCAGTGTCTTCAGTGACGTCATCATAGATACCTGTCCAGCCTGACGTAACAATGAACAGCTTCGTCATCAGGATTCCTATCATAACATAACCGAATACACAAAGTAAACCAATTAAAATTTCCATTCTTTTTTCACCGAGTATAGAGTGTAATGGAAACATCCATGAAACCATTATACCAACCTTTATTTTAAAGCAAAAAGTCCGTTATCGATATTACGAAGCTGGGCCTGTTTGTAACTGTACACGGCCTCTTTAAGCTGTGTATTTGATACTTTCAGGCGATCGTTGTACCACTTGTTCAGATCTTGGTGCTTCTTGAATACTGACTGAAGCTTGTTATTGGCTTCGATAAGGGCCGCTTGTAAATCATCAAAGTATTTTTCAATTACTTCTCGTTTAACAGAGCCGTCATAGTTAGTAGAACATAAAACACTGGTATGGCGCCAGAGCTCCCTGAGGTCACCCAGGACGTTTTTGTCTTTACCCCAATTAAACTTATACAGTTCTTCACAGATGGCCTCTGCCTGCTTCTCTTGCTTTCCTTTAGGCATTCCTGCGTAGATGTATGCAGGTGGGTACAAAGCAGTGGTTTCGATCCAGTTAGATAAAACAATCATTTGCGCTTCTCCATGAAACGATAGACGCCGCCGAACGGGAATGTTACGATTTTAATGAGTGATTCAAAAATACCCAAAATAACAGGAGCAGGCCAAAGGGCTATCACTATCTTGAAATCATGCTCTGTATCAGTCATTATGTGACCACGTAACTTCATGCAGCAGGCAACAATATTACCGATAACAAGGTAGCCAATGAAGGCTACCAGAACCCATACTACTATTTCCATCAGATTTTAACCTTAGTTGGTCGTTTGAAGAATGCGTGAGTTTTATCATCACGGGCTTGTTCGAATGTAGCACTGAATTCGATTTCACCACGATGGTCCAGTGGTACACATTTTGGTAGTGTTCCGTAGACAGTAGATTTGTTTTCTAACACTACAGTCATCTTAGAAACAATACCGTAGTAATCTTCGAAGGTCTTAACAGATACAACACGTCCTTTTACTACCTGTTTGCCCACAGGAGCTTCGCCTTTGTCCTGTTTCATACTCTCGAATAGGTTATTAAACCATTCATTAGAGTATGCCTGGATCGCTTTCAGGATGTCCTGGTGGGCTCGTACTTTAACCATTAGAACTTCAGTATTCGTCTGTTCCATGGTCCAACGCTTATAAGGAGTCTGGAACTGAATACCGTAGATCCCGAAGATCTCGTCGTACATTTCTTGTGTTAAACGAAGCTTCCACCATCCGTGGTCACCTGTATACTCAGGTTTATCCATGTTATCAAATTCAGTCACATACGGGAGATAACTCCCAGCATGATAAGCTTCTACTTCACCTAGTTCGTTTTCCCACAAGTATCCATCGAACGGTGCATGTGGGCGGTCATCAACTCCCCAAGTAGGTGCAACGACTTTATCGAATCCGTCACGTCCGAAGCGGGACTTGCACCATCCAGCATTCAACTCCTCGGCGCGTTTTTCAACTTTCGCTCGGTGTGCTTGGCGGGCTTTACGATTTTCTTCAATAATGTTCATTACGATTTCGTTTAACATTTTTGCATCTCCGTGTTGGTGTAAGATGATAGTATCACCACCCTACACCGTTGTAAACTACTTTGTTAGACACCGTAAGAAAATTAGCGGTCTCCAGTGAACCAAACGGATTTGTGCGCGTTAAGCTGTTTTTCGTTCATCTTGGCTTTAATCTCTGCATCCAGCTGAGATAAAGCTTCTTTAAAGTCCTTAGCGGCCTGAAGTTGGTCGTGGTCCATAACAATCAGATGAATTGCTTTAGATTTCAAGATGCTTCGCTTTTTGAAGCCCACTGCACCGCTAGGGAACATCCCTACATAACGGTAAGCCAGGTTTACAGCCTGTGCGTACTTTATCGCGGCCTTAATCATACCAGATGCAAAAGCATCGCGGATTTTAAGATATTTTCTTGCGTAACTCATTCGTAGAACTCCAATACTAAGTACTATGATTTCCTTTCCATGATGTAGCAATAAGGGTCGTCGATGTCCATACGGAGCCAGAATACACCGAGCTGAATATTTCCAGGATCCGAGGTCTTAGAGCCGGTGCAGCGACCACGATCTCGACGAGAGTAGCGATGATGGCCATTTTCGTCCATCACGGTTTCATAGCCAGTACGCTTTTCTTTAACGTCAAGGTCTTTGAACTCAACGATTTTAACTTTCTTACCTTCGAGAGTTTCATAGGTATGGCCTACTTCGAAGTAAGAATGCTGGCCGCCAGAGACCATAACGATGACATCTTCAACGTTCTGTTCTGGGAAAGATACCCCATTTGTCTGGCCATGCTGGAATACAGCTTGGTATTCGTTTTCGGCGCTGATAGAAACTTTACGGAACTTACCGTCCCATACACCATCAACGAAACGTTTGAATTTTATTTCATATACGTATAATTTCATAGATTACTCACATAACGGTAAAGTCTGATTCCTGGAGTGTGTAGCAACGCCCTGTGGCTTTTTCAAGAAAAGTGTAATACATTACACCTTCTACCTCACGTTGATCCTGGAGCTCACCTATAATCTTATTAGGGCCAAAGCACCACATAATAGCTTTCGTATTCACCTCTTTGTTTGTGTAGATCTCTATAGTATCATGACCTACGAGGATGTAAACACCTAAACGAAAAAAGGCTCCCGAAGGAGCCTTACTTTTTATTTGAAAGGTCGAGGACCTTTCGGTAGATGCTTTTTGATTTGTCGTTCAGCCAAATTAATCGGAATAGAAATTAGCCAACCGATAGCGTGGTAGAAGCCAGACCAGATAACAATAGGAAGCCAGAACAGAACGTACGTCCACCACCCTAAAGAAGATTCGATGTAGTCATTAGCAACCATCTTATTAGCGATGATGGACCCAATTACAAGGTATACAACAGCAATCACAATAGGCATAGCAATCCAAAATAAACTCATAATATTTCCTCTTGTGTGGTAGAAGTCTATACTACCACACGTTAAAACACTGTAAACTACCGATAATAAGCCCGGTGGTTTTCAAGATAAACTTTCTCTACGAAGTCGTTCCAGAAAGTCATGTCCACTTTATCACGCATTCCGTTCTTATGAGCAAGTGCTGCTAAGCGTTCAACTTGGTCAACAGTGTCTTCCAGTAGTTCTTGAACGTATTTGAACGGCAACTTACCAGCTTTGATTTCTTTAATCAAATCTGCTGATGATAATGGGAACACCAAATCGCCGGTGTGGTAAATTTCACGTAGCTGAACACCCGCACGATATGCGTGGCTCAAAGCTTTCCAGTCAACACCCTCGTTAGCTTCTGCCTTACGGGCCCGTTCACCGTATTCGGCTTCAAGCTTAGTCAGACTATACTTGATTTCAGCAATAGTGATTGTATCTTGAAACTTACGACCCAGAACGTTATAGAACCGTTGAACACCCATTTTAGAGTCAACATCATCTTTCCAGAACAAGAACTCTGACGTAGGCAGAAGGTGTTTAATTTCGCCTAATTTCCAGCGTTGGTTGTGAGCCTTATCTTTAGGCCGATCAGCATATTTCCATTCTGGATATTGGTTCAGAACTTCTAATACGCGTTTCAGTTCAGCTAAACGAGAACCCTTTACACCATACTTAGCGGCTTGCTTACGGACGTACCCTAAATATGACTTCATGTCTGTAGTATAGAACCGAGAACGGTTCTCTTGGATGAATTTCCAGACATCAGGCAAATCAGATTTAACAACCAGGTCTGGCGGAGTGTGCAGCATATCAAGTGCTACAGTTTCTCCGGACTGGGCCAGTTCAAAGAAGTATTTCAGGCTATAAAGCTCATGATCGACATCATCACGAGTGTTCTTAGTAGCCGTATTGTTAGTGTTCATGTTAAAGTGATTCGGCGCTCGCCCCATTAGAATATCACGAGGGTGCGGAACGAAGATTTCTTTGAAATCGACATCACTTTCCGGAGTAGAGGTCCCATAAAGATGAGACCCGAAGTAAGCTTTTACGACTGTTTTCAATCTGGTGTACCCCAACGAAGACCACGGAATTTTTCAATCATACACTTGTCACTAAAGTTAATCTGCAGACCACCGCCAGTAGGAGTGCTTGCAAACATCGTTTGGCCATTAGAACTAATAGCCAAGATTTCAAACGTTTCACCGGATTTAACGAACGAATCGCCCACTTCAACTGGGACCCACGTGTATTGTTCACCCGCACGATTGTAGCTAAGGTCTTTAGGACTGACTTCTTCACGGAAGTTACGAGCCGTCCGATGCATACATTTCACACGGTGACAAGATACTTTATATTCAGTAAAGATCGCAATTTCACAGTACCCAGTATTACTTCCTTTAACTAAATACCGAGCGCCGGATTCAGCCAGGAAAATATTATAAGTCCCGTGGCTGTTAAAAGAGATAAAGTCGACATTACATTCGATTTTATACCCATCTTCAGTAAGAATCTCAAGAGAATCTTGGCGAGCCAAAGTATCTTTCAGTTGGACTTTAGATTTAACCTGTTTAATAAACATATTAACCTCGTTTACCTTGGTGCCATTGGCCGTCGAAATAAATGTCTAAATCGAATGGCTTATCGTTTTCAACATACTGCTCGGAAGAGATAGTATTATAGATTACTTTAAGCACTTCGCCGGTATCTTTAAAGACAAATACAGCGGCAGGAAAATAGAACATAGCGGTTTTAACTACAGAGGCGTTAAAAACGGCCTCTCGGCCGTTTACTACATAAGTTTGATCGTTTTTCATTTGAACTCGATAAAATGACAAGTTTTGTCTTTGAATGATTTATATGCAGTCTTAATAAAACCCGGCTTAGGTTTAACATATGTACCGTTTGCACGGGCTTCATATTCTTCGGCTTCTTTACGAGATCTACGCTTTTCGTAAAGATACCAGATACAATAAACAGGACTACCGATAAGTCCAAGAATTAACACAATCGCCATCAGACCGGTTAATGTCGCCGGCAGAAGCATAAACCCGGCCGAGCTAATACCGAGTGCAGCGAAAATACTTACACCTGTAGAACCGAACCATAGAAGTAAGCACGCAGCTAAAGCAGCAAACACTAGAAGAATCCAGAGGACTTGTCTAACATAGCCGCAAAGGTCCCGCTTAGGAGAATCTAGCAGATAAGTGACCATTTTGCAGTGCCAAGAGTCGCGTTTGATAATCATTTTTATTTGTCCATAGTTGGAATAACGGAGTTCAGATAAGCAACAAGTGCCTGTGCTTCAGCTTTAGTAAAGGTGACCCAGTTAAGTTCATCTTCCTTTTCATCATACTGCTTCACATGAACAACGTCACACTGAATCTCTGAAAAATTAGAAGTAGGAAATACCGACAGCTCTGTGTCAGCTTCGCCTGGAAAATCAGATTCAATTTTAGCTGCTGAAGATGATGACGGGTACTGCCACTTTAATAAACCCATTTTGTTTTCCTCGTTTGTTTGTGTAAGAATACTATACCATATTATCTGTTTGTAAATTCTCTGCTGTACGCATCATTACTTCGGCCCATGCGGCGGCATTACTTTTGCGAACGATGCGAACACTAGCCGGTTGGCTATCAGTATCTTTAACAAATCGCTCTTGGTGGCATTTCAAGATAGCTTCAGGGTGATATACCATGTACATTAAACTTCCTGTAACACCACGGTATTGGCAGATTTCTACAGATTCACCGCCAGTGTAAGTGCGAGTTAAAATCAAATCACCGACTTCAAGTTTACCGATGCTCATCTCATGCTCCTGTGCCAGCAGTTGCGTGGCTCACGTTTAAAAATTTCATCGTTCATCTCTTGACAACGGATACAGTATATCACACCTTTAATCGCCTGGCGACGCGCTTCAGGAATAGGCTCTTCGCACTCAAAACACCGGTAAAGCGATTCGCGTTCAGTATTAAACTGAGAACGTGCATGAACTACTGCGGCCTGTACAACAGCGGCGATTTCGTCTTGCTCAGCGCCGTCTTTAGCAAACCCAACAGCCATTATAACCCCTTAAGTATTCGAAAAGTTCTTTGGATTTGGTTAAAGCCTTTCTACAATTTCGTTAACACGTTTCTGAAGTTTTTCCATACGGGCCTTATGCTCTAAAGCCGGAAACATAGGAGTAACTGCGGCGCCGAACAGAACGGAAGCTTCTTTAAGTTCGAAGATAGCTTTAATTAGTTCTGCTTTTACAGAGGAATTTACCATATTCATTAGAGTACCCACTCAGCGATTTCTTTAGCAATATTCATTTCACCGTACTTACGGAATGTATTAATGTGTAAGGATATACTAACACGTTCCTACACAGTTGTAAACCCCTAAAGGGACCAAAAAGGTCCCCTTAAGATTTAATCTAATGAAAGCAAATACTTAGTTTGATAGCAAAGAGCATTAATTTCATCAATGATGTTTTTAATAGCTCCAGGCATAGTTTCATAGATGCGCTCTGATTCACTTATGATGTGATCAAGCATCTTTATTGTATCGGGCGGGAGATCTTTTTGAGAAGGGATGGCAGGAGAGTATTTCTTTCCAGAAAACCCTAGCCAAGTTTCTCCAAAAGAATCGGTTAAAGCTGGAATCTTGCTAAAAAAGTTATCATATGCTTTATGACGCGAGTAACTTTTGGTTTCAAAATGCGCCGAATGAAAATACGACGCAGAAGCCATTAAAAGACCTAAATAATTATCCGCTTCATTAGGTTTACCAGCTGTTACAAACTCATTGAACTTCATGGTCTAATGGTATCCTCATTTGAGATGCATACTGTAGTCCGGCATTGATGCCAGTAACAGAGCATTCGCTTGTACAACTTACAGTTGACCACTTGTTTTTAATAAAGCTATAGAACTGCTCTGACTCTTGTTTACTTGGTTTTTGGAACTGGGCGTAAACCTTTAAAGCGCCTTCGACGTATTGATTAAATCCTTCTGTTTCTGTCGCTATGACAGGAAGACTAATGCAAACACCTAAGGCGAGACAAAGTGAGCGTTTAAAGGCCATAAGGCCTCCTATTTTTGACCGGTATTACGTTTATGCTGTAAAACAGCCTTAACTGCATCGAGGTATCTTTCGTGAGAACGCATACTCTTATAGTCCGCTTCAGAATCAGTTTCTTTATAAGAAACACGAAGTGCTGAAATAGCGTGTCCAACCTCAACTCGAATTTCATCTAATTGAGAAGTAGTCAAATTGCGGAGCTGCTTATGTGACAAATGCTTCATATACACCTCTTGAGTTAGTTTACAAACGTATTTATCAGCTAAAAATTACCTTGCATTTACATTTAGGACACTCTGGTTCTTTATTTTTAAGACGCTTAGTCGCGGTCTTAGGCGCCTTATTATAGTCATAGACGTGTAAACAACGATAGCATATCACCCATTTCATACTATTTTCCAGTCACTAATTCGAACCAATGTTTACGACAAAGAGAAACATATCGGTCTTCGCCGCCTAATTCAATCTTATCACCTTCTAGTACAGCATTACCTTCTTCATCAATACGAGCGACCATTGTTGCTTTACGACCGCAGTGACAAACGCCTTTAAGTTCTACCAACTTATCAGCAACTGCTAATAATGTTTCTGAACCTTCAAATAAGTTGCCCTGGAAATCTGTACGGAGCCCGTATGCCATCACAGGAACGTTGTATTGATCGACAATTTTACACAGCTCTATCACGTGGTGTCTAGTTAAGAACTGGGCTTCATCAACAAATACACAGTGGATATCACGCTGTGTCTGGGCCCATTTAAAGAATTCGAATATATCCATATCAGGAGTAATGATATTCGCTTCTTGTCTAAGCCCGAGTCTGGATACAACTTCAGTAGATGAATCACGACCATCAACAGAAGGCTTAAGAATCAATGTACCCATACCGCGTTCTTTGTAGTTATGAGCGGATATTAATAAGTGCGCTGATTTTCCAGCGTTCATTGTTGCAAAATGAAAAATTAAGCTTGGCATTATTTACCGTCCCAATCTACTACGATGATATTAGTATGATCAGTGAACATATTAATGATTGTTTCGATTTTAGCCCAATCACCACCAGCTATACCGGCTCCAATCCGAGGAATATAAACTGTTAGAGGAGTGATTTGATTTTCAGATATCATATCAAGACGTCTGAAGGCGTTCAACAAGGCCCCGTAATCTAGATTCCGACCAGGATTATATTGGGTATATAAATTGAAGCAATACGCCGTTCCTTCAGGCTGGCTATTTGCCGCTATAGTAATAAGGCCGAGTTTTTCTCGGTCGCCAAGCTCAGTTTCACGGATATCTGCTTCTAATACTTGTGGAAAGGCTTTAGCAAGCTGACCAGCTATACCAGCGCCCATTTGGTGATGGCAATTACAGCCATGCGCGATATGATGCCCGGTTTTAAACAGTTCTACGATATTGCCGGAGATGTATTGGGTTATCATTTAGAGTTTAAACCTCTATTGTATGAGTCGACTAAACGGTCGACCATGGATTCACATATTTCTTTATACTTAACATCAGAAGGAATACACTCTGTGGTAAGCAATCTATTTTCATATCGATCCGAAAGAGAACTTTCACGGAAACGAGATCTCGAATCCATTTGACCGTCTTTAAAGGCCATAATGACTTGATTAGAGAACTCTGTTATACATTGAACGTTTTTTGGCGAGCAGTAGTCTTTAGCTGTCCTATGTGCATATTCAAGGATTCTGGATTTATCGGTACTCTGTGCCGCATTAACTCCCAAACATAAAAATAACCCAAGAGCTAAAGATATTTTTTTCATATCTTATCCACTAATTAGAATCTCATGCGATTTAAGGTAATTCGCCTTTTCTATAACTTGGGAGGCGTACTTATTACCTGCCTTTACATTCCAACCCGCATTATAACTAGAGATAGCTTTACGCATGTCCCCGTTATGTATATTTAACCAATAGCTCAGCTCAATATACGCCCAGCGGGCCGAATGCTTACGATCTGATAGCATTCTTTTTATTTCTGTATCAGAAAGATTCCAGTTATTTTGTGCAGCTCTATTACGGACCGTAGGCAAGTAATTTTGAAATATCCCATAAGCATGGTGCTTCTTTTTGTTCTTGCCGGTATTAGCGCCTGCACTTGACTCTTGCCAAGCTATAGCGGCCATAATGTATCCAAGTCCTTTCTTATCACGGGTTTCGTGAGTTTTATACTTACCGTCCTTAGTGAATTGCTCCCCGAATTGATATGCGTATTGCAAATTATCGAGTTGGACATTACTGAAGTGGTGCTCGGCACTAAAAACAGATGCAGAAAGCATCGTAAGTGCCAGTATCGCTTTTTTCATGTTTTCCTCTTAAAGATTAATAACGTATGTGCTGATTTTACCTTTTAAACGTTTATTGTTAACAAAAGCCATTCGGCATTTCAAGGAATACCACCGGCCTGGGATATGGTTATCCACAGTCATACCCAACCATAACGTTCCATCAGTGACTTCAAGGCGCTGAGGACGGTATACTACATTAGGATCTATATCAGCAGTATCGATTGGTAATGGTGGTAATTTCAAGAATTCTGAGATCTCTTCGACATGAAGATGAATCTTTTTGAAGAGGGCGAATACATACTCTTCATCGATATCGCGTTGGATAGCACGGTCCAACAGATGATTAGAGTATTTAATAAAGAAGGGTTGAACTCCAGCCTTAATAGCGGCGGACTTCACAGAAGAGTTGATATCTTTGAAAGTGATTTCAAAGACACGACGGAGCTTATTGCGGCGGATGAAAACGCTTGGATCGATGTTAGTCATTTTAATTTCCTCTCATTTTGGTGTAGAAGTACTATACCATACTCCTACACACCTGTAAACTAGTACTTTTCTTCAGGCCGGAACACCGCTCGGCAAGCCCACATAGAAGCTTCCTTCAGTTTCTGTTTTGCTGTACGAATCTGGGCAATACGTTCGTATGCTTCATCGAGTACCTGCTCGGGTTCATTGACTGACACTTGGTAATTAATTAATGCCTCTTCTTCAAGAGCAGTAAAGATAAGACCAAGACGGGTCTCAGCATCTTTGATGGCATTAACACGGTTAATCTTTTCGGCGGTGTGCGGTTTGTAGCCTTTGATGTCTTCAATGGCCATAAGGAATTTCCTCATCTGTTTCTTTGTCGTATTCGACTAGCTCGATTTCTGACGAGTAGCCACGAGTGCCAAGGTATGAAGTTGCTTCTTCATACTTCATAGTTTCTGGGTTCCAGTCGCTAGCCCAGGCTTCCATAAGCCCTTGCTCTCCACTGTTACTGAACCAATCACAAAAGGCTTTAATAGCCTTGTCTGAACCTTTAATAATAACCTGGACCATGTTAACCGCCGGTTGTATAGCGGATAGAAATATCTAATTTGATGGGTTCTTTAAACAATTCGACGGCTCGAATAAGTTTGCGGTCATAGCAAATCAGACTGTGTGATACCAGGCCACAAAGAGGCCCGGTAACAAATACGATTTCAATATCTGGCTTAGAATTTAGCTCTTCAATAGTAGCCTCTGTTTGAATAACAGACTGTTTAAAAGGACCATCCATAAACATATAACGAGCCATTACTGAATCCCCAAAACGAAAAATAAAGGTAATTTAGGCTTATTTACAGAGTAGCAAACAGAAAGATCGTCCCAAGCTTCGTAGAACTTATACATCTCTGGAATACGAATAGGTTCTTCAATTATAAAGAGTGTCCGCTTAAGCGAAATGCCTCGGAATTTATCTTTTCCACTGAGGAAACTGCGCACAGTATCATGCATCAGTACGCCATTTTCTTTATCAATATTTTCTAAAATTTTCCAGCGGCGTTTAATACGGCCGCAAGTATCTCGAGCGTATTCGCTTTTGTTTGCAATGACAATAACAGAATTACCTTCTGAGAGCCAGTCTGCAGCAAATTGAGAGACCGCTTCAGTTTTACCTGTTTGACGGCCGCCATCAAGACGTAGTGTTCCATATTCTTGGAGCATGGCAATAGGGTACTGCCATGAATTTTCTGGGTTATCTAAACGACTGATTGCATGGTCTGCAAAAGCATGCATCAGAGATAGATATTGAGCTGTTAAGTATTTCATATTATTTCCAAAGTTGTGGGCCAGTCCTTGGCTCTAGGTGGTCCATATAGTATTTCTAATAAGTTAGACGATAATACTTAAACGTATTCTCGGCCACCTTTAAGAGTGTTCATTCGTACTTTGGCTTGAGGGCCGTCATGGCTTAAATCATAAGCACGCATTACACCCCAAGACTTTTTAATTTTAGCCAAAGAACCTTTAGATACAGTAATAATAAAATTATCGCTGCCTTTAGTCCATTCAACTGAATCTACTTGCACGCCTTCCTTACGAAGATTTGACACAATAGCATCGACGAATTCTTTATCCAAATTTCCTTGGGTACAGATCTGGAATACTTTTGGCTCTTTTTGAGCTTTTGCTTCAGTGATAAATTCTTTATAAGTTTTCATTTTATATCCTAGAATGGTAAAGTTTTAAATTTAAATGGGGCCATTCCTTGGCACATGTTTAATCCATCGACACACTATGTAAACCCCTTACCGCACTTGCGCTCGACCTTATTACAGGTAGGGAAAGCTACTTCACTCAGAGGACTCGACGTTCATGAGGAGAGGTCGTGTTTAGCTTTATTAGGAATTAGTTTTAATTACGGGCTGCATTAGCAACGGCGTAAGCGTACTGAACATTAGCGTCTTTAAACGTACCTTTAGTGGTATCTAGATCTACCTTAAATCCACCTTTAGCCATAACCTCGGCGAATTCTTTACGGAAAGCCATCGCATCAAGACCTTTCCATGCTGATTTGTGCTTGGCGAATTCAAGACCAGCGAAGTTGACAGCCTTAGCCAATTTATTGTCAATAACCCATTTACCAGCTTTAGGCACAAACACCGGGCCTTTCTGTTTGGAGAACAATTTTAAATTCCAGCGGCGAAGGTCTGAATCGGCTTTAACAAAAGCTGCGTCCAAGTTACTAGCAACAATATCTTGAATATGGGCAAATTTAAGTCCGTCAGCTTCAATATTTAGATCGTTACGCCAGCGAAGTCCTTCCCAGGCGAAGGCCTTAAAGTCAGAAGCTTTTGTAGCTAGGTATCGTTCAATAGGAGCTGTTTTAGGGTCAAAGCCGTTTCCTCGGTAGGTCCACTCATCTTTATTAATGCCAGTGACCTTTCCTGCATAAGCTTCAGCGATAAATTCTTTGTATGTTTTCATTTTATATCCTTTTAAGTTGATAGAAGCATTCTATCAAAGCTTATCTTAGTTGTAAATAGCCTTACCATAATGTTTATACCACTGAGGCCTTTGTGCAATTTTTTCATCCAAACGAGCCTGACTTAAAGCAATGTCAGCTTCAGATGGAGTAAAATCGTTCATTAAATATAGCGGGATATCCGATACGTCAACATGGGTATTTTGAATCTGGAACCCACGCTTTAAAAGTTCCTCAATAATAGCATTTTGCCGCAAGAACAAAAAGCCAATTTTATCGTAGAAGAACTTAACATGACCTGCGCCGAGGCGGAAGTCTTTAGGAATATCGCTGAAGCCTTGTCCTTTAGCCAAACGATCACGAACAGCACCGAAGATGCGTGGCAGTTCACGATACTCAGCCATCAGGTGTTGATCAGCGAGTTCAGAAACAAGAGTTAAGTTAATACGTGTCATAGTAGCCTCCATTAAGTTTGTAAGGCTACTATATCACAGTTATCGTGGAAGTAAACTACTATTTACCTTTAATTGCTTTAATTGCTTTAGCTGCTTCGATAGCCGCTTGCTGAAGGTCGTCCATAGACATACCGAACTTAGAAGCAAAGTTATCAATTTTCTTTTCGACAGCATTCAAAGGCTTGGCCTGTTTACCTTCATTAGCGCCAGGGAGAGCGAGAATACGCTCTTTCTCAATATAAAGGCTTATAAGTTTCTTACGGTCTTTATCGGACAAATCATGAAATGAATGGGCCTTTTTATTTATAGCAGCTTCTAATTTACCTGCACCTACTCGTGCTTCGGCGATAAATTCTTTATAGGTTTTCATTTTATACCCTTTAAGTTAATACGTGTATAGTAGCCTCCATTAAGTTTGTAAGGCTACTATATCATAGTTACTAGAAGTAAAACTTTATTTATAGGTTTTCATCCAGTTCTTGAACAAGGTCACAACATCTTTCTCTTTAACATTTAGTTTAACATCTAGCATTTTACCGCCGGCAGCACGAGTCTGGCGGATTTTGGCTGTGCCGGTGTCACCGTTCCACTCGACGTAGTATTGCCCGGTGTTCATTGCGATACCATCGCCAAAATCTTCGTTCTTAGAAGTAGTAAAAGCCAACTTCATTGTCTTGGCGACCCGGGCCTGCATACCGGTTTGAAGTGCATTACGAACACGGATGACTTGAGGAGTAGCTGTAGTCAGGTTTTCGTTCAGTTCTTCGGTTGATTCTTCTTCGAACATTGCAAGAAGTTCAGCAGAAGCCGGTACATTAGCCTCGGCGATAAATTCTTTATAGGTTTTCATATGCTTTCCAAGTTCCTGTTTTAAATGCCGCGATAACGCGTTTTGCTCTGTTAGGAGTCTGATTATACCATCGGGATTTGGCTAAATTAACTGCTGCATCATCCCAACGTTTCTCTTTAAGCATACGCAAAGAATTAGTGAACCCTGCGACGCCAGTAACACCCATTTGGAAGACCATATTAATTAATGCCGCTTTACGTACAGCATCAAGAGATTCATATACAGGCTTCAGAACTGGGTTGCCTAAGATACCACGGGTGGCTTTGTCTACTGAATTCAAGAACAATTTCTCTGCTTCAGCACGAGTGATAACGCCATTACACTTACGGCCGATTAGTTTATCAAGCTCAGCTTTAGCAACATTAATATCAGGGCTCTTGGTTAAGAGCTGGCCGATACCGATCGTGTAATAACCTTCAGTGTCTTTATAAATTTTGTTGTCGTACCCTTCATCGATACGAAGCATGTCAAAAATGTCCATAGGACCTCCTATCTATTGATAGGAGTATTTATCATGCTACGCTAGGATACAACTTCTGCATAATACGATAAAGAGACGGCCCCATTACGTGTTTCCACATCTCAGGTTTAATGCATGCGAATGCATCCATTTCTGGAATCACCATACCGTCATCGAAGGTATGATAAGCAGTACATTTGCAATTCCTGAAGCTCTCGATATCCACGAAGTGCATATAATTAAACAGATGAATATTCTTATTACGAGCATACTCATGCTCGCCTAGGTCATACAGGGCTTCAGGATTAAAGTCTGTGAATCCTGTTTCTTCCCGGCATTCGCGAATAGCAGCTTCTTTAGGAGATTCGCCTGGTTCTACGTGACCTTTAGGAATGTCCCATCGAGAACTTCCGTCTTTACGCTTAATGCCTGTCATACGAGCCATGAACAGACGATGGTCTTTAGTAAAGAACATAATCCCGGCGCTTAATTCTTTCATTCAAAATAATCCTTCACGTTAAATTCGCCATCATAAAGGCCGTAGTGAATAGCCTTCAGCACATCATACATATCATAGTACTTTTCACGTTTCAGAGTACCATAATACTTTTCTTTAATGGTATCCCATTCACCGAGTTTACCACTTGCTAATTGGCCAGGTTGAATGCCGAGTTCAATGAACTTCAGAATTTTAATCCCGACTTCCTGGTGAGAAGGAGGAACCCAACCCCAGTTAAAGTAGATTCGTCCTGTTTCTTGGCCGTCTTTAAATGAAACCAAATAGCTTGGAGCACTCATTTTCTACACCCTTTGACCCAGTTCATAAAGTTACGTTCTTCAACATATTTCTTGTATTTTTTCGCGTGTATCTTATCAAGAATAATTGTGAAAAGATGTACAAGAATAGCAGCTACTAGTGGAAATACTAAAATACTGATCGCTGTAACAAATACCCATACAAGTGGAATTGGGCCAAATAGGCTATAAAGGCCTAGTGCTCCAAGGTTAATAAAAATAAGAGCAAAGCCAATCTTGAATCCTGCCTCATCATCATCAATCCAAGTACGTGAGCGGCGGCTACTCATAGCATTCATTTTCTACATCCTTTAATCCAGTTTGCGAACTCAGCGTCTTTAGCTTGCTGCTGCTTAAGTTTGTCGTGCTTGGTTTTTCTGAACCCGGCGATGATTCTAGCAATACCGCATCCTATAGCACCACCGATCAATAATCCACTAAGAGTACCCATAACACTCACTAAAGCAGAAAGCAAAACCAGTTCCAGTGCTGTAAAAACGGTCCAATTACAATAGAGAAATAAAGATACACTTAAAAACGGTCCGATAAAACTACCGACTTTAGAGCAATTATCTACAATGGTCTGAGGATATTCTACACTGTATTCTTTATATTCGGCCATTTCTTTCAAGACTCCAGCCATTCTTGGGTCAATATGACGGACGCTATTAGCGTCCTTATCATACTCATTACGATAGATTGTCATTACCAACCTTCCATAGGGAACTCAAGATAAACTTGGGCATTCACTCTGATTTCATTCGTAATTTTCTTAACGCGGTCAGTATTGCGGGAGACTCGACCGAACCAGCGCCAGCCGTTAAGAACCGCTTTAGAACCAGTGTGCCAGGTATCGTGGTTGAATTGAAGTAATGTACGGTCCGGAGCTTCCCATTGCTTAAGGTTACCGTCTTCGATGTGACGTAAGACTTCTGGATGCCAGTGCTTGTAAACAGTCGCACCTTCAGGAACTTCAGAAAACTCAGCCACACCGGTAGCAAAATGAGTAGGACACACGCCAGCATTAGCAAGCCCAATAATATGTTCAGAAAGGTAACGAGGGTTGTCATAATCAGGTTGACCTGCGGTTAAGAAATGTTGACCAGCCGGAATATCAGGACGCGGTACGTCATCATGATGATACCCTGGGATAGCAGGATACCAGCCAGGCATCAGCATATGGATGCGAGTATCGATAACCACTTCATCATAACGCCAGTCGACAGGAAGATTATCGATGAAGCTACGAGTGATAGGACCGCCGTGTTTCCAGGCAAAAGCCAAATCACAGTTAAAGAACATTGTTTCATTTTTGATCACTTCATTAGAGATATCCGTAGCGAAGCGACCTACATCTTGCGCCTGTGAATTAAAAGTTTTTGGACCGTTCATAATATTTTCCTCTCAGTTTGTGTAAGAGTATAGTACCATGCTCTTGCACAGATGTAAACATCTATCTCAACTCTTTTGCAAAATTCAGCGCAAGTTCACGTTCTCTAATAGCTAGTTCACGTTCTTTGAGCTCTAGCTCTTTCTTACGCGTCTTTCGGTCTTCCTTATCAAGCCTTGTGCCTTTACTAGTCATTTTACCACTAGCTTCCAATTTAAGATGATGACACCAGCGTAGTATCCAGTAAACAGCGGTGCATGCTACTACACAGAGGCTAATAAACCAGATTTGTGGCAACAATAATGCTGTAAAAATAATAAGCCCGTTAAATGTTAAAGCACCAAGGCCTACTGAAGTAAGCGCCATAACTAATAGGTAGAAAAAGAACTTTTCAGATTTCCATATATAACTGCTATTAGTCCAGTACAAATACAATGCTTTAGTAATCATCTTGGGCCCTGCAATGAAATTTTATTGGCTTGGCAATAGCGAACATGCTCTACAAAGTGGTTGTTGCTACTGTACTTGATTCTAATGACCTGCCCACATTTAGGGCAGGTCTTTTCTGTAAACGGCTTAGGCTTCATTTTTGAAACGGCTTAATCATGTGTTCATTTTTGTGAAAGCGGTCAATGTAATCGTTCACACCTAGAGTTTTGTACATGTGGACTACTTTATGGTAGTTTTCCCAGGCGTATTCACGGAACCAGCCTGAAGTAATAGATGTACATACTTTCTCAAGGGCCATCATAAAGCTATGCTCAGAACTTACATTCCGAAAGTTATTCGGGATCTGGGAACGCTCTAGGGCCAAGACGCAGGTTTCTTCGTAAACGCCGGCCAGTTTAATAGCTTCAGGCAGGGCTTCAAACTTCTCGCGAGAAGTCATGACTTCAGAACCGTCTTTCATATAGAAAGTATAAGCAGGACGGTCTGCCAGAGCTACAGCGCGGTGGATGCTGTCGTGGTCAAACGTGTAAATGGTATCATTAAAGAACGTCGATTTATTCACATCCAGTTTAGGATGCTTGTAGTTCAACGTTTCTTTCTGGCGAAGGAGCATAATCTCTTCCATAACCGGTGAGAGTTTAACCCCTTTATTACGCAAGAAGCGAATATGATGCATCGTTTTACGGAAGAATGGGTTATTCTTTTTGAAACGATGACTCATTTTGATGGCCAAACACATCTCGGGTGTAGCCCAGTGGAATCCAGAGATGTTATCCTTTACGAGGAATTCTTCAGAATAACGCAAGAGCTCAAAGTTTGAAGTAAAATCTTCAGGAAGAAGTTTATTAACTTCCTGGCGGATTCGAGTAATAGAAGGAACGATATATGCTTCAAAGTGGGTTTCACGACCGTTATGCATGCATTTGAATGCACGTACGTCGGGATTATTGACTGCTACTTCAATACCTAACATTTGGGCCTTAAAAGCATTCCAAGAACCTTGGTCAGCGATGAAGTCCCAGTCTGAGTTTTTAATATCGTCATAAGAGATCAGGCCGTGGTGTTCAAGAGCGCGAGAACCGATAACTAACATCATAATATTTTCCTCAGTTGATTTATAGGAGCATTATACTGATTTTTAAGACGGTTGTAAACTCTTTTACGGCATAAAGCTAAAAACATTTCATGCTCTGAAGGAGGCTCTTTCCATCGCTGTTCTTCAAAGTCGTAGATTAGAACGGGAAGAGTTGTACCGCGCCGTATAGGATACTGGTCGTGCATATCATACAGAAGTTTACGTCCTATAGACATGTGTTCTAAGGCTCTTGAAATTTCTCCGGCCCAATTAAACAGATCTAGGCGTAGATTATGGTGCTTATCTCTTTCCCACCAATGGATGTACCCGTTCTTATGGAACGGGGTTTGAGTTTCGATACAGTAATCAACAGTCAAGTGAGCTACTCTGCCAGCCAAGGATTGAAATATTATTGTAGCCTACTTGAACAGCGCTATGAATGTTCAGGCCACTGCGGTCGTCGAAGTAGATATCGACATTTTCATTTTCTTCTGCACAAAGCTGGAACAGGTTCTCCAGAGCAGCTTTAGCCGTACGTACGGCACAATCTAATTCACGAGACATGTTTACCTCTACAGTATTTGATGAAGCTATTAATTTCCGCTTCAGTAATTTTTTGATTGTTTTCTAGAACCCATTCGCCGTCAATAAATTTAGCGTTTGGAAAAGTGAATCCATCTAATTCGTCGATGAGCTTATCGTAAAGATACGCTGCAGCTTTTACATTTTGAGCCACCGTATGCTGATTATATAAGTGCTGTAGATATCCTACAGAACAAGTACTTAAAAATCCATGCTCATTTTCATAGTGCAAATAACAATCTTTAACGAAAATACTCATAACTCCTCCTGTAAGGGCCACTATAACATGGCCCTAGGATAATGTAAACTAGCAGTTCTGCATAGAGCTGGAATACCAGAAGCCTTTATCGTGAGGCAGATAGTTATATTCACGAATCCACTTATAGCTTTCCCATTCTTCAGAGGTTGCAGGGATATACTCTTCATTACCAGCACAGAAATGCTCGCCTGTTGCTTCTGCCATAGCTTCACCTTCAGAGATCAGTTTAGAAATGGCCTGTTCAACATCTCGAACTGTTTCAAGCTTAAATTCTGCTTTAATCATTTTATTTCCTTAACAAGAGCTAGGGTGCCAAATACGACCATCTGCTTCTACGTTAAATTCACGACCAGCTTCTTCGCCATAACAAGAACTGTTCAGCCAATCTTCGAAACGAATAGAACCATCGTAGGCGTCAAATTCAATACCAAAGTTCTGTTCACTAGCCATTTTAGAAACTTTATTATACAGGATAGCCAGTTCTTTTGCTGCTGCTTCTAATTCGGTTATAGTACTCATTTTAACATTCCATAGATGAAGAGACCCAACCACCTGTTTCAAGGCTCGTGTAGTACTCATGTTGATTAACGGTAGCCCATGAAGGATTACCTTGTTCAGTGTACTGCTCAAGTTCTTTCTTCAAGAACCCTGGTGAATAATACGTGCCACCCATACCGTAAGCAGGACTAATAGTGAATTCAGTATTATAGCGGTCTGCTACAACTTTAGCATGTCGAATTGCCTCATTAATAGCTTCAACCGCTTTAGCCATTTCTTCTTTTGGGTTTCGTTTCATTAGCACATCTCGCTAGATGATACCCACGCGCCTTCAACAATTTTACCGTTTTCGTCAAGGTCTACATCATAGCACTGGCAATAGTACTCAAGACCATAGTCTTCAGCACTAGTACCTTTAGGGTAATACGTGCGGCCGTTACCATATTCACCTGTACTAAATGATACACCCATTTCGTCAGCGATAGCTTCTGCTTCAGCTTCGATCTGTTCAGTCAGGCCCATGACGGCCTTAATAGCTTCTCGTGCTGATTTATAATCATTGTATTCAGGAACTTCTACTTCAAAAGTATATTTGCTCATTTTCTGATCTCTTTCAAGAAAGCTAATGTTTCATCTCTGGAATCAAGAAGGCGTTGTTCTGCATTTTCTTTTTCCCACTCTTTTACTTCTTTTCGGTAATTATACATATGTTTTAATTTAGCACAGCCGTTAATGATATACGGAACAGCCATAATAGGAAATCCGAAAGAAAACCCGGTTACTATCATAATCAAAATTGATAGTACAGACATCTCGGCACCCATTTCGTTAATCATGAACGCCGGATAAAATATCATAGCGCACAGACCTATAGTAATTCCTATCAGTATAAACAAGAACTTGTCTGTAATTACCTTGGTATAACCCCAGTCAATAGGTTTATTACGATAGTATCTAGCCATTTACCGCCTCACGACAATGTTTGATAAACTCTTCTATAACGATCTGCTTTGCTAGCCCAGGGTTCTGGCTGAACTCATAGATCTCTGGCGACAACACGGTTCTAAGATAAGTACGCCGTTCACTATAGTATCCATGTTCAGGCATATTAGTATAATTAGGATTGCAAAGTAAAGAAACCGTGTAAATTTTACCTTCAATCATAAACTCTAGGACAAAAGCAAAAAGGTCCTCGTTTTTAGTTAAAAACTTTGCCTTATCTCTTGCGTAAGAGAACCAGTGCTCATTATCATCATTGTACGCGTAGATGCTGTACTCAAGTTGGTAGATACCTTCAATACGCGCACCATTATAGCGCCGGCTGAATTCTAGTACGATTTCTTTGATAAACCTAGTATTGGCCAGCATAATAGCAGGCGGATACTTTTTATTGTTGTGACTACCACGGGTCTGCAAAAAATTATTTTCAGAGCAACGGTCTTGCATATACGGCATCAAAAGCTCAATAGCTTTTTCCGGAATACCTTTTTCACGCAGTGCTTCAATTTGTAATCTTTTAGACATAGTATTATCCTCTATTATCCCAACAAGAGGGCCGAAGCCCTCTTTATATTACTTCAGAGAAGCCAGGTATTCTTGGACATCTGCAGTGGTAGTGGTAGTACCAGGCTCAGCGCCATTAAAGGTTTCAACCTTCATAGTGATATCGTCGACAGATACTTTAGCCAGAGAAGCCAGTTCGATCACATCGTCAGCAGAGCTAATACCAAGATCAGCGGCGGAACGAGTTTCACGAATGTATTCGAGCTTAACAGCCAGATCCAGGCGTGCGTCGTCCAGCTCAACTACTTTACGTTCGATTTCTTCACGCATAGCTGCATAGCCGGCCGCTTTTTCACGCAGAGCCGCAGCAGTTCGACGATACAGAAGTCCCAATTTAGCGTGTGTTTCCACGTTCATGTTTTCGGCGAGCAGACGACGAATTTCTTTTTCTTTAGATTCGGCCAGTTTATCTTTTTCGATGGCCAGAGCCAAGATACGTTTCTCTTCGTTAACAGATTTAACATGAGAAACACGAAGCTGAGTGATTTTGTCAATCAGGATGTTCGCCGCTTCAGTATACTGGTCTTCGATGGTAGTATTTTTAGCAACGAAGGTACCCAGTTTAGCACGGATGAATGCAACCAGTTTTTTCAGAATAGCCATTGTATTTTCCTTTCAGTGTGTAAAAAATTAAATTATCCCGTTTGTGTAGGAGATCATAACACGTCTCCTACACATTGTAAACTACTTATAAGTTTCGATAACTTCTTCCATGAAATCTATAGCAGCCGTTTCAATAATACGAGACAGTGCCGGATCGCCGCCATAAGTTTGCATAGTAGACAAAATGATATTTTCCATTGCACGTAAAGCTGATAAGCGTTCTTCGCCTGTCGGGAAGTTAGGAGTTTCACCGAACAGTCGAGCAAAAGAACTAAAATATGCTTGGGCTGCAGCTTTAGCTTTATCAGGGTAATGCATTATGTTTTCCTCATTTATGTGATGTGTCTATAGTAACACAGCTACTGGAGAAGTAAACACTTTATTTCACATTTTTGTAGATAAATTCTTCAAGAGCTTCTGTAATTGCTTCATCGACGTAAACATCAAACAGAGCATCGCTGTACCCGTCTTCATCTTCCCAAGAAGCGGCGCCAGCACGGAAGCCTTCCATACATGCTTTCCAGGCGCTTTGGTATAATGGTTCTGAACAGTTTCTTACAATCAGGTCAGCGTATTGCAGGACCCAAGAAGCTGGTAGAAATTCAGTTACTTCATTAAACTCTATAAAATCTTGACTCTCGAAGAGAGATGCCGGGTACCCGGCAGTAATATTACGTCTCATGATTTCACCTTGATAAATTCAATTCGATCGATTTTGTCTGAATTGTACTTAATAAGACCTATCAATTCATGACGAGTTTCATGTTGTGCAGTCCAGTTTGCACAAGCAAAGTATCTAGAACCATCTTCTAATTGACCGATCACCGCCTCAGAGTGCCCACCTTCTTTCCAGTGAATCAGACAGCAACCCAGCGGGATTTCGCGTTCAGAATCAGTTTCGAAAGTTTTAGTAATTTTCATTCCACTTCCTCAGAGTCGGCCCAGAATTCATCGACAGTATACGTTTCATCGTTATCAGCAATAAAGAAGCCTTTAGAAGAATCAACAGTATCTACAGCATTATAGATGTTTGATTCTTTGACACGAATCAGCTGCTGCCCGTTAGGTAATACAAATGTCTCGCCATCTTTAAGATCTTTAAAAAGTTTCACACACAGATCCTCATTTGTTGGTGTACAAGCATACTAACATGTTCTTTTGGGTGTGTAAACCCCCTAATGGGGACCAAGGTCCCCATATATTATTTTACTGCTGCAGCATTTTTAGCCAGGTTCTTGATAGAGAACAGGCGAGAGTCCACAAGCTTAACAATATCAGCAACATACCCAACGTTTTCAACAGATACATACAAAGCGTAAAGTTCCGGATCGTCTAAGTTATTAATCTGCCGGCCGTTACGAATTTTAGCGAAATCTTTCTTAATCTGGCCTGATTCGCGCTGGATATCACTAAGCAAGGTTAGAATCTGATTGTATTTCTTGGTAATGCTTGAAGTATCGAATTTAACACCTGGTTTAACAGGTTCTTTAACAGGCTTTTGGGCTTCAAGAGGTTTTGCCGTAGGAGTAGGTTTAGGTGCTTCAACTTTAGTCCCGGAGGCTTTAGGAGGAGCTGCCTTTTTCTGCCCAGTTAAAGTTTTAAATGCTGCCTGGACCTTGGCATAATCTTTCGGCGTATTAGTACTGATACCGTAGATCTTTTCTACAGAAGCGGCAAACTTCATAAAATCGTTTCGTTGATCTCTAGGAATTATATCCATGGCGGCTTGCCATTTAGCTTTGGTCATACGTTCGCTAGATTCTGTGAGAATATCTTTAAATTTTAACATCAGAGGTTCCCTTATTAAGTTGTTTATCCTATTTATGCCCGAAAGGGAGACCGAAGCCTCCCTTTCTTCTCGGCTCTGATGACTTGGATGCACCCAGAGGTCATTCGCCAGCCTTACGTCTTCGAGTGCAATTCTAGGACGTCATTCTTTATTCTGCGATGTAAAGTTTAATTTGGTGCCGATTGCAGGAGTCGAACCCGCGACATCTTCATTACAAGTGAAGCGCTCTACCTACTGAGCTAAACCGGCATAAGACGGGAAATAAGGATTCGAACCTTATATAGTTGCACAGACGTATCTGCCGTTGAATTCCTCACTAAGTTTAAGCAACTATTCCCGGGGTCTTAATTTGGTGCACCGAGAGGGATTCGAACCCTCAATCCTTTCGGCGTAGCATTTTAAGTGCTATGTGTATACCAGTTCCACCACCGATGCGAAATGGCCCGGGCAGAAGGATTCGAACCTTCGACCTACAGTTTAGAAGACTGTTGCTTCTATCCACTGAGCTATGCCCGGAGTGTTGTTCAGACAGGACTCGAACCTGCACGCCTGGTCAGCACCGGTTTCCGCCTTACTCACCTGGGTACCAACCAGGGTTTCAATCAAGCTATTCCGGTCGTGTCTACCGATTTCACCACTGAACGTTTAATAAGTTTATTTAGTATACTCTATAAAAGCTAAAGCAAAATGTGGATCCACCTTAACAATTTTATGAGATACCTTGAATCGATACGGATAAGAATCCACACCGATACCATGACCTGTTTTGCCAGTTACTTTACCAACACGCATTTCACCGTCTTGGCCCATACCAGAGGTTTTTACACCAAACAGGATGTAATCGCCTTCAAAAACTGGAACACCGTGTCGATCTTTCATTAATTCTATCATTTCGAAGCCTTAAGCATTTCACGTACACGGTAAAGGTTACTACAGAATTCTTGCTCAGTTAGAACTGTTTCATTCTTTTTAGAACGTCCCATAGAGTGAGTTAATGTAGCGTTCTGTGTGGCCAGGAGAGCTCTCTTGAATCCTTCATTAGTAGCCAATTGATCATATGCCCGTTCAATAAGAAGCTTATAGGCCTCACTCTGGCGTTGCATAGGGACGCCTTTCCAGTACAGAGTTTGTGTACGCCACCACTTCTTCTTTTTACCTTTGAACTTAGCCGCTTTACCGACTAATGTACAAACGTGTGCAGCCATTTCAGGAGAGCTGAACTTCAACGACTGTAAGAAGCCTTCCATTGAGGCACATTTAACACCGTCAATTTCAAAAGCATGCGGAGCAAAGTTGCTTAAAGCACAACTTGGATAACTTGACCCTGAACCAATATCCATTAGATATCCTCTACGTGAATCATGATTGAGCGTCGACGAACAACGCACCCTTTAAGTTCTTCAGCGGCTTCAATTAGTACACGGCCTGACGGAAGAATAAGCCCGTCAATTCGCTGTTGGGCCCGTGCTATATCGATAAAGCCGTCGGCATCAAGGATATCTGTGAATTCCCACCCAACCCAGTATTCGTTGTTAACGTACTTGGCATATGAGCCGAATTCTGGATTAAAAATTACGTAATCTTGTTGCATCTGTTGTTCCAAATTTTAGTTAGACCAGCATGCTCGAAGGCACGCATACAGGAAAGACCAACTTTACCGTGTTCTTCCCACTCAATAACTCTATCATTATCTCTGAAAGCAAGACCCTTGGCCGGTTCCGCATAAGGCTTCAATTCTTCAGGAACTTCTTCCATCGAATCATAAACGACAGTAACAGCGCCTTTACAACCGGCAATGCCAACGCCGCATTTGCATTCTAACACGCAACAACTATAACTGATATACGTAAAAGGGAATTTTTCGCCACAGAACGGGCAAGGAAGTAAATCTTCATTTAGGATGGTCATAATATTTTTCTCAGTAGATGATTGGACGGAACGCCTGGGCTCGAACCAGGTTATAGAACAATTGGCGTTGAACTACATTTTTATAAGGCCAGTAAATCGTTTCCTCAACAGGCACGCCGCCAAACGTGTCACCCTGGAGAAAAGTCAATACGTCCTCGAACCGTATACCTTGGGGTGGGCCGCAGGGTCCGATATTGGAGATCCTGAAGATATTTCCACCCCTTACGTTTTGGTGACCCCACCCCGACTTGAACGGGGAACCTACCAGTTATGAGCCGGGTGCTCTAACCAATTGAGCTATAGGGCCAAAAGCCCCGTGCGATGTTCTGCCGAAGCGTCATTATCCGGGTCTAAAGAGTACAAACAAGTAGGTTATTGTAGAACACAGCGTACTGTGGGAACAGCGCCTTCGGTCCCGGCATTTACTTACGGACCTCTAACTCATCTCTTTAGACTGCCATGTAATTATCTTTCGTAGGGATACGAATCTCTCAAGCTTTCCGGAAAGCTGAATAAGCGTTAATGGCTCTCATATACCCGTGCACAGATATAATCTTTGTTAACACATTAACTGAATCGCTATACCTCGAAAGATAACTAATATCTTTCTGCGCCGCTTCAAGCTGTGATATACCCGGTTTCAGTGAGGGACCTGTATAACAGGGAACGTCAGTTCGACGACTTGCGAGTGCGCATCCATCTGGGCTAGGCCTCAACAAGGTCATTACCAGTTTGGTCTCGCTTCTTATTTGGCGGGCCGTGCAGGTATCGAACCTGCCTTGTCCTAAGACACGGATTAACAGTCCGTCGCTTCCCCTCTCAGCCAACGACCCTAATAACTGGGATATCAGGACTCGAACCTGAGCATACCGGAATCAAAATCCGGGGCCTTACCAACTTGGCTATATCCCATTTAATGGAGGCGGGTGATGGACTCGAACCATCGCGTAACGGGATATGAGCCCGTCATTCTACCAACTGAAGTTAACCCGCACCTATTTCGAAAGCTCTCCACCCATCACGAGGGCTTCACTCGAATAATCCAGGAAGGCTGTACACTTCCCACCAAATTATCGTGTCAAGAACTTTCTGAATAGAGACCTCACCATGTTTTAGAGCTTAAGCCACCGGCTTCTCTTGAGGTCATTTTGAGACTGTTGTCTCCATGTAGTAATAATAACACTTAAATCTTAAAGCATATTACCGGCTGATCATAATATAATCGTGTTCGATGCAACTAGCCATCTGTTCATTCTTGAAAATATCATACTCAACTGGAGCATTGTCTTCCATAACATAGAAAGTGAAGTTCACACTGTTATAATGATATTTATCACCAACCAGCTGGACCTTTGTGCTCGAACGACCGATAGAAATCTTTTTGACTTCATGAAACGTCTCAGCACCAAATGGAGCTACAGCAATCAGACTATGGGCCAGTTCAGAATCGTGGCTATAGCCGTTATCAGGATGAGTTACTTTAGCGAATACTTTCATTAGCAATAACCGCTTTCCACAATTACATGTGTATTAAGGTTGACGATATGCCACCAGTCAAAACGATCTTTGAATTGTTTCTTCATAATATCGCGCAGTTCATCGATGTTCTGAGATTTAGCTCGCAGGTCATAGTAACCACCTGATGGATAATAATTAGACCCAGCAAATAATGCAAAGTTATTACCAGTGTTCATAGAACAGCCGGAAGCATCTACCAAGTTACCTTGCTGGTCCGTGATTTCGATAAACGAATAACTTAAGTCACGGGCATATTCTAAAGCATCTTGATAGGTTTCAAACGAACCACATAAGATGCGGCAATTAGGCCGAGTATGCGGATTAGCTTCGAAGTCGCCGTATAATTTATAGTTCATTGGTGTACCCGCTTGTTATAGAACAAAATGAAGAACTAATGACTTCATACTTATCGTTAAAGTCTTTACGTTCACGAGCGGCTTCAATAGCTTCTTCGATAGAGCCGTAACAATCTACAAAATCACCTGTCCCGCCGCTAGGGTAATACTGAGACCACATGAATAAGCCGTACATATTTTCCTCACTTAGAGATTTCATTCATTACGAAAGCTACAACAATCATTGATAATGCCAGTCCAGCTGACACTGCGTTTTCGGTAGTAGTTAACAGACCTGCCATAAAACCCGCAAACATAGAAACCGAAGTGGCTCCAAGAGCTACTGCTACTGCTACATTACGAATGATTTCTGCACGTTTCATTTTAATCTCCATCACTTTGTTTTGATAGGGTCATCTTATCACGACCCACCAGAGTTGTAAACACTTACTTTAAATGTTTTTTGATTTCGCTCATTTTAACAGGTTTACCGTTGATACGGAACTCTTTAGCACCCCATGATTTAACATGAGACATCAGGGTTTCTAGGTCTTTTGCTTCACCTAGGTCAACCATAGCGTTTTCGTGAGAACCTTTAATGTGTACAGCACGGAACAGTTTATGGGTACCGTACTGTGAATCAGTAATGCTCAGTTCTACATGGTTGAAAGCATCTTTAGATTCATTTAAAAATTCTTGGTACGTTTTCATTTTTTGGTTTCCTGAGTAAGTTGGTATGAAAGTATAGTACCACAACTATTTAGTGATGTAAACTGTCTGAATGCAAAAAAGGAGACCGAAGTCTCCTTATTTTAAATCATCAGCCCAGTCTAGTTGAAGAGGTTCTTTGTATTCACGGTCTAAAACTACATGACACTTGACTTCACCTTCATAGTGAGCAGGCCCTATGTTGTAGCTTAGGGTGATATGCGGCGTGTACTCAGGAAAATCATGTGTAGCACCTAGAGCACGAGCATAGTTATGTCGGAACTTTAGATAATCAGAATCCAGTTTGAGAACCAGGACTTTGCCATCTTGGGTATCCCAGGTTTCAAGTTCTCCTGAAGTAGCAACCTCAAAACTCCCGGTCGAGCATACGTAAGGTACGTCAACTCGAGAGTAGCATATCGTTGAATGGATTTTATGACGAGGAACCGGATTAGGAATCTTCAACTCGCGCTGAAGATTCTCGATTTCATCTAAAGTCGATTCAGAAAATTTAGCTGCAACATAAAGGCCTGTAGTAAAGTTTTTAAACTTCACTTAGCCTTCTACTTCAGCTTCGGCTTCGGCTTCATCTTCTGCATCGCCGGCCAGAACAACTGATTTAGCAGCTTCGACGATAGCAGCCAGTTCATAAGAACCATCTTCTTTAGCTTTTACAGGCAGAATCTGAACCAGTTCACCCAGAACGGCTTCCAGCTCTTTAATGCGGTCTTGGGAAGCCTGGACAACTTCAGACAGATCGAATACGCGTACTTTCAGGGCGTTAATAATATCTTGACTCATTTTAATACCTTATCAATTTTTTTGTAGAGTTCTTCAATAGAACCGTCGTTTGTTATTACAATATCACCAGGCATAACCGGAAGGCCACGCTCAGTGATGTGAGAATCTGTTTTAGTTTCTTGAGACGGGCGAACTACATGAATAATTGTAGCACCCATCGCCCGGGCAAAAGAAATTTCATGTTCTTGACGAACATCTGGAACTACGAAGTAATTATACTTCTCAAAGTTATCAGCATATTCGTCCATACACCATTTAACCCAATACATCTTATCAAAGCAATTGACCACGATATCCGTTCCAAGGGCCTGCATCAGACGTCTAACGGACCAATCATCTTCAATAGTATTTATGACTCGCTCTACTTCTCTTTCTACCGAGTTCATTGGCATGCCATTGTAAGTAGAACACAGATACTTTTGCTCAGACAACCAACCCATAGCTATAAGCATGATAGCAATGACTCTCTTCTTATCAAGGAACAAGTTCTGCTCACGGTCGTAATCGATACCTTCGATTTGATCTCGTGTCAATTGAGGTATGTCAGAATACCTATACTTAGACACTGATATGGCATGATGTAATGCTTCTTTGATCGGCCACGCCAACTGGGCCTTAATGGCATTGTAGTTAGCCATAATATAATCAGCAGTGGTATCCTTACCACTGCGCTTTTTACCTAAAAGATAAACTTGTTTCATTGCATACTCGGATGACGGCCCCTGATTTGGGCCTGTAATTGAACTTCACGTGCCTCATTAATAGGGGCACGTCCCTCTATAATTACACCGTTCTGTTCAACTTCAATGTACTTATAGTTCAATGTAGCAGTGCAATACATCGGAACATCTGAATCTTCAGCTAACGAGTACTCTATTTCGCTTAAGTCTGAGATCCATGCACCGACGTAACGTATAGTCATTACTATATCACGTTTATCGTTATCGAGAATATGCATTAAAACTGCATCCGGGAACCCGTCGTTGCGACCCCAACCGGATTTATCTCGATTCAGATAATTGTTACATGCTAGCATCCACTGGTAACACTGGACCCAAGATTCAAGCTTTTCATCTACCAGGAATCGGCATGCTACGGCATCGAATTCTATGCTAGCAGAACTTAAAGAAGCCCGATGCATACCTTGAGGCTGGCCAGCAACTTCAGTAACAGGGATGTGAATCCCCGGAACAGCAGCTACTTGAAGGTTCAGTTTAAATGCTTTAGTGAGGTTCCCGTCAGGAACCTCTAATAGAAAGTTTGTTGTGTTAGTTTGGTTAAATAACCCACCATTCGAATCGTGCATTATGATTTCCATACTGAAGTAGCAGAATAACGTTTGCCTTTCGACATAAACTGCTGGAGTGGTAACATTACTACATTAGCCCAATCTGCAGGCTTAATCTCTATCATCGGGCCTTTGATATGTCCAGGCAAATAGGATTTAATCATCTTGTCGGTGCCTTTAAAGCCCTTCACTTGACTCCAGTTGATTTTAAGTTTAGTCTTATTGGATATTACAGGAGTGTTCGCGTATTGCTTCAGGAGTTCTTCCAGGAATGCCTGGCGCGCTTTAGGAGGTATGTAGTGAAGGTTAAGCCCGTACATAACTCGTGAACTACCGTTTTGACCAAATCCAAGATTGATAATCAACGGATATTTGTCCCAGTACGGCAGAGTATCTTTATGTTTAGCGTCATAGATATACGCGTATAGCTTGCCTGGTTCAGGCTTAGATACTTGGTGCCCACGAACATTTTTCTTAATGGTATCATTGAACCATCGAGCCGATTTGTTGTTAACAGCTGCTCCTTCATTCTTTATTTTTTCACGAAGAGAACTACGGAAGCTGTTAATCATAATTAGTTGTCGTTCAGCTTTGGTCAGTTTATTCTGTGGCTTCTTTTCTAACTTTTCGACCTTTACGGCCGTTTTAATACGTGATTGGTAACGCGACATGGCTTTAGTGAACGAAGCATAATTGAACCCACGTTCTTCTGCGAATTCTTTAGCTGTGATTCCTTTGGCCTTGGCTTTAGCGTATTCAACACCAATCTTGACCCATTGCTGCTCTGATTTACTTGGTGCGCGATTAAGCGCTGGAGCAGCTTCACCCAAGAATTCGATTATAGCCATTAGCCTTTCCATCCAAGTTTCTTGAGGGAATGCTCAGTAATTAGCCTAAATTTTATACCCATTTTGTCGGCAGTTGCTTGAGCTGCTTTCCATTTATCCTGATTCACCGAATAAGTATACAATTCGTTTATATAGCGTTTCTTAGCCGCTGTAGTAAGCTTGACAGGTTTAGTCGGTGGTACAGTTTCTTTGGCCGGTTTCACTTCAAAAAAGAACTGTTGGCCGTCCTTAAATCTAACCCAGAAGTCCATGAAGTAGCGCCGTTTCTTTCCTTCAGCATTACAAAAATATGGAATTACAGTTCCTTCACTATTCCACTGAACAACCTCAGGATGGCGGTCGAGCCACCTCATTAGATACTGCTCCCATGAGGAACGGTATGTAATTTTTCTTACGTCTCCTTTGTACTTAGAGATATTCTCTGGCATAAATTTGCCTTTGTAGGCCATAATGAAGCCTCCTTATAAATACATATATCAATATTTATAAAAGGATACACTATGCTCTTTTCGTTTTTTAATCCAATCGAATATCAAGCTAAAACGACTGGCAGCAAGAAGATAATCCCGACAGCTAATATCTATCGTGATTACCAAGAATATTTTGACCGTGTAGCGGTTAACTACTTGCTTCAGAACTATTACATTCAAGGTGCTCCACGTCCAGAAGAACTGTCTTATGAATTGTATGGTAACACACAGTTCTATTGGATTCTCTTAATGTGTAACGGAATCTACGATCCTTATCACGGATGGATTAAATCCCAGGATGCTTGTTACCAAGCAGCCGAGCAGAAATATTCTAAAGTTGGCGGGAACCAGATCTTGTATCATGTTGATGCCGACGGGAACAGATATTATAACGTAGAACAAGTTCCTCCTAATTCAGGCATCTGGTGGGCTAAAGGCGAGAACGATTATACTAAGGATTCGCACATCCAATACCGCGGCGCGTTAGCTCCAGTCGATGTCTATGAAGACGCTATACTAGAAAATGAAAAACTTCGGCAGATCAAAATCGTTAACCCTGTTGATATCGAATCTTTTTTATCTGATATAGTTCGTGAAATGGAAAAGGCACCAGAATGATTGAAATGAATGATGAAGTACGCTGGTTCACCGGCGTCGTAGAAGATAGAATGGACCCGTTAAAACAAGGTCGAGTAAGAGTACGTGTTGTAGGCCTTCACCCGTTCCAAAAAACTCAAGGGCCTATTTCTGGTATTTCTACTGCTGATTTACCATGGATGACTGTAGGGCAGCCTACTAACTCTGCTGGTATCAGCGGTGTAGGTCATTCAATTACAGGTATTGTTGAAGGTAGTACAGTTTTTGGCCAATGGCTCGACAAATATAAAACATCAGGCATTGTTACTCATGTTTTATCGGCGCATAGTACAAAGAAGCCTAACTATACAGAAGGGTTCAGTGACCCCACAGGGCAGTTCCCTAGATACTTAGGTTCAGACACGAACCCGTTGACTCAAGGGTCTGAAATAGGTTATAACAGTAATACTAACGTTATTCAAGATGCTAATCTTGATGTGGGTATTAATCCTGATTCAACAGATATCAATGATGTTAAACCAGACGACAATCCTAATTTCACTATTGAAAACATGCTTCGTCGCGATGAAGGCCTTCGTTTAAAAGTATACTGGGATTCTGAAGGGTACCCTACCGTAGGTATCGGCCACTTGATTGTGATGCAGAAAATACGCGATATGGCCCAGATTAATAAAATTCTGAGCAATCAAGTAGGGCGTCAAGTAACTGGGAACCCAGGCATCATCGAAATGGAAGAAGCTTCTAAATTATTCCAGAAAGATTTAGCGAATGTCCAGAGAGATGTTAAAAGTCATCCTAGGGTTGGCCCTGTTTATGCTAAAGTAAACAGATCAAGACAGATGGCTTTAGAGAACATGGCCTTCCAAATGGGTATCCATGGATTAGCAAAATTCAAAGGTATGTTAGATGCAATGCTTGCTGAAGACTGGCAAAGAGCATTTAAAGAAGCCCGCAACTCTGTTTGGTTTAATCAGACTAAAGGTCGTGCTTCACGTGTATCTATGATTATCTTAACAGGCAATTTAGAATCATACGGTATCCCTGTTCCGCCGGAACAGGCCAAAGGAAGAATGATTCAATTATTTGCCGCCCCCAGTTCAGATGATTCTGATGACCCAAGTGCTCCATGGACTCCTACAGATTCAAGGATTCTGTTCAAAGAACCTGAAAGTTCTTATAAAGGCGAATATCCTTACGTTCACACGTATGAATCTGAATCAGGCCATATTCAAGAATTTGACGATACCCCAGGTTACGAACGATATAGACTGGTCCATCCAACAGGCTGTTACGAAGAAGTTGCTCCTGACGGGCGCCGTACGCGTAAAACAGTTGCCGATCTTTATGATATGACCCAAGGTGACGGTAATATCATGATTTCCGGTGATAAGAAAGTTAACGTAGGCGGAAACGAAGTTTATTATAATATGTACAATCGCCGTCATCAAATTGATGGTGACAATACCCTCTACATCCGTGGAAATGAAACTAAAACTGTAGAAGGTGACGGGACTATCATCGTCAAAGGTAATGTAAAAGTTATCGTTGAAGGAAATGCAGATATCCAAGTAAATGGCAATGCTACCACTAAAGTGGATGGGAACCATGAAATGAATATTGGCGGGAATATGTCTTATGTTGTTGCTGGAACTGTTTCTTGGAATGTAGGCGGGTCATGGACTGAGACAATGGCTTCGATGAGTTCTATTGCTCAAGGTCAATATACTATTGATGGTAGCAGAATTGATGTAGGTTAATTATGGCCCAGATAATTCCAATAAATACAACATTAGAAGAACTTATAGAAGGTGACTTTGTAGACCAATATTTCACTGCCTCTTTAGAGGCAGATGAAACTCTTAAGTCAATTACTATTACTAACTACCAACCAGTAACCGGTATCACTGTAGCTCAAAACCATTATACAGGTAACTATAACTCAATTTTCACTTTTGGTGCTAATGCGCTTTTATACCGAGAAGGCAACGATCTGAAATCAGCTTCAGCATGGGAGGAGTTGCCTCCTCCAAAAGAAGCTGATCTATACTTATTCAGGGCCCCTACGGCGCTTTCTAAGACATTTACGTATACTGTTGAGTTAATCTATACTGTAACTACTCCGGCAGTCCCTGGCGAACCAGGAAGTGGCTCTGTTGAAGAGAAAAAACTGACAAAGGTCTATTCACAAACAGTTAAAGGTAACTGGAGTATTTGGGCTAACAAGCTGCGTGATTACGTATATGCGGGGAACTAAATGGCAGGCTTAGCATACAATCATTGCATTACGACAGGTCATGATGCTTATCCTCCGACCGATGTAAATGCTACACAATCTAAAGTATTCACCGGTGGTATAGCTGTCGTTCGTGACGGCGATCCTATTACTCCACACACAAAAACAACGAAGCCTCATGATACACATGGAGGCGTCGTAGAGGCTAGAACGAGTAAAGTATTCGTTAACGGGAAGAAAGCAGCCCAAATGGCCGATCCAATTTCATGCGGTGACACCATCGCTCAATCTTCACATAAGGTGTTTATTCACTAATGGCTACTACAGAACCAGTAAATTACCAGTTGACGCGTACTGCAAACGCTATCCCAGAAGCATTCGTTGGTGCAACCTTCGATGAAATTAAAAATAATCTTATTGATTGGCTTTCAAGTCAATCAGAGTTTCAAGATTATGATTTCTCTGGTTCTCGAATCAACGTACTGCTAGATCTTTTAGCTTATAACACTCTTTATATTCAACAATTTGCTAACACAGCAATATACGAAAGTTTTATCGGAACTGCTAATCTTCGTAGCTCGGTAGTCCAGGCGGCCCAAGAAAACGGATATCTTCCTGCTTCTAAATCTGCGGCTAAAACTTCTATTATGCTAGATGTTACCCATGACTTAAATCCGGTATCGATTAGTATTCCGCGTGGGACTAAGTTCTTGGCCTATGCCCGTGATACATCAGCGGACCCGTATTCTTTTGTCACTACCAAAGATGTGGTTGTAACACGTGATAACGATAAACATTATTGGCCCGTTGTTGAACTCGCTCAAGGTCGAATTATTCGTCAGATAATTCAGTATGACCCTAAAGTTCCTATTTTGGTCCGTGATCCTAATATCGACAGATCAGAAGTTCGCTTAATGGTTAACGGTTCTGAATGGACCAACTGGACTGATCGGTCTATGGTTCACACCGGAAGCACTTCTCACATTTACTATATGCGTGAGACCGTTGATGGTGATACTGAGTTCTTTTTTGGCGAAGGTGTAGAAACTACTTCTGTAGCCGGCGGTGTTTTGGAAGCTAACTTTATTGGCGGTCTAAAACCTACTCGTAATGACACAATAACCATAGAATACCTCCGTACCGAAGGCGATGTTGCTAATGGTGCCGTAGATTTTAGTTATGCAGACACACTTCAGTATGTTACTGTTAATAAAATCATTGAAAACTGGACCAATTCTCCTGATTATGTCGGTGCCGACGGTGGTGGCGACCCTGAAGGAATTGAGCGCATTCGAGAACTTGCTATCCTGAAACGTGAATCTCAGATGCGTTGTGTTTCTAAGTCAGATTATGAAAGTTTTGTTAGTTCTCGTTTTGGTAATATAGTCCAGGCTGTCCAATGCTTTACAGACCCAGATAAACCAGGGTACGCATTTATTGCAATTAAACCAAAATCGGGTCTACAACTGACAGCTGTCCAACGTGAAGACATTAAAGCTTATTTAGAGCCGTTTACATTAGCTCCTATTACTCCTGCTATTATGTCTCCGGATTATTTGTTCATCAAGCAAAATGTTAAAGTTTCTTATGCTATGAACAAGTTACAAGAATCTGAGCAGTGGCTTGAAAATAAAATTTTAGACCAGATCGATACCTATTATCGCGATGAAGTAGAAATCTTCAATAGCTCATTTAGTAAGTCTAAAATGCTGACTTATGTAGATGATGCAAATATTAGTATTCTAGGTTCGTCTGCCACGATTCAACTGGTTCGCGAAGTTGTTAATTATTTTGTTCTGCCTGAAAGTGGTATTAAATACTATAATCAAATTAATAAGCGGTCTTTAGAGTCAAGCGACATTTCTTTTGTGGCTAATTCCGAGTTGAGTTATCCTGTTAGAATCTACGGAGCAGACCCTGACGAGTTAGGAAAAGGAAATATTGTTATAGGGCCTTTCCGAGACGGCGATATTGTTGAGAACGCGCATATTACGCCGTATACAGGATCTGATTTTAACAAGCCTACTATAGAAGGTCGTACTAAATTTTATAAAGTCGGCGAAATCTCTTATCCGGGTGATAACATCTATTGGAACCTTGGGGCTCTTGGTGTAACTTCAGATCGTTTTGAAGACCAAAGCATCGAGCTTTATTCTACGCCAAGTCAAGATATTATCTTCTCAAGAGATGGAACACTTATCGTATTTGAGAACGATTTACGCCCTCAATACACAACTATCACATTGGAGCCAATTACTCAATGACAATTGCACCTTTCGTCACCAGCTTACGTATTCACAAGCTATCAGCGAACCAGGTCAATATTCGTTGGGATGACGTTGGTGCAAACTTCTACTATTTTGTAGAAATAGCCGAGATCGAAGATGAAACCGGTCGAGAAGTCGACCGTTCTTCTTTAAGTTGGCGTGCACTAGGTTATACCACTGAAAACGAATGGTTCGCAAATAACTTGCGTCCTATGACCACGTACAGAATGCGTGTACAATCGACCGCGGCGGGATTCGAACCTTCGGAATGGGTAGAAACTGAAGACTTTGAAACATTTGAAGTTAACGCCTACACATTTGAACAGATGAGCCAATTCATGCTTATGAAGCCGTTCATTGAAGAAAAGTTCGTTAAGAACCGTATGAATTATGTTAATTTCAATACGGCTGCATTACAGGCATCGTTGATGGCTGAAAACTTTCCTATCTCTACTGAATATAAAGATCTTTCCCAAGTTAGACAGTATGTTTTAGGCGAAGATGAATTCCATGAAATTCAAGGGCCTATAGAAGCGGTCTGTGTAGATAAAGACAGAACCATGCTTGCTGAAATAGATGGCAACCTCTATCTATTTGAACGCTTCCAGCACATGGTCAAAGTATCTAATGATAAAGGCCAGAACTGGCATTACGTACGCCTCTTTAGTGATCGCGTAGGCAATCCTGTTTCAAGGACATGTGTTTATCAGTCCAATACTACTACATACGTCCTGGGCTATAATAAAGTGTTCTACGGCCGTAAATCTAGCGATGTTCGTTGGTCGTCGGATGAAGTTCGTTTTAGTGATAACGAAGTAACATTTACTAAGTTAGGTGACCAGCTTAATTTAGGGTTCGAAGTAGAAATCTTCGGTGTATATGCTTCATGGCCTGGTATTCTTAATACTAGAGTAGAAGCTATGACCGTTAACAATACACACTTATACGGTGTAGCCAGAGACACAGTTCGCAGAATTAAATTAAAACAAGCTCCAGTTGATACCGTTATTGGGTCCCCTACATTCGGTGAAAAGTTATTTGAGCCTGAAATAATCAGAATAACCGGTGATGACCTAGCCGTTTGTTATAAAATGGATTCTATCGGCGGCAAAATCTTTGCTCTTATTACAGGCCGTTTAAAATCCGCAGGGCTTGATGCGTCTGACCCTAAAAATGTTGAATGCGTATCTAAAGAAGCTGAAGCAATTAAAGGCGTTTACGTATTTGACGAAGATACTTTAAGCTTTAGAAGAGTTTTTGGTACTACAGCAGAAGAACGCAGGAGAATTGAGCACGGATGGTCTAGTATGTCCACTGATGGCCAAGAATTGTTCTTTAGCTCTGGTGACTTTAGGTATAACGAATATGTTCCTGATAATGAACTTCCTTTAGAATACCCTGCCAAGGTTACAGAGGCCGTTTCATATTATGCTCCTTATCAGTATCATCATGATAAACATTGGCATATGATGAGCTTCCGATCTAACGAAAATAGCGGTTGGGAAGAGTTTAAACCTGGCCGTATGAAATTTTATGCCGAGCCTTGGTTTAACTGGATGGCCCGTTCTGGAAATAGAAACTGGGTTACTACTACGGACCATGCTTTAGTAGTTTATAACAACACTACTTATACCAAGTATGTTGATACTCTGTCTTTAACAGACCCTAACCGCATTTTGCATGAAGTTTGGAATAAAGGCGATGGTGTATTCTATTGTCCTAACGTAGAGTTCGATAGCTTCTTAAAATATGCCTCCGGCATTATGTTTCATGAGCCTGATGGTACTTTAGTAGGGTTCTATGAATTTGAATACAGAGTCAGAGATTATGTTAAGATCACTTGGAAACCTAAAAATGTGATGTTCAAAGCATTTTTACAAAACCAAGAACATGAAGTTCCATGGACCCCAACAGAAGATACTGGACTCCAAGACCCGGATCTGGTTCCTTTAGTTCGTAAAATGATGCCAGATAGTTATTTGCTTCAAGATACCAACTTTGAGGCGTTTAGTAATTATTACTTGCAGTTCATTTCTAAAGGATACGGGACTCATTATAATAAGCTTCTGAACCTTGTTCGTGATAAGTACCCACGTGAAGAACACGCTTGGGAATACTTATGGTCTGAAGTTTACAAACGTAATATCTATCTGTCAAAGGAGCGGAGAGATGCTGTAGTACGTTTCTTCGAAGCTCGTAAAAATGACTTCTACGCCACAAAAGGTATTGAAGAAAGCTACAAGTTCTTGTTCAAGCTCTTGTATAATGAAGATGTTGAAATTGACATCGAATCTAAAAACAGCACCGAGTATGATATAGTTGTTGACTCTGATAATATCAATGACGATATTGTTGGTCGTACGATTTACACAGCTTCGGGTCGTTGCAATGTAACATATATTGAGCGTGAATACGTTGACGGTAAGCTTCTATGGCGTATGACCATCCATAATATGATAGGTCGATTTGTCGCTGGTCAAGAAGTTAAATCTGAAAAGACCTCTTTTGAAGGTATGATTGTTGTGGGTGTTCGTGGTAAAGAACTTATTTCTAATACCATAGAATATATTAACCGTTCTCGTTCTTATTATGTGATGAAAATTCGTTCTTCTCTTCCTACTTCTAGATACAGAGATGACGTACTGAGATTTGTTCATCCGGTAGGTTTCGGCTTCGTTGGCATTACTTTGATCACGATGTTTATTAATGCTGGTCTTAGTATGAAACACGTTGAAACCACCATAAATAAACTCAAGAACTATAAGTGGGACTCAGGCATTCCTTCGTATTATCCTGACAGAAATGCCGCAATTTCTCCTAGTGGAACTATAGAACGAGACGCATGGGGTGACCCTATTTACTACGATAATGTAAACAAAGGTGTTCCTTACCCGTGTACTCAAGAATATATCACAGAGAATAATAATAGCCAATTCCAAGGTCAAGGTCCTTGTGAAAGACGTAAGCGGCACAGTCCTTTATTTGACCAGTCTGCAGTAACATTCTCTTGTTATAGAGAGCTGGTAGATGAACGGCTTAAAGATAATGTAGGAAATCCTCGTGATCCTGAGAATCCAACCCAGGTCAATATAGGTGAATAAATGTCTACATCTGCATTAGCATCAGTGAACAGCGCGATTTATCGCGCTGTTATTACTTCTAAATTTCGTACTGAAAAAATGTACACGTTCTATAAATCCGTAGGAGATGGACCAGAACAAAATACATTGTATATAAGCTTCGGCAAATCTACTCCATGGTCTGCTAATGAAAACGAGCCAGGATTTGCCCCACCATATCCTTCAGATAGTACTGACGGGGTTGTTGATGTCTGGACTAATATGATGGGCGCTGTTAAAGTTGACCCAAGCATGTTAGACTGTGTTATTCCAAGGCGTGATTGGGGTGATTCACGTTACGATAACTCAACATTTTTAATTGGTGATATTGTAGTTACTAATAACGCCCCGTATAATAAAACCGAAGTCGGAGCCGGTTGGCTAATTTATAAATGTGTTGATGTTCCAAAAGAAGGTATGTGTTCTATAGGCCAGTTGTCTAATAAAGATGAATGCCTTGCGCTAGGCGGTAAGTGGTCTCCTTCAAGAACTTCTACTATTGTTCCTAGCGGCCGAGCAGACACTAGTGGTGGTACTAACGGTATCATAGATACAGGAGATGGGTACTATTGGGAATATCTTTATGAGATCCCGCCAGATGTTTCTATTAACCGCTGTACTAATGAATATATTGTCGTTCCATGGCCGGATGAAGTGGCTGCAGACCCTCAACGTTGGGGTTATCACAATAACATCAGCTGGCAACAATATGACTACGACATCATTTACCGTCTTAAAGCCAACTGTGTGCGGTTTAAAGCTTTCCTGGACTCGGTCTATTTCCCGGAGTTTAGTTTACCGGGTAATACAGGATTTAGGCAGATTTCTGTAATTAGCAATCCTTTAGAAGCTAAAAAGAATCCTAATGACCCTAATGTTAAGGCTACTAAAGGATCTTATCCAGCGGTAAGTTTGTTTAGACAGTCCGGTGAAGTCATTTATATGGAAAATAGACAACCGATCATTAGATCGATGGATCAGACTGAAGAAGTTAGTATCATCTTTGAATTCTAATTAGGGAGCCGTGAGGCTCCCATTTTTGTTTATAAATATCTCTATAAACATATTGAGGTACACTATGGCATTCACACAAACTCCAAAAGAAGTTGTAAACGTAGGTGAGATCGGTAACGCCTCAACGGGCGATATCTTATATGTTGGCGGCGTTAAAATAAACAAAAACTTCTCAGATATTTTTAATGCTTTCGGCGACCAACGGCTTTTTGCGGCTGCTGATGGCGAAAACACCCAGATAATCCATGCAACCGGATATTACCAAAAGCTGTCATTTGCCGATTATAGCAGTAGTGAAATAGCTTTAGGAACTTGCCACGATATTTCTACTAACGGCCAAAAGCTCAATGTTACTATAGCTAAAGGCAACGTCGGTGAGGCTATTTACTTTGTAAATGCTGACGGTTCTATTTCGGCGGAAACCAGTCTTACAATAACAACTAGTGCTAATGACGGATTCGCTTCAGGCGGTAATAAAATTGAAATAGTTTCCCCGTATACTAGAGTTGAAGTCTGGTGTATTTCTAAAGATACCTCAGGTAATTGTATTTGGGATTACTCTATTACAAGTATGTTTGGCCAGCAGCACGTTCCTTTAGAAAGAACGTTTACACTTAATCAAACAGGAACTGACATTGTTATTGCTGGGGTTAAAGAATTTAACTCTATTAAGCTTCTAATGAGTTATGTAGCAACACCACCTGGTAAAAATATCAGACAGTCTTCTGAAACCCTTTTATTGGTTGATTCTAGTATGAATAAAGTCTACTCTACTGAATACGCTGTTATCAGAATGGGTGGCGAAAAAGGTGAAGATGAATTCTTTTACGATGCTACTTATTCAGTAAATTCTGCGGGTAAAGTAGTGCTTACCGTGAAATCAAATTACGCTAACGCTAGACTGGCAATTAAATCTATCGGTACTCAGACCGTCGGTACAGGAATCTAATAATGAAACAAAATTTAAATATTGGCCAAGTAGTCGACGACGGCGGCGGGGATTATCTCCGCCTTGGTGGCCAAAAGATTAATAACAACTTTGACGAACTGTACTATCAATTAGGTGATGGTACTTATCCTCATGCCGCTGGTGCTTGGAAAACCCACTCAGCAGCTACTTCTATTCGACTTGACCCTAAAATGGGTGATAGTTTCGCTATTAATACCCAGGCGGCTCGCGTAACAGTTTATCTTCCTAAAGGTAAACCTTCGGACTACAACAGTGTTATTCGTCTACGTGATGTATGGTCTACCTGGCGGTTGTCTCCTGTGACTGTGGTTCCTGCCTCAGGCGATACTATTAAAGGTTCTGCATCTCCTAAGACCTTTAATACTAACTATCAAGATCTTGAGCTGGTTTATTGCTCTCCAGGTAGATGGGAATACATCAACGGCAAAACCATTGAAAAATTTACTAATGGCGATTTAGCTACAGTTTCTAAGAAATCAATTATTGCCACTGAAGGCCAAACTGACTTCTTAGACATTTTTGATGGTGAAGAATATAATCCAGAATCTCTGAATGTCTATCGCCGTGGTAATATGTTGTTTTATGGCGAAAATGGATTTGACCCGGTTAATGCAGATTACGGTTCTCCAGGCCCAAATAACACTATTGTGGCTTTGAATAAAAAAGATGTTCGGTTAGTTAAGCCTTGTTCTGAAGGTGATGTAATTATTTTCGAAACCTTTTTAGATGGTATTGGTGTATGGCGTAGCTCATACAACAAAGTTACTGTTATGGTTCGCAGTAACAAACTTACCTCCGAGAAAACAGTCCAAGGCTCTAAAATTGTAGCCGACTTGAGTACCCTGCGTGAACTTAGCGTCGCAGATTTAGGTGTTCTTCCTGGTATAGACATGAACCCAAATTCTATCGAGGTAGAAATAAACGGTAAAAGTCAGGTCGAAGCAGGGACAGGTGGTCTTCCGGAGTTTATTTGTGAAGGTGCCCCTGGTGAATCTTTACAAGATTGTATAGCTAATGGTGGGACTTGGGTCCAATCGGACTCCGATTATCGTTTGATATTTGATAGTGACGGGATTAAAGTTTCTGGTATCAGATTCGGTCAACCTTTTGAAGACCAGGATATCATTACTGTCCGTTGGTACAATAACAACATCGGGACCACGATGTCCATGGATGATATTGTTTCTGAGACAGATCTGATTTATATGAATGCCGAAGAAACAGTAGACCTTAAAAACAGAATCGAATACACTGATTATCAGAACCCGAGCCAAAAAACTAAAGTTGACGTGCCTAATGAGTACGATGTTCGGTTATCTAACATCTCGGCATTTTTTGACTCAATTTATCCTATAGGAACAATTTATGAAAATGCTCATAACCCGGCTAACCCACGAGATTACATGGGTATGGGTGTATGGAAGATGTACGGTGAAGGCCATGCATCTGTAGGGTGGGCTTCTGATATAAGTAATCCTTACTTTGCATTAAATAATAATGACCTAGACAGTTCAGGTAGGCCGTCTCATAGCGCTGGAGGCACGGTCGGCGAAGTTGAATTCCAGATTTCAGCAAATAACATCCCCGAACTCAAATCTGATGATACGGTTCTTATTGCTGATGATAATGGTACCGTAGTTATCGGCGGGTGTCAGTTAGATCCTGATGCATCTGGTCCTGGGTATTCCAAATATAGAGAAGGTTCTATCACCGTAAACAAAGGCGCTGGTGGCTTACCTATTTCTAACGTTCAACCTTCTATAACTGTCTATCGCTGGATAAGGGTGGCATAATGATTTTTACTAAAACACGCGAAGGGGCTAAGGTCCCTTCAAGAGAAGCTAACTATCTTCAATTTGAATTAGACCCTGAAGATATTTCTGTAGGTGATCAAGTTCCTTATGGGTCGGTCACACTAAAACAAACACAACACGGCGTTTGGTATCCTAATATTCAGGCAGCAATAGATGATGTCCGTGCGATGATCCCTAGCGATGTCGGAGAAGTTGTTACTAATGTAACAGGTATTAGTCCAGGAAAAACACAACAGATCACTCGGGCCGTTTTTTCAGGTGTTGTCAAATTAGAAGACGAAACCTCTGAAGAAATAGTCGAGATTCTAGGTGTTGCCGTTAAACTTAAAAACGGCGATACCGCCGAGATAGCTGCTGCTAAATGGCTCAACATCCTTGAGTCTATGGTTGCTGATAAGATTGCTATTGCAGCAGTTTTTAGCTCTGCTTCTACCCAGAATATCGTAGATATTACTCACCTGGATTACCAGAACCATACTTTCGAAACTTTTAAGTGGAACGGTATTACAGTTAACTTTAGTGTTTTGTCTCCTGCTAAACAAGGTTACGGAAGTTGGAACTTTTTAGGTAGCGAAGATAAAGTATTTGCTAGTAATACTGTTCGCTTCCATTATTTCCAGAGGATCTCGTAATGGCTCAAAATAACTTTCAGCACTACAGTGATTTAGCTGAATATACAATTTTTAAGCCGGCTAACACGGATTGGCCGGCTTCTGTAGATAATGTCCAAAAAGCATTATCAATGATCGGCGACTGGTCTCGTACTGACGTAGGTTTACCTGTAGCAACTCCTACAACTCCGGGTATTGTGGCTATAGCTACTCAATCTGAAGTAGATGCTGGCAAAGTAACAAATAAATTTGTTAGCCCGGCCACATTAAAATCTGTTATCACCAGACCAGACGCAACGACCGCAGTAAAAGGCTTAACCAGATATGCTACTAATGCTGAAGCTGCTGGATTCGCTATCGGTAATGCCGCTATAGTTCCTTCTGCATTAGGCCATGTTTTTACTAATGTAACGGCTACTGAAACTAGATTTGGTACTATTAAGCGGGCCACTTATGATATGGGACAAGCTGGTACCGATGATACTACTGCGGTAACTCCTAAGCGCGTTGTAGAAATGATTGCCGCTCATTCGGCCAATCCTCCTTCATATACGATGGCGACAGAAACTAACTTAGGGTTGGTTAAGTTAGCTACTAGCGCTCAAATTCAGCAAGGGACTTTAGGAGATGGATACGCTATATCACCTAAAGGATTACTTGGTGCTAAAGCATCTGAATCTAAATTTGGTGTTATTCGTTTATCTACTGCATCTGAAACAGCTGCCGGGACTTTAGATTCTGTAGCGGTTTCTCCTAAGCAATTGATGGCCCTTCGCGGTTCTACATCCCAATACGGGTTAGTCCAGCTATCAGGCGTTCCTCAGTCAGGCCAAACTGCTGCAAGAGCTGATGCCGTCGTGTTTAAAACAACTACCGTAAATGGTAAGCCTTTATCCGGAAATATCACTTTAAGTGCCGGGGACGTAAATGCTTGGTCTAAAGGTGAAGCTGATAACCGCTTTATGCCTAAAGACAGGATGGTCGGTAATATTACTCGCATTGAAGGTGCCACATATCTTAACTACAGAGGAAATAACGGTAGTCCGGATACTTGGTATTGTCAAAGTCCATGGGAAGGCTTTTCTACTGTAGGTATGAACGTTGTTTGTAAATTTGAAAGAAACTACGACGGTGGTGATAACCGTATTTTCCAGTTCTATGTTCGTGTTAATGGGCAAAGACAAGGTGGAATACTTACATTAAATATAGAAAATACTAAAGGCGGAAGAAACGGTCATTCCTGGAGATTCGAGGCGTATGCATCGGGTAATTTCCGGTTCGGCAATATTCCTCCAGGAGCTAGAGTTGACCTTGAACCTGTTCAATGGCACCGAGTTTTACATGTAGACGTACTGGCCACATTCTGCACAAATTAAGGATTCTTAATGATTATTAAGCTTGAAACTTTACCCAATGTAACTAAAGACCCAGGCGAGTCTCAAAAACGAATTGCCTGGATTAAAAATGGAGAGCCGCTTAATGCGGCTTCTACTCGTTACGGACACGAAGGCGAACTTAACCGAGTCGGCGTTCAACTCCAAGAGAACATCGAATTCGTTCACCATGAAGTAGAACGAACTGTAGAACAATTAAACAAGAACAGTACTGAAATCGAATCTATTAAAGAATCTTTAGAAATTACCACTGATGTTGATGCAGTAACTCAGGTTTATAAAAACCGTGATGACATTGTACTGGTTAATTCTGAATTAGATCTTCACGAGCAAGAAATAGCTTCTTTAAAAGAATCTTCAACAAAGTTAACTGCTGAAGTAGGCGTATATAACCCGAACTTAGACCCTAGGCACCGTACTATACGCGGAGATATTGTATTCATCAAAGATGAAATCGGTTCTTATCCGGGTCAGAATAAAAACGGTGAAGTTGATTTAGATTCTTCTGGCTCAGGTATGAAGCTTCGCATCATTTCTAACAGTGATGCCATTTCTAAAGTTACTGCTAGGGTCCAAGATCTTGAAGACAATTTTATCGATTCTGATGTAGGTGCTTTATCAGGCAGAATTGATGAAATTCGTACTGAAATAGGACCTAAAACCTTAGCGAATGGGACTTCCATTTACAGCAGAATAATTAAGGCAGACCAAGATATCAGTCTTCTTAAATCTGCCCAGGAAGATATTTCTGCCGCCATTAATTTGTCAGGTCCTGAAACAATTTCGTCCAGGGTATCTAATTTAGAATCACGTACTCTATCTATTGATGCTACAGTTAATTCAGCTGGAACTGGTCTTGTCGATAAAGTAGGTGCCATTGAAGTAAAAATCGGATCAGCTTCAGAACCGTACAGCATTTTAGGTAGATTAGATGCGATTCAAACTACCCAAGATGAAATTAAGACTGTTGTTGGCGAAGATGCTTCTTCTGGCATGCGCGGGCAGATAGCTTGGATTCAGCAGAAAACAGGTATTGTTGGCCCTGGCGAAACTCCTGATCCTAGTTCTATTGAAGGTCGTTTGACTGAAGTTATCGGCGTCCAGTCTCAGCAGCAATCATCTATTCAAGATATTCAGGCTGAAATTGGTAATGGTACCAATGGTATCACAGGCCAATTAAACGAAGTTCGTAAAACTGTTTACGGTAATTCTAGCTCTGCAGACCCTATTGAAAAGAGTGGTCTTTTAGAGTCTGTTAAAAAGATAAATTCAGATTATGTACAGGATGTAACTGACCTGAATGCTTACCTCCGTACAAAAGACCAGTGGATCAAAAAATCCATGGCGATGGGTTCATTTAAAGGTAAAGACCTCTCAGCAGATTTAACCGGCGATGATTTTGAATACTCGTTCGGTCCTGGTCTTGTAGCTGCCGATTTTAATAATCAGATTCGCGTTATTAATAGTGAAATCGTTATCAACGACTCGGCAATTTATGAGGTGACGGCCTCTGCTATTATTGAAAAAGCTCACGCAGATAAAGTTCTTGATTTAGTGTTTTATGTTGACGACGTTTCTGTGGATGTTAACTCTGTAGGTGTTAAAACTGTAGCAGGCTATCAAGTTATTAGCTTTAGTTGGCTTGGGCAGTTAGAAGAAACAGATCGTTTACGCGTGGCCATTAAAGCGGTTGAACCGGCTTCTCAAGTTGTTTTAAATGTAGAGGCTGTTGACATTACTGTAGTTCCAGCGCGCTAAAATTAGGGAGACTTCGGTCTCCCATTTTTGTATAAATATAGTTATTATATGAGGACTTTTTATGGCCGGACAAGTTGCTAATAATCCTTCTGAATTGAAGGACCTTATCCTGCGCCGCATGGGCGCACCAATCGTAAATGTTGAATTAACTACTGACCAAATATATGATTGTATCCAGCGAGCTCTAGAGCTCTACGGCGAATACCATTTTAACGGTCTGAACAAAGGCTACCAAGTTTTCTATATTGGTACAGAAGAATCGGATAACGCCCAGTTCTTGAATGGGGTGTTTAATCTCCGAGGCCGTAATATATTTGCTATTTCTCAGATAGTACGTACTAATGTTGGCTCGATTACTTCAATGGACGGAAATGCTACTTACCCTTGGTTTACAGACTTTCTTATGGGTATGGCTGGCATCAATGGTGGTATGGGTTCATCTTGTCAAAAAGGATACGGCCCGAATGCCTTCGGCGCTGACCTCGGGTATTTTACACAGCTGATGTCTTACTGGTCGATGATGCAGGACCTTTTATCTCCTCTTCCAGATTATTGGTATAACTCTGATACAGAGATGCTCAAAATAATGGGTAACTTTATGAAGGGTGATATAATCGTTTGTGAGGTATGGACTAAATCTTATAATAACGTAGATTGGGCCGTAGGTAATACTGCTGGGTATGGTTACGCTGGTTCTAATAATGCTAATCAGTGGGGGCTTGGTGAAGTATATGACAATCCTAATAAAGGAATCACAGGCCAATTTGCTGGTGAACAGAACCAGAACCGTGAAGGTGCCTATAATAATCGTTGGGTTAAAGATTACGCCCATTGTTTAGCTAAAGAACTTAATGGACAGATTTTAGCCAAACACCAAGGCATGATGCTTCCTGGCGGGGTAACTGTTGACGGGACTCGTTTAATCGAAGAAGCTCGTATAGAAAAAGAAGCTTTACGCGCCGAGCTTGATCTGCTTGATCCTGGATGTCCTATTTTGCTGGGGTAATAATGAGCACTTATAATTCAAATCTATTTGCTAAGCTCGAAGACCGTTCTGGCTATGCCAAGACCAACGAAACTGAGATTCTGAACCCGTTTGTTAACTTCAACAAGTATACTAATACCCAAACTCTAGCTGATGTATTGGTAGCCGAAAGTATTCAGATGCGTGGAATAGAGCTTTATTATCTGCCGCGCCAGTTTAACAATCCAGATCTTCTGTTTGGCGAAGATCCTCAATCAAGCTTTAATAAGGCTTGGATGTTTGCTGCTTATTTGAATAGCTTTGACGGGTATTCAGGTGACAATACGTTCTTTAGTAAGTTCGGTATGTCCGTTAATGACGAAGTTACATTCACTATTAATCCTCGCTTGTTTAAACATCAAGCAGATGGTAAAGAGCCTATTGCCGGTGATCTGGTTTATTTTCCGATGGATAATAGCCTATTTGAAATAACTTGGGTAGAACCTTACGACCCATTTTATCAGGTAGGTCAAAATGCCATGCGTAAAATAACTGCTCAGAAATATGTCTATTCTGGTGAAGAAATGCAGCCTGAACTACAGCGTAATGAAGGTATCAATATTCCTGAATTTAGTGAGCTTGATCTTCAGCCTATTAAAAATATTGATGGGTTGGCTGATATCAACAACGATCAGTACGCCGAAACAGAAGAGATTAATGCTGAAGCCGCCCAGTATGTAGAACCTTTCTACGTCAATAACGGAAGAGGAAATTATGTTCCACCTAAATCTTCTCCTTTTGACGATGGGTTCTTAGATGATTAAATAATCTATATGCCCGGAAACCCCGGGCTCTGGAGATAAAATGTTTGGTTTCTGGTACAATTCGTCTTTGCGTAGATATATTGTGTTGATGGGTGATTTGTTTTCCCATGTCCAAGTAGCACGTCTACGCAAGGACCAAGGCCTTAAATATATTAAAGTCCCTATTTCGTATGCATCTAAAGAAAAATTTATGTTGCAGCTTAATAAGTGGACAGCTGTTCAATCTACTGAAGATAAAGCAAAAATAGAAACTATTCTTCCAAGAATGAATCTTCATTTAGTAGATATGCAATACAACGCAGCTTTTAAAACTTCTCAGCTTAATAGGACTAAGTCTCAGACTCAAGACGGTAAAACTCCTGTCTCACAATATAACCCTACTCCTATTAAGATGATTTTTGAGCTTGGAATCTATACGCGTCATCAAGATGATATGTATCAGATTGTCGAGCAAATTTTACCGTATTTTCAGCCACACTTTAATACAACCATTCACGAGCTTTATCCTAATAATATCCAATTCAAGCGTGATATCAAAATAGTTCTTCAAAGTATTGCGCCTGATGAACAGGTAGACGGTGATGCTAATTCGAGACGTCGCCTTGAGTGGTCTATTATGTTTGAAGTAAACGGCTGGCTTTATCCGCCTGTTGCTGAACTTGAAGGTGAGATCAAAACGATTTATTTGGACTTCTTTGCAAACAGTAAAGAACTTTCCTATAATGATAATTTTGAATCTGTTGATACAGAAGTGGTCCCGAGGCATATAGAATCTGCTGAATGGGATGGTTCGTATGAACAAAGTTATTCTCAAAATATTCCTATTCCGTCAGGAGATGTTCCTCCTGGAGTGAGGCGAAATGAGTGAAGTACTAGACATGAGCAAGCTGTTGGATATCGACAGCTTACCAGGAATTGAAGGCGAAGAAATTCCTGTATACGAGAAATTAGAACTTGTTGAAGTTAAATCTAACCCTAATAATCGTAAACCTGACCTTGAAGACGATTACTCGGTGGTTCGTAAAAATCTTCATTTCCAACAGCAGATGCTAATGGATGCAGGCAAGATTTTCCTTGAAACTGCTAAAAATGCTGATTCTCCACGCCATATGGAGGTATTTGCTACTCTAATGGGGCAGATGACTGCTACGAATAAGGAAATTCTTAAACTTCATAAAGAAATGAAAGAAATCACCGACGAGAAAGTTGATACTAAAGGCAAAGGCGGACAGCAGACAACTAACATCGAGAACGCTACTATTTTCATGGGTTCTCCTTCTGATTTGATGGATGAGCTTGGCGATAGTTATGAAGCCCAAGAGCGATTAGAAAAGCAGGTTAATTAATGGAACAGCCAGTTAACGTCTTTAACGATGACCATCCGTTGAACGTTGGCGATAATATTGTAATCAAACCGCCTAGTTCTATGGCGGTTAAAACAGAAGGCGGGATCAGGTTCTTTCAGTCTCAGTGGGACCAGAAGTGGTATCCTGAATCTTTTGATGATTATCTTCGCATTAACGGAATAGTCAAGATTCGTCTTCAAGGCGAAGATCCAACTAATTTTAGAACATTTAAAGATAAAAACAATAAGCGTACTCGTTATAATGCTCTTCCTAACCTTAAAAGAGCAAACATTAAAACGGCTTGGACTAAAGAAATGGTTCAAGAATGGAAGAAGTGTCGAGACGATATTGTTTACTTTGCAGAAACCTATTGCGCAATCACCCATATTGACTACGGGACCATTAAGGTCCAGCTCCGTGATTACCAGCGCGATATGTTAAAAATTATGTCCACTAAGCGTATGACTACATGTAACCTTTCTCGTCAGCTTGGTAAGACAACTGTTGTAGCTATTTTCCTTGCCCACTTTGTTTGCTTTAACAAAGATAAAGCTGTAGGTGTTCTAGCGCATAAACGTAGTATGTCTGAAGAAGTATTAGACCGTACTAAACAAGCTATAGAACTTCTGCCTGATTTTTTACAACCAGGGATCTCTGAGTGGAACAAGGGCAACATCGAACTAGATAATGGTAGTTCCATTGGCGCCTACGCAAGTAGCCCTGACGCCGTCCGTGGTAACTCCTTCGCTATGATCTATATTGATGAATGTGCGTTTATTCCTAACTTTATTGATGCTTGGCTTGCTATCCAACCGGTTATTTCATCCGGGCGCCGTTCTAAGATTATTATCACAACGACTCCTAATGGACTAAACCACTTCTATGATATATGGACTGCTGCAGTAGAAGGTAAATCAGGTTTCGAACCGTATACGGCTATTTGGAACTCTGTTAAAGAGCGGTTGTACGATGAAAATGACCGATTTGACGATGGGTGGCAGTGGAGCCGTCAGACAATTTCCGGGTCATCTTTAGAACAGTTCCGTCAGGAACATATGGCCGAATTCCAAGGAACATCAGGAACACTAATTAGTGGCATGAAATTAGCAGTCATGGAATGGATTGAAACCGTCCCTGAGCAGAACTATTTTTATCGTTTTAAGCAGCCTGAAGAAGGTCATAAATATATTGCTGCTTTAGACTGTTCTGAAGGTCGTGGACAAGATTATCATGCAATGCACATTATCGACGTAACGTCAGATACTTGGGAACAGGTTGCTGTATTACATTCTAACGAGATTTCTCACTTAATCCTTCCGGATATAGTGCATAAATACTTAATGGAATACAACGAAGCCCCTGTGTATATCGAGTTGAACTCGACTGGTGTCTCCGTTGCAAAATCTCTTTATATGGATCTTGAATACGAAAACGTTATTTGCGATTCAATGGTTGATTTAGGTATGAAGCAAACTACTAAGACTAAAGCTGTTGGTTGCTCTACTTTAAAAGACCTTATCGAGAAAGATAAATTAATCATCCACCATAAATCTACCATTATGGAATTCCGCACGTTTAGCCAGAAGAAACTTTCTTGGGCCGCGGAAGAAGGCTTCCACGATGATTTGGTTATGAGTCTAGTAATTTTTGCTTGGCTTTCAACCCAACAGAAATTCGCCGATTACGCAGATAAAGACGATATGCGCTTAGCATCAGAGGTCTTTAGTCGTGAATTGGAAGATATGAACGATGAATACGCGCCTGTGGTATTTGTAGATGCTGCCGATAATAGTGCTTCCTACGCTCCGGCGGAGCCTGGAATTTCATTCGTATAAATAAGATAAAGCAAATCACTTTGAGGAATAATCATGGCTTTAATCTCTCCTGGAATTGAGCTCAAAGAAACGAGCGTCCAAAGCACGGTAGTCATTAACGCTACAGGTCGTGCTGCATTAGTTGGTAAGTTTCAATGGGGTCCGGCATACCAAGTTACTCAGGTTACTAACGAAGTAGAACTTGTTGACCTGTTTGGTGGCCCGAACAACCAGACCGCTGACTATTTTATGTCCGGTATGAACTTCCTTCAGTATGGTAACGATCTTCGTACCGTACGTGTTGTAAACGAAGAGGCTGCTAAAAACGCAAGCCCAATCGCTGGTAATATTGAATGGACCATCGATACCGCGGGTACTAACTACTCTGTAGGTGATAAACTGACCGTAAAATATCTGACTACGGATGTTGAAACAGAAGGTCGTATTACTAAAGTAGATACCGATGGTAAAATCCTTTCAGTCTTTATCCCGACTGCAAAAATTATCGCTTACGCGAAGTCCATTAACCAGTATCCAGATTTAGGCAGTTCTTGGACCGTTGAAATCGCAGGAACTTCTGCAGGTGTTTCTGGCGGTATTAGCTTAGGTAAAATTATCGTTGATTCTGGTATTCTGTTGACCGATACAGAAACGGCCGATGAAAAAATAACTAATACTACCTTCCAAACTGCATTATCTAAGTATGGTATGCCTGGTGTTGTGGCGATTTACCCGGGTGAAATCGGTTCTACTTTGGAAGTAGAAATTGTTTCTAAAGCTACCTACGATGCTAATGCAGTTTCTCTGTTAGATATGTATCCAGGTGGTGGTACTCGCGCGTCAACAGCCAAGTCTGTATTCGGCTACGGCCCTCAAACGCCAGATCAATATGCTATTATCGTTCGCCGTGACGGGACTTTAGTAGAAAATGTTATCCTATCCACTAAGCGTGGCGATAAGGATATGTACGGTAATAACATCTTTATGGATGATTATTTCGCCAACGGTTCTTCTAAGTTCATTTTTGCTACTTCAGAAGGCTGGCCTAAAGATTTCAGTGGTATTATTCAGTTAAATGGCGGCGTTTCTGCTAATGAATCTGTTACTGCTGCGGATCTTATGAAAGGTTGGGATCTGTTTGGTGACCGTGAAGCACTGCGTGTTAACCTGCTTATTGCTGGTGCATGCGCCGGTGAAGAAGCTGAAGTTTCTTCTACTGTACAAAAACACGTCGTTTCTATCGGCGATGAACGCCAAGACTGTTTAGTTCTTATTTCTCCGCCTCGTTCTGCCCTTGTTAATGTTCCGCTAACGCGTGCTGTTGACAATCTGATTGATTGGCGTGAAGGTACTGGTTCTTATACCGATTCGAACATGAACATTAATACCACGTACGCGACAATTGACGGTAACTATAAGTATCAATACGATAAATATAACGACGTTAACCGTTGGGTTCCTTTAGCAGCTGATATTGCAGGTCTCTGTGCTCGTACTGACACAACTTCTCAGCCTTGGATGTCTCCGGCTGGATACCGTCGTGGCCAGATCCTGAACTGCATTAAACTGGCTATTGAACCTCGTCAATCAGCTCGTGATCGCATGTATCAAGTAGGTATTAACCCTGTTATCGGTCAAGGTACAGGCGAAGGTTTCATCCTGTTTGGTGATAAAACTGCTACTACGGTTCCAACTCCGTTCGACCGTATTAACGTTCGTCGTCTGTTTAACATGCTGAAAACCAATATCGGTGACAGTTCCAAGTATCAAATCTTCGAGCTGAACGATAACTTCACACGTTCCTCGTTCCGTATGGAAACAGGCCAATACTTAGCGAACATTAAAGCTCTTGGCGGTGTGTATGATTTCCGTGTCGTTTGTGATACTACTAACAACACCCCTGCGGTCATCGATCGCAATGAATTCGTTGCGTCGTTCTACATCAAGCCGGCACGTTCTATCAACTTCATTACTCTGAACTTTGTTGCTACTGCAACAGGTGCAGATTTCGATGAACTGATTGGTGTTCAACAATAATATAATCACCTACCGGAAAGACCTGAAGTCATTATACCATGGCTTCAGGTTTAGCAATAAATCCGTAGGACGCCGCCAGGCGAATCCTTTTTAGAGGATAATAAATTATATTAACCACAATTTAAATTATCCCTGGCGTCCACAGACACTTCCAGGCGATATAAATAAGAGAGATTACTTATGGAGCTTACAGACATCACACGCGCTTTCGAATCGGGTGACTTCGCTCGTCCTAACCTGTTTGAAGTTGAAATCCCATTCCTTGGCCGTAACTTCAGCTTCCAGTGTAAAGCTGCTACTATGCCTGCCGGTATTGTAGAAAAAGTTCCTGTTGGATATATGAACCGCAAAATTAATATTGCCGGAGACCGTACATTCGACGATTGGACTATCACAATTTATAACGATGACGCTCATGAAGTTCGTAAAGCTATTATTGCTTGGGCTGCCATGGCTCATTCCCAGGGTAATGAAATTACAGGTTCTACCCCTGCTGAATATAAGAAAACTGCTAAAGTTCGTCAGTTCTCGCGTGATGGTAAAACTGTCACTAATGAACACGAAATCGTAGGCCTTTGGCCGACCAACGTAGGTGAAGTTGCCCTCGATTGGGATAGCAATAACGAAGTTGAAACCTTTGAAGCTACCTTTGCCCTTGACTGGTGGCTGTAATTCTGGTAGGGTCTTCGGGCCCTATCGCTATTTCTTAAGCGAATGATCTTACGAAATAGCGATATAAATAGTAGTAAGAATCATTATTGGAGAAAGTAATGAATTTCAACATTCTAAGTTTATTCGCTCCGTGGGAAAAACACGATGAGTCCGAATATAAACAACAAATTAGAGACGATTTAGAATCCATTACCGGACCCAAATTCGATGATGGAGCTCATGAAGTAGAAACTAATGAGCAAGATGCCCCGTATAACGCGTTTAACCAAATGATGTTTGGTACGCAGTTACCGGGAATGAAAACTACTCGTGAGCTTATTGACACTTACCGTAGTTTAATGAACAACTATGAAGTAGATAACGCAGTCCAGGATATTATTTCAGATTCCATCGTTTACGAAGACGGTCACGATGTAGTATCTTTAAACCTAGACTCTACCGACTTTAGTGCAAATATAAAAGAACGGATGATGGACGAATTCAAAGAAATTTTGAACTGCCTTGATTTTGAAAGAAAAGGTAGTGACCATTTCCGACGTTGGTACGTAGACTCGCGCATCTTCTTCCATAAAATTATCGATCTTAAGCGCCCTAGAGACGGTATCAAAGAGCTTCGTCGTTTAGATCCACGTAACCTTCAGTATGTTCGTGAACTAATCACAAAAGAAGAAGCCGGTGTTAAAGTCGTTAAAGGCTATAAAGAATACTTTATCTACGATACAGCTAACGAAAGCTACTGCGTAAATAACAAAGTTTATTCTGCCAACACTAAGATTAAAATTCCACGGTCAGCTATTACGTATGCCCATTCAGGTTTAGTTGATTGCTGTGGTAAAAGCATTATCGGTTATCTTCATCGTGCAGTTAAGCCTGCTAACCAGCTTAAACTCTTAGAAGATGCATTAGTAATTTACCGTATCACACGGGCACCGGACCGCCGTATCTTTTATATTGATACTGGGAATATGCCTTCTCGTAAGGCGGCAGCACATATGCAGCATATTATGAACACAATGAAAAATCGTGTTGTATATGACGCTTCTACCGGTAAAATTAAAAACCAACAACACAATATGTCTATGACTGAAGACTATTGGTTGCAACGACGTGATGGTAAAGCAGTAACAGAAGTTGATACCTTACCGGGTGCCACTAATATGAGCGATATGGATGATGTACGTTATTTCCGTGCAGCTCTTTATATGGCTCTTCGTGTTCCACTATCTCGTATGCCGTCTTCTGCTTGAAAAAAAAAAATGCAGTTCGATGCCGGAACCGGTATCACTCGTGAAGAATTAGATTTCCGTAAATTTATCCGCGATCTTCAACATAAGTTTGAAGAAATTCTGCTTGATCCTCTGAAAACCAATCTTCTTTTGAAGAAAGTTATTACAGAAGATGAGTGGAATAAAGAGATAAATAATATTAAAGTTGTGTTCCACCAAGACTCATACTTCACAGAAATGAAGGATGCAGAAGTGATGGAACGTAGAATCAATATGCTAACCATGGCTGAACCGTTTATCGGGAAATACATTTCTCACCAGTATGCCATGAAAACTTTCTTGCAGATGTCTGATGAACAGATTGATCAAGAAGCTAAGCAAATTGAATTAGAGTCTAAAGAGGCTCGTTTCCAAGACCCAGAAAATGTAGAGGACTTCTAATGGAAGAATTAATGGAAGCAATTAAGGCTAACGACCTCGTTGCAGTACGTAAAGCCGTGGCTCCACTGCTGCAAGAACGGACGTCTAGTTTAATTGAAGAGCTTAAAGTCAAAATTGCAAGCTCAGTCATGATCGAAGGCGAAGAACCTGAAGAAGATTCGGAGGATGACGCCGATGACGATGACGAGAAAAAAGAAAATAAAAATGATGACGACGCCGATGAAGGCGATGATGACGATGACGATGAGGACGACGAATAATGTTGATACTCCCTGAAAATTTCGAATTAGTTATCGAGAACGTTGAAAGCAAAATTCAAGAAGCTCAGGGCCGCATCGACCATTTGTCTAAAGCATTCGATAAAGACGGTATAAATACAATTGTAGAGAACATGATGGCTAGCGAAACAGAACTGGCCATCGCAATGGGTGCTCTCAATGAAGATATGCAACTTAATGAATTTATCGTTAAGCACGTCAATAGCCGCGGTGAAGTGACCCGCCTTAAAGACCGAAAAACGCGCGAGCGTAATGCTTATCAAACTACAGGTCTTTCTAAATCGAAGCGTCGTCAAATTGCTCGAAAAGCGGTCAAATCTAAACGGGCGAACCCGAGCGTGATAACCCGTGGTATTCGCAAACAAAAGAAAGCTATTAAACGTCGTCAAGCACTAGGACTGAGCTAATGTCAAACGTCAATGAACAACTCTTAATTGAGAACTGGGGAATACCGGGTGAAATCATTGATGGAAAACCTATGCTCGAATCGTTTGAACAACCTTCAGACGGGTCGAGCGGTTTAAAGCCAGGACTGTATATTGAAGGTATTTTCCTTCAAGCCGAGGTGGTAAACCGTAATAAGCGGTTATACCCGAAAGCTGTCCTAGAGCGGGCCATTGACCGGTATATAACCGAACAAGTTAAAACTAAGCAGTCATTAGGAGAACTAAATCATCCTCCTCGTGCAAACGTCGACCCAATGCAAGCTGCTATCATTATTGAAGATATGTGGTGGAAGGGTAATAACGTTTATGGACGCGCACGTGTCATCGAAGGTGACAACGGCCCGGGTGATAAATTGGCTGCTAACATCCGAGCAGGGTGGATTCCTGGAGTGTCTAGTAGAGGCCTGGGCACATTAAAAGATTCAGGTAAAGGATATAACATCGTACAAGAAGGTTTTCGCCTGACGGTGGGTGTTGATGCAGTTTGGGGTCCCTCAGCTCCAGATGCGTTTGTAGCACCACGAGAAATTCGTGAGTCTACAGAAAAGGTAGAAGAAACTGCCAAGATGAATGCTGATAAAGCATTTACCGCTCTAATCGAGAGCCTAGAAAAGCATTATAAATAATAATGTAACTTAACAACAGGACACCAAAATGCTTAAAGAACTTCTGATGACCGAAGCTCAGACTATTGATGCTAAAGTCGAACTAGATAGCATTTTCGAATCAGTTGAACTGTCTGCCGATGTTAAGGCTAAGTTTGAAACTGTTTACGAAACTGCTGTAAAAGCCGCCGCTGTAAAGCTGGCTGAATCTCACATCGAAAAAATCGCCACCCTGGCCGAAGAAAAAGTCGAAGAAGAAAAGGAAAAAGCCGAAGAAAAAGCTGAGAAAAAAATCACTGAATCTGCCGCTAAGTTCCTCGACCACGTTGCCAAAGAATGGCTTGCCGAAAACAAACTGGCTGTAGATCGTGGTATTAAAGCTGACTTATTCGAATCCATGGTTGTCGGTCTGAAAGATCTGTTCGTCGAACATAACGTTGTGGTTCCGGAAGATGCTGTAGATGTTGTTGCAGAACTTCAAGAAGAAATCACTGAACAGAAAGCTGAAACTGCGCGTCTGTTTGAAGAAGTAAACATGCGCGATGCTTATATCAATTACGTTCAACGCGAAACTGCTATGAACGAAGCTACCCGCGACTTAACTGAATCCCAGAAAGAGAAAGTTATTTCTCTGACTGAAGGTTTGGAATATTCTGATGCATTCGGTACTAAACTGGCCGCCATCGTAGAAATGGTACAGTCCTCCGCTGAAGCTTCAGCAATTGTCGAAAGTGCTGATATAAATACTATTGACAAAGATGCTGAGGGTCTTAACTTCACTGTCGAAGCTGTAGAACCCGAAGAAACTCCTAAACAATCCGGTGGCCTGATGGCTGCATATGTCGCTTCAGCGGCTCGTATTTCTTAATTTAAAAAGGTTATTAACACATGAAAACTAACAAACTCGTAGAAAAATGGACTCCGCTGCTTGAAGGTGAAGGTCTGCCGGAAATCGTTGGCGCCGGTAAGAAAGCACTGATTGCAAAAATTATGGAAACTCAGGAAGCAGCTATTCAGACTGAACCGGCTTTCCGTGACGAAAAAATTGCTGAAGCTTTTGGTTCTTTCCTGAGCGAAGCAGAAATTGGCGGTGACCACGGTTACGATGCCCAGAATATCGCAGCAGGCCAGACCTCTGGTGCTATCACTCAGATCGGCCCGGCAGTAATGGGTATGGTTCGTCGTGCTATTCCTAATCTGATTGCTTTTGATATCTGCGGTGTTCAGCCGATGTCCAGCCCTACCGGTCAGGTATTTGCACTGCGTGCAGTATACGGTAAAGATCCGATTGCACCGGGTGCTAAAGAAGCTTTCCATCCGATGTTTGCTCCGGATGCAATGTTCTCTGGTCAGGGTGCTACCGCTCAGGGCCGTGCATTCGCTGATATTAAAGCAGGCACTGAAATCGCCGAAGGTGATATTGTTAAGCATGTATTCCAGGAAACCGGTATTGCTTACTTCCAGGCTGTTGAAACCGTAACCCCGGGAGCTGCCGCTGACGCTGCTGCACTGGATGCAGTTGTTATGGGTCTGGTTGAAGCCGGTAAACTGGCTGAACTGGCCGAAGGTATGGCTACTTCTATTGCCGAACTGCAGGAAGGCTTCAACGGTTCTAAAGATAACCCGTGGAACGAAATGGGCTTCCGCATTGATAAGCAAGTTATCGAAGCTAAATCTCGCCAGCTGAAAGCTCAGTACTCCATCGAACTGGCACAGGATCTGCGTGCTGTTCACGGTATGGATGCAGACGCCGAACTGAGTTCTATTCTGGCTACTGAAATTATGCTGGAAATCAACCGTGAAGTTGTTGACTGGATCAACTACTCTGCTCAGCCTGGTAAAACCGGTATGACCCAGACCATTGGTTCTAAAGCAGGTGTGTTCGACTTCCAGGATCCGATTGATATCCGTGGTGCTCGTTGGGCCGGTGAAAGCTTTAAAGCTCTCCTGTTCCAGATCGACAAAGAATCTGCTGAAATCGCTCGTCAGACCGGTCGCGGTGAAGGTAACTTCATTATCGCTTCTCGTAACGTTGTAAACGCACTGGCTGCTACTGATTCTGGTATCACCTATGCTGCTCAAGGTCTGGGTAAAGGTTATAACGTTGATACCACTAAATCTGTGTTTGCAGGTGTTCTTGGTGGCAAATACCGCGTCTACATTGACCAGTATGCTCCGCAGGACTACTTCACCATCGGTTATAAAGGCAGCAACGAAATGGATGCCGGTATCTACTATGCTCCGTATGTCGCGCTGACCCCGCTGCGTGGTTCCGATCCGAAGAACTTCCAGCCGGTCATGGGCTTCAAAACCCGCTACGGTATTGGTATTAACCCGTTCGCTGATTCTAAACTGCAAGCTCCTGGTGCACGTATTCAGTCCGGTATGCCGTCCATCGTTAACAGCGTTGGTAAAAACGCCTACTTTAGACGCGTATGGGTCAAGGGCCTGTAATTTTAAAAACCTTTATGGGAGAGCGAAAGCTCTCCCATTTTTGTTTTTAGACCTTTATAAATAAAATTATATCAACCCGAGGAAAGCGCAATGGCTAAAATTAACGAACTTCTGCGCGAATCAACTGTAACGAATAGCATCCAATATGGTCGCCCGAATCTCGTTGCATTGACCCGCGCTACTACTAAATTGGTTTACACTGACATCGTCGCCGAACAACGTACTACTCAGCCTGTTGCTGCTCTGTATGGTGTTAAATACGAAACCCCAGACGATGAACTCTCTTTTAAAACAGGTGCTACTTACGGCGGTGCTGCTTCTGCATCTGACCGGGATAGTATAGAAGAAATTACTTCTGCAACACACTCTGTGACGGCAGGGACACTTTATAAGTATAACAATGTGGTTTATAAGGCCTTAGAAACCGGTGCCCTAAACGGCGCTACGATTGACGAGGCGCTGTCTGAAGCCTTAATTACTTTAAAGCTTCGTTTTTATTCTGAGGCAGCTGAAACGGCTAAATTTGAATCTAATAATGTAGAAATTAGTTCTGCTAATTTCACTGTTAACAAATGGAACGCTCGAGTTAAAACCCGTAAGCTGAAAACTTCTCTGACGGTTGAACTGGCCCAGGATCTAGAAGCTAACGGCTTTGATGCTAATATGTTTCTTGAAGATCTTCTTGCAACAACAATGGCCGATGAAATCAATAAGGACGTTCTTCAATCCTTGATTACAGTTTCTAAACGTTATAAAGTTGCAGGTGTTTCTGACGACGGATCTGTTGATTTATCTTATTCAAGCGCCCCTGAAGCGGCCCGTAAACTTTACCAATTAGTTTGCGAAATGAACAGCCATATTCAAAGTAAAACTTCTTATTCTGGAACCTATGTCGTTGCTAGTGCTCGTGCTGCTGCTGTTCTGGCTGGGTCCGGATGGCTGAAACACCGCCCTGAAGATGATGAATACCTTGCAGAATCTGCGTACGGGTTCCTGGCTAATGGTCTTCCAGTATTTGTTGATGTTAATAGCCCATTAGATTATGTCACTGTAGGGGTTAAAGAATCCTTCGGCGGTAGTGAAGTTATCGGATCTTTGTTCTATGCACCTTATACTGAAGGTCTTGATCTTGATAATGACGAACACGTCGGCGCCTTTAAGGTAGTTGTTGACCCTGATTCTTTACAGCCTACTATTTCGTTGATGGTTCGGTACGCGTTGTCTGCTAATCCATATACCGTTGCTAAAGATGAAAAAGAAGCTCGAGATATTGATGCAACCAATATGGATAAGATGGCAGGTCAAAGCGACATGTCTGTCCTTCTGGGCGTTAAACTCCCTGCTATTTTAAGTGAGCCATAATGAAAATAGATCGATTAATCCAAGAAAGTACTTTAACCTCTTCTAATCAGGCCGGGAGGCCTGATTTACTTTCATACACCAAAGCAACTAATAAAAGAATCTTTAAGGCTCTCGTAGCAGAACAGCGCACTAGTCAACCTGTTGCCGCTTTATATGGTATCAGAGTTCTGAACCCTGAAGATAATATGACTTATGTAGGTGGTGCTACATTCGGTGGTCTTATGGGACCTGAATCCCGCGCTAGTACTCCGGAATTTGTCGGCCAAGCCCCATATAATAAAGGTGACCTGTTCAAGCATAACTCTGTTGTCTTTAAAGCCCTTGAAGATAATCCTTTTGCTGGATCTACCGAAACCAGTCATGATGAGCTTATTTCTGAAGCTATTGCGGCTGGAACTATCCGTATGGTTTCTGACGCTGCCCCTACTGCACAGTTTGAGGCCGGGCATCCTGAAATAGCTGAAGCTGGGTTCCGTGTCGATAAATGGCAAACTACAGTTAAATCCCGTAAACTTAAAACTTCTGTTACTGTTGAATTAGCCCAAGACCTAGAAGCTAATGGATTCGATGCTCCTGATTTCTTAGACGATATGCTCGGTATCCAGATGGCTGAAGAAGTAAACAAAGACATTCTTCAATCGTTGGTTACAGTTTCTAGTAGGTTTAAAGTTCGCGGTGTGTCGTCTAAAGGGGTTTTAGACCTTACAGACCCTAAATATGATAATGCCCAGGATCGTGCACGTACGTTGTATTACTATATGTGTGAGATGAATTCTGCCGTCCAACGCAATACTTCATTCGCCGGGACGTATGCTGTGGCTAGTTCTCGCTGTGCGGCTATTTTAGCTGCTTCAGGCTGGGTTGAAAAACGAGATGACGGTGACGAGTTAGCCTACGGCTATCTGAAGAATGGTCTGCCTCTTTACGCGGATATGAATACCCCAGCAGAATATGTGATTGTTGGTGTTAATGCAGATATGGGTGAAGGCCAGACGGTGGCATCATTATATTACGCACCGTATACTGAAGGTATGGATGTAGAAGATGACATTGATCAAATGGGTGAATTCAAGATAGTTGTCGACCCTGATTCTTTACAGCCTACTATTTCTTTACTCGCACGTTATGCTTTGTCTGCTAATCCATATACCGTTGCTAAAGATGAAAAAGAAGCCCGAATCATTGATGGCTCTGATATGGATAAAATGGCCGGACAAAGTCTGTTAAGTTCTTACCTCGGCGTTAAGTTACCACCGCTCGAGAAATAGGACCTTCGGGTCCTTTCTTTTTTTAAATCACACAAAGGATATAATAAATGTCTCTTAATCTTATCGTTAAGCCTGAATTATATACTAATTTTATTGCTCTCTTAGACAATCCTAAGATTAGTACTTCAACATTAATCGACATTTTGAAAAGCGCATTTCCTAATTATACTAGCTCATGGGAAACTACAGGTTCATACAGTGCTAAAGGCGAATCGGCTTTATACTTTCTAACTAGAAGTATGATAACTTCTCCAAGCGAGCAGTATTATCCGTCTGAAGTAGCTTCTATCGAGCAGGTTAGCGAAAAAATTAGTAATCAAGATGCTATATTTTTAAAAGAAAACACTAAAGAATACTTCGATTGGCTTATAGCCTGCGGATTTGTAGATGCTGCGTATGGCGAGGCTTCTTCTACAGGATTCACTGCATTTTTTAGCCATAACCCAAAACCGAAAAGAATAAAACCTGAACCACACTTTGCTTCTACAATAAAAACTACTATAGAAGCTAATAATATGCCGGAGGATACAGGCGTGTTTGAAGTAACCTTAGATAAATCTTTTAAGTATAAACTAGTTGCTGATTTAGAAGTATCATCTGTAAAAAGTACTTTAGAAAAAATAGCTAATGGCGGAGCTAAAACATTAGAAGAATTAAAAATTACTAGAAAACTTGGTTATAATAATTATGGCGTGTCTTCTACTTCAGAAGCCGATTGCGTTGGAGTAGCAACTATTCTTAAAAATTGGCTAGTAGATTCCGGGTTCCCAGATGCTAATTTTGTGGTTAGTTTAAGCCAGAATGGTGTAGAGTATGAATACACTTTAAGTTGCGCATAGCAAATAAGGGAGGCCTTTCGGCCTCCCTTATTTTTTTAGTTCGAAACCAATTCAATCCACGCAGGACGAAGCACGTCTTGTACCAGCTTAGTAATTTCTTTCTTCACGATATCAGGCTGTTCTGCTTGAATGACTTCAAGACCTTCTCGTTCAGCTTCAATAAGGATATCTTGAACCGTCAAGCCCATGACCTTTCCAAAGTCTTTAGGACCAACCTTACCGATCTTACTAATAACGTTATTTACACGCTGAATAGTAACGTATTCAGAGAATTTCTGCAGAACCTCTTGGTCAATTTCACTCAGAACAGCTTTAGGCTTAATAGGCTTATCAGATTTAGCTTTTTCACTGAACTTTGAATTCTTACACTTGATAGCAACACGGCTACCATTAGCCAGGAATCGTGGATAATTAGGCTTCAGTACATAACCCTCTGCCGTGTTATCAGTGGCTTCTTCAGCCGGCCAGACGCGGGTATTAGCATTTCTGAGGTCTATTTCTGCGGCTTTGTTGTAACGATTAACGTTAATCTGGAACTCATTAGGCAGTTTAATCAGTTCATCAAATGAACCACGGCCCATCAATGGTGCAATCTTGAAACCAAACGTACAGCACATTTGTTCCATCATAAAGTCATCTACGAATTGGTTAGTACCTTTATCGGTTTTAACCAAGATATCAAAGACATAGAAGTCTTTCTCGCCGTAATCAACACCTTTCTGGATACCGCCGCCAGCGAATTCACCGAAGATCTGCATACTAGAGCCTTCTTTAATAGTATGCTGGACTGCTTTAATAGAGTCGTTATATTTCTTTAAAATAACAGTGTAACCAAAGAAATCTTCAGCTGGAAGAATAGGACCTGTGCGCTTCGCGCATGTGACTGCGTCACGTTCAATGATAATAGAAAAGTTGGTACCATGAATCTTTTCACGTGCACACCAGCCTTCAGTTACATCATAGCCATGGTGTCGAATCTTTTCAATAAATTTATTATTGTAGTGGTTCTCAAGACTAGAATATTTCTCAAACACATTTCACCTCTAAATATCAGAACAAACATAATTAAAAGAGTAAAGACTTCTACCGCCAGTACTCTTTAGCTTAAACCCATTATACCGAATATACCACAAAAATTTTTAAAGCATATTAGAATGCAATTTCTACCCAGTCACCGTCTCGTTGATCATGCTTCCAATTAACTACCACACCATCGTCTTGCATCCATTTAATCAGCTGGTCTTTGTATTTCTTTGCCATCGAGGATGGATACCAATTAAACTGGCGTTTTCCTTTCAGAGCATGAGTTTTAAATTCCAGTTCAACTTCGTCTTTGGCTTTTTTCAATTCAGTAGTAGCGACAGAGTCCGCCAGGGCACCATAGTGTTCTACTAATGTAGAAACACGTGGCTCGTTAACGAGTGCCTTCAGGCCGCCAATAGGTTGTCCTGCCTCATCCCATCCTTGAATACGCCGAGATTTTACATCTGATTGAAATGCAGAATCATGCATTATAACACCTCATTTTTTCAACTAATTTAGTATGGTCTGTAATAAGCCGTTTACGATAAACCACACGCTCACGGGCTTTGGCTCGCTCTCTGGCTTTTTCGACTTTTATCCATTCCTGCATAGCTTCTTTAGCACTGATACCAAACTGTTTAGCGATGTCAATAAAACTAGTACCAGTTTCATGCATCATATGAATCTTTAATGCTTGCATGGTTAGCTCCACTTAGTGATGTTGGGGTTATTAAATCATAAAAGTTTTAAAGCTAACTCCGGGGCCTTTAGATGCCCATGTGGGGCCGAAGCCCCACTATTAGTAGATATAGTCGTAGATTATTCCAACATCAAGAGCGGACCGGTGAACAACACGGCCATTTCTAGATTCTTGGACATCGACTTCAGGGTACTCTTCTAGCATTTTAGCCAGGGTATACCGATGCAAGTAATAATCGCTGTCAGGATCATCCAGTTTCCAATCTTTGCCTTCAAGAGTCATTCGTTGGATTTCATCCATTACCCACCATCCGCACCAGATATAAGCTGAACCTCTGAACGGGAGCGGATGAACATACGGAAGTTCTCCTTCCGGCTCAGGGGCTACTCTTTTGGTAATGGTTACATCGCCAGTTGCGGTAACTGTAACCGGATTGTAATCTTCCGCTGAAACTACAACAGAAACTCCGATTACCTGAGATCCTATATCAGAAGTGTCGATCGCTAAAGTGCTGGCAGATCCTTCAATAGGAGAACCGTCTTTAGTCCATGAATAGACCCCTGATGCACCGGCAGGAGCACCGATAACGTCAGCTTTAAAGGACGCATCAGATCCTTGTTCAACCGTAATAGACTCAGGAGTCAAAACAACAGAAACCCCACTCATCGTCTTTTTAGTAATAGTTACATTACCGGTTTTAGTAACTGTAGCTGGTTTATAATCTGGAGCAGAAACAACAGCCGAAACCCCGATTACTTGTGACCCTATGGTAGATGTATCAATTTCTAGAGTACTTGTTGATCCTTCAATAGGAGAACCGTCTTTAGTCCATGAATAAACTACAAATGCGCCTGAAGGTGCGCCGATAACATTGGCTTTAAAAGATGCCGCTGTTCCCTTTTCAGCAGTAATTGAGCTAGGTGTCAGAGTAACAGAAACACCACTCATGGTCTTTTTAGTAAAAGAAACAGTGATACCTTTAGTTGCAGTTCCATTATTATAATCTGGCGCAGAAACCGTTACTTCACAATTAAGTGTGTAGCTAGTTTCCGCTGATTCAGTTAAGGTAATTGTTTTACCCGTTTGGCCTGCAATAACAGTAGTACCACGTTTCCACACATAAGCAATACTTGCTCCTGCCGGCGCCCCGCTAACATCCGCTGTAACTACTTGAGATTGGCCAATTTCTTTAGAAACTGAAGTTGGGCTCAAAGTTAAAGTAATAGCAGGCATGGTTTTGTTCTTAACCGTCAGAGTAGTTTCTGCTTCGGCCGTTTCAGGATCGCCTTCAGCCGGAGTGACGGTAGCAACTACTTTAATAGTCTTACTACCTGCAGGTCCTGCAGCAACATAATTCATAGCTGCAGTAACAGAAGATTGCTTTACACCATTTACTGTCCACACAAATGATTCTGTGCCTTCGACCGCAGCACCAGACGTGGTTGCAGTAAAATTAGTTGTAGCCCCAATGACTGCTGAAGCAGCCAAAGGAGCAATAGATACGCTATAAGCCATAGTTGGTCCTTATTTTAAAGTTACAAACGAAGAATTACGGGTTTCGCGAATCATAATAGATCCGTTTCTTTTGATGTAATAAATTAAACTAAACAGTGTCTGGTGTGCACTAGGGTGTGGGAAGCTGGTAGGTCTTGATTTCCAATCAGGCGTATCTTTAATCCACTTATAAATCCACCACGGTAAAGTCACGTACCCTGGATTTCGGCCCATCAGAATAAAATGAGGACTAAAGTTTTCTGGCAGTTCAAAAGTAGTTTCGTCAGCGATAATTTTAGATACAGCTTCTTCAAAGGTATTTTCAGAAAGCTTAGCCTCGGGTTCGGAGAATTCACCTATAGGCGCCTCAATATGAATAGCTTTTTCTTCAATAACTGGTTGATCTTGAACGGGTTCTTTGATTTCGTGAATAGATACAGGAATTTCTGGAGAATCAAATAACAGTTTAGCTTCAGGCTTAGCTCCATCATCACCAAGTACAAAGTCGTTCTTGCCTTCAAGTTCATCATCAGCGGCAATAAGGTCACTGATACTCAGACCTTCATTATCTTCTGGCATAGGCTCTTCGGCCATCTTTTTAAAAGCTGCTTCGATATCTAAGACCAGGTTTTCAAAGCCTTTACTCTTTTTCAGTTTGATATTAAACCCTTCAGCATATTCAATAAGTTTGGCTTTGGCCTCTTTTTTATTTTCAAGACCACGAAGGTCATCTATATATTGCTTGTCCATAGTGTCTCTCTTTCTAGTGTATAAATATGTATGTATTTATAACTGAGGCTATACGCTGTGGACATCAAATTAAAATTTCATGATTTTAGTCACGTTCTGGTTGAATGCGATGAAGGCATCTTCTATGAACTAAGAGACTTTTTCTCCTTCGAAGCCGAAGGCTATAAGTTTAATCCAAAATTTCGTTATGGACAGTGGGACGGACGTATTCGTCTATTAGGTTACGACAGATTACTTCCATTTGGTCTGGTGAACCAGGTACAGAAATTCGCCAACAACATGGGATATAAAGTTCATGCTGACCCTGTGATTTTTGAGAAAGAAGAAATCACTCAAGAATCTTTTGATAAATGGCTCGATTCTAAAGAAATCTATTCTGGATTGACTAAGATTACGCCTCATTGGTACCAGAAAGAAGCTGTGTTTAAGGGTCTTAAAGAAAGACGTGCTCTGTTGAATTTACCTACATCGGCAGGTAAATCATTGATTCAGGCGCTCCTGAGTCGTTATTACGTAGAGAACTATGAAGGCAAAATTCTAATAATTGTTCCTACTACTGCCCTTGTTGATCAAATGATCGACGACTTCTGTGATTATCGTTTGTTCAAAAGAGACAATATGCTTGGTATCAGAAGCGGTACTAAGAAAGATTCTTCTGCAGTGGTTTATGTTAGTACTTGGCAGACTGCTATTAAACAGCCTAAAGAGTGGTTTAGCCAGTTCGGTCTTATGATGAATGACGAATGCCATCTTGCGACAGGTAAATCTATCTCTACCATTATTGCCGGGTTAAATAACTGCATGTTCAAATTCGGACTTTCCGGTTCTTTGAAAGACGGTAAAGCTAATTTGATGCAGTATCAAGGCCTGTTTGGTGATATCTTTAAACCAGTATCAACTTCACAGTTGATGGAAGAAGGCGCTGTTACTGAGCTTAAAATTAATGCTATCAGACTTAGATATCCAGATAACGTTACTGTTGCTTTGAAAGGTAAAACTTACCAAGAAGAGATTAAATATATCACTTCAGTTAAACGCCGTAATAAATGGATTGCAAATCTGGCTGTTAAATTAGCTAATAAAAACCAAAACGCCTTCGTGATGTTCAAGAACATCAGCCATGGCAAAGAATTATTCCAGATGATTAAAAACCTGGGTCACGACAAAGTATTCTATGTATCTGGTGAAATTGATACAGATACTCGTACTGCTCTTAAAAAGATGGCAGAAAACGAAGCTGGAATTATTGTTGTCGCATCGTATGGTGTATTCTCTACCGGAATCAGTATTAAGAATCTACACCATGTTATTTTAGCGCACGGTGTTAAATCAAAGATTATTGTACTTCAGACTATAGGTCGAGTACTTCGTAAGCATGGCTCTAAAGATGTAGCAACGGTTTGGGACATCATCGATGACTGCGGCGTTAAACCTAAATCTGCTAATGCCAAAAAGACTTACACTCATATTAACTATTTGCTCAAACATGGCTTAGAACGTATCCAGCGTTATGCTGATGAGAAATTCGATTACGTCATGAAACTTGTCGAACTCTAAGGAACCACTATGGACTTTAAACAATTTTTATACGAAGCCGCCATTGAAGATTTTATGTCTAAAGTAAACTCTTGCCGGACCCTTGATGGCCTTAATGAGTTGGAAAAATATTACAAAAAGCGTGTAAAAGAAGCTGATTTGAAAGATTCTGATGATATCACTATCCGTGATGCTTTGGCTGGTAAACGCGCTGAATTAGAATCTATTGATTCTGATGAGGAAGAAGAGAACTTCTAATCTCTAGATACAAAAAAGGCTCTCCATACGGAGAGCCAAGAATAACCAATAAGGTTACACACTAGATTAAAAGCTGCACTTCGTTAAGTTGCTGTTCTGTATTCTCAGTAACTGGCATCTCAACTGCATGGTTATAGCATTGACCGGGATGAACCGGACCTTTGTCTGATTGAACAACCAATACATCATCGATTGGAGTCTTACAGACGACACAAATACACGACATGGTTGTCTCCTCTGTTAATAAACCTATTTATTACGCTTCACCTGCTTCGAATTTACGAAGATCAATAATTGCTTTTATCGCGAATCCTCGAGCTTTAATAGCATCCATAGCATCACTACAGAACTCAAGCAGAATACCCCAGTACTGAAGTTTTGTTTCAGTTCCTAAGATAGTTTCGTCGGCAGCCATTACAGTTTTTAGTTCAGACTTCTCATACGAATCCATACACACTTCTTCGCCAGGCTCTACACGTCCCGTGTAGTAATCAAGCCTTTTCTTCATAGCTTGTTTCTTCATGGCTTCAATACGGAGCATTTCTTTACGACATATAGAGTGCTTACGTACCCACCGCCCGTAGACAACAGGATTATTGGCAGCTTCATACTGAAGTTTTGTCTGGTCAATAACTAAATCCCGGTCTAATTCATCTTGTAAATCTTCCAACTTCATTTAATCACCAATCTCAATTTAAAGGACCTAAACCATTATACACACTATTGACGAGAAGCACGTAATTTGATCTTGATGCGTTCTAAGACATCTGGGTCGTCGACGATAGAAAACATCACTGTAACGACTACAGCGTTATCATCGTATAAGGCCAAGACCTCAACACGTAGACGTTCTACCCGCGGCTCGTAGGTTTGAATGGCCGATACAATATTACGCTGGATAGTATCAGCAGTTAATGGGGTCATGTTTTCGAACAACTCATCCGAAAGGCTACACCCAAAGTCTGGATTGAAAGGGCGACTGCCCTTTCTTGTAGTGATAATTCCTAAGATGCTATTTTTTACTGCCCTTGCGCCTACAGTTCTTGCAACGTCTTTATCCCAGGCCATTCTAAGATCCGGGTCTAAGTCTGAATACATATGGTCTATATTCATTGGATAACCTTAAAGAACTCTTTGAGTCCGGTGATTTGGTGTACATGATTCTTCCCACACTTGCAAGAAATAGGAACTGCCAGCTGTATCTGTGGCTTCAGTAGCATATCTTTTATTTTCAGCACATCTTCGGTAGTTATAGCAGAATAAAGGTCATCTATCTCTTGGTCGGATAAATCATCAACAAAGATCTGCTCACCATTAACAATAATGTAATCGATAGACTTGGCTATCATTAAAGCAATATCATTATCATCAAATAATTCAGGGTATTTAAACTGGATACGAAGTTCGCCTAGTGAATACAGGAGATCGCTAGAGCCCACGATTTGAATACGGTTAGTATTAATTGGCACGTCGATTTCGTTGCCACACTCGCACACCCAGGTGGCTGTATGATTAACTTCACCTAATGAATGGGCCCACAGATTAACTAGAAGAAGTTCAGATTCGTGTTTATTTAAGCCTTTAGCATTAGTACAATCTTTAATCAGCTGCTTAATCGTTTTATCAAGAACCTTATCAGCTTTAGCTTTTATAAGATTCAAATATTCTTCTAGTGTAAACGCTCGGCAAGAAATATTTTTGCCATTTATAGTTAGGTCAAAATTATAAGTTTTCATATGTTACCTCTAGACGTATTTATAAATACAATAAAATAAGAGGACTCCCTATGGCTAATATCGTAAGATGTGAATTACCAGACGGTGTTCATCGATTCTCTCCGTTCACAGTCTCTGATTATAGAGATTTTCTTCTGGTGCGGAACGACATGAACACTAAGTCTCCAGAAGATCAAGAAAAACTTATTGAAGAACTCCAAAACGATTACTTTAGTGATATCCCTAAAGAATACAGGGCATTTGTGTTCTTAAAAGTCTATTTATCTAGCATAGGTAAGACTAAAATCCCGGTTAAGGTTGAATGCCCTAAATGCGGAAAAGCTAAAATGGTGTTGATTAATTTCCACCAAGAAGCAGTTGAACTTCCTGTAGTCGAAGTGTCCGGGCTTCGACTTAAATTTAAGCATCCGTCTAAAAACTATAAAGAAAACATAGCCGGGCTAGTAACAGAAAACATTTTGACAGTAGAAGATTCTAACGGAGTCTATCAGTGGTCTGAGCTGTCTACAGAAAACAAAGTTCAAGTTGTTGAAGCTATTGATATAGAAACCTTAGAACTTATAATCAAAAAATTGAACATATTTGACTTTGTACTAAAATACTCGTGCTGCGATTCCCATGAGATCCATTACACCAATTTTATGGATATCTTTAAGCTTCTTCTGAACCCGGATGAAGTATTTACATTTTATAAAATCAATCACTTGATAGTTAAACAAGGCTACGACCTTTCTTCTGTTATGAATATGATTCCTATCGAGCGAAGCATCACGTTATCTCTGATTGAAAAGGACCTAGCACAAAAATGATTTCACAACGCCCCGGATTTCCAAATGTTAGTATTAAGCTTTATCAAAACTATGATAAGTGGCTTGATAATAGCTTCGTTGAACTCGGCGCCACATTTACCACCTTGACCATGAGAGATAGTTTGACTGGTATTAATGAAGGTATGCTTCAGTTCTATGATTCTAAAAATATTCACAACAAGATGAACGGAGACCAAATTATTCAGATCTCTGTTTCTAATAGCAATACATCGAGAACACAAACACGAATCTATGGAATAAAACATTTCACCGTTCGAGTCGATGATAAGGGCGATAATATTATAGCTATCCAGCTTAGTACGCTCCATGATATAATGAATTTGAAGTTCAGCCGTTGCTTCTTCAGTTCAGCTTATGAAACCCTGGTTGAAATGATAGGCGTGATTTACCAAAAATATCCTAAGCTGGCTCCGCCTATAAACGGAATAAACACATATGTTCCTAGGATTCCTTGGACTTCTAATATAAAGGACTTCATGCAATATATCCGAGATGTAGGTCTATCTGTAGAAAGTGACCAGTTTGTTTTTGCTTGGGAAGACATAACCGGTATAAACATGATGGACTACAACGCAATGATTGCTCAGAACCCAGCATCTTTTGTTGTCGGTGCGCCTCAGACTATTGGGCAATTCGCAGACCAGTTGCCAGTATCTTTAGCTTGGGATTTTGAATGGCTTGTAAAAGCTAACGCTTATACTAGAAACCCATTCAAAGACGCTACATTCTATGCCCAAAGTTTTACAGATAAAGAAATCACAAAAATAACTGTAGGTGAAGGTTCTAATAGTATCTATATTAATAGAAGCGGCGGTTATTCAGAAATGATTTATCGTAATGGTTACGAAGAAGCTAACCGTATCGTTACTATGTCTCAGTACGATGGCTACGCGTCTGCTAAAATATACGGTAACTTTGAAGTGACTCCTGGGATGAAGTTAAACTTCTACGATCCTAAAGAACAGTTCCGTACTGATTTCTACGTTGATGAAGTTATCCATGAAGTCAGTAATAACCATTCAATCACCAACATCTATATGTTTACTAACGGTTCTACTATTGAACCAGTTCAAATAGCGAAGGTAAAAAATGAACTTAAACGTGATTCTGCCTATTAAGAAAATTACAATTGATGGTATTGAAATTTCATTACCTAAGCTTGGACTTAAGCACCACAACTTAATGAAAGAAGTAAAAATGCCGGACGAAAATCTGGCAATTCTTTTAGATTCTATTAAACCAGGTCTAGATGCCGTACAAAGTGATATCGTTCTATTACAACTTTTGGCCTTTAACGGTAAGATTAAAGAAGAAGTTGAAAAGGATGGATTCACTTATCGCTTATCAGATGTGTACGGATGCCGTATATTAACACACCGTTTAAACGGTCAAGAATATAAATTTAATGCCCCCGAAAGGTTTAGTAAATTCGGCTCGGCTGACGCAATTCTTGACAAGTATTTTTCTTCTGTAGACGGCAGAACAGAGAAGCCTGATTTTATGAAGCTTCCAGCATTCGTAATTAAATGGGTTGACGGTATCGTTAACACTGTAGCTATTCCTGGCCCTAATGGCCCTATAAAAGGAATTGGCAATATAATAAGGCTCTTTGAATAATGGCTAGAAAAGTAAACAGTAAAACACAATCTCTGCGTCGGGTAATCGCCGACGCAGCACCACAAAAACGTAACGAAGCACTACAAGAAGAACAAAACAATTCACTAGGCACTATTAATGGAACCCTTGAAGGGATCCAAGCTGCTGCTGAAATGGGTGCCGAAGCTACAGAGAATGGTCTTGCTAATGTAGGAAATTCTTTATCCGATACTAATGCTGGCATCGAACTTCAATTAGATGAATTAAGTGCTCTTAATACCACAGCCTCTTTAATAAGTGACAGAATCAATAAATTGGCTGAAAAACTAGGAGTAAAAGTCGAACAAGCAACTCCGCAGACAGCAAATGTTCCGTCTGTCGAGGTTGTACAGGATTCTATTCCTGAGCCGGTTCCGGAGATTCCATCGTTAGACGATCTTCTTCAAGACCTTATTCCACCACATGAAAACAGACGTCCAGATTCTGATGTATTACCACAGGAAGAACCTAAAGTAATTCCAAAAAAGGAAGATGACGAAAAGAAAAAGAAGGATGATACAGACCTTCTTAAAGCCCTTTTAGATACCACTAAATCTGGGTTTAAGAAATCAATTTCGTTAACTGACAGAATTTCCAGTATGCTCTTTAGCTATACTGTGTCAGCTGTTGCTAATATGGCCAAAACAGCCGCTATGGTTTTAGCTTTGATTATGGCTATTGATATTATCAAAATCCATTTCAAATACTGGACTGAGCTGTTCAAATCAAACTTTGAAGAGTTCACTAAACTGGCCGGGACTTGGGCACCTGTGTTAACAGCTATAAGTGAAATGGCTCAAAGCATTCAAGATACTTTTAATGAAGGTTCTTGGTTAGGATTAGCTGAAGCTATTGTTAAAGGTCTTGTCGGCGTTTTAGATACTTTAGGCGAAACAATTATGTTTGGTCTTTCTAAATTGGTTGCTGCTGTTCTTAGTAAAGTTCCTGGTATGGGCGATGCCGCTGATAATATCCGTGGTGCAGCTGCGGATCGTTTCCAGTATCGTACCGGAGCCGAACTTTCTGAAGAAGACCAAGATTACGTAGCTAAATATAAAGATAATCAGCGCTTGAAAGAAGAGCAGGATTCCCCGTTGGAACGTAAAATTACTGCTTGGGGCGATAGATATTTACTTGGTAAGATTGATGATGCTGAATACGAAAAACGTATGAAATTAGCTGATTCTGATACTAAAGACCCTGCTTTTGAAGGTAAAACCCGTGAACAGCGCTTAGAAATGTATAAAGCCCAAGGCAAAATGCAGGCTGAATTAAAACGAACTTCTGAATATGCTCAGAACACTCGACCTGAAAATACCGAGCGTATGGAGTCTGCCGCTAACGCTGTTGCTAAAGCTTCTAAGAACTTCGAAGAGTTCAAGAAGAATAATCCTAGTCTAGCTAAAGAACTAGAGCCCCAGTATCGCTTTATGCAGGATGAGTGGAACAAAAAACGATTCCCGACCGTTAGTCCAGAACCGGCAGAAGACAAGCAAGAATCCCAGCAAGTTAAGGTTATTGAGAAAATCGAAGCCCAGCATAAAGTTGGTGATAAGTTGGCTTCTCAAGCCCCTTTGAATGTTAATACATCTATTAACAAAAACAGTACTACTGTTATGCCTATGCAGCCGGTTACTAGTTCTCCAGCTCCAGGTATGGTCGGATTTACAAAATCTAATTAAGGATTCTTTATGTTTTTCGAAGAATTAAAAGATGGGCTAGAGAATATTAAGAAATCCGGTTCTAAGATTTCTCAAGGTACATCTAAGCACACTTTAAAAAATGCTGCCAGCACAGTGACAGCTCAATACCCGGCAGAACGTTCTGCCGGGAACGATTCAAGTCAAGATATGAGAGTTCATGATTTGTATCAGAACGGGCTTTTGTTTACTGCATACGATTTTAAATCTCGTGTTTCTCCAGACCTACGAGATTTCCGAAGTGCTGTTAGTAAATCATCTGTTTTTGATGCTCCGGAAAAAACTAATACCGGCTCCCAGAGACTTTCTAAAGCCCCTGTAGCTAACATCCTGTTGCCTAAGTCTAAGTCTGATGTAGATTCTGTATCTCACAAATTTAATGACGTAGGCGAATCCCTGATCACACGAGGCGCAGGCTCTGCTACTGGTGTTTTAAGTAATGTGGCTTCTACCGCTGTATTCGGCGGGTTGGAATCTCTCACCCAAGGAGTGATGGCAGATAAAGGGGAACAGATCTATAATACTGCCCGCAGTATGTATGCCGGTGCAGAAAATAGAACTAAGGTTTTTACTTGGGACCTTACACCAAGAACTCCTCAAGATCTTATCCAAATTGTTAAAATCTATGAGATCTTCAACTATTATTCTTATGGTGCCACAGGAACATCAGACTTTGCTAAAGAAGTTAAAGAACAAATAGATGAATGGTATAAAAGCACTTTAGAGTATGCCACCCCAGAAGGGTCCTCTAAAAGCGGGACCATGTTTGAATCTATTACCTCTTTCCTTACTAATGTAATCGTTGTAAGCAACCCGACCATTTGGACGGTTCGTAACTTCGGATACACTAGTTCTTATGACGGGAGAGAAGATATATTCGGGCCTTGCCAAATCCAAAGTCTTAGGTTTGACAAAACTCCTAACGGTCATTTCAACGGTCTGGCTATTGCTCCTAACTTGCCTAGCACTTTTACCCTTGAATTAACCATGAGAGAAATCTTGACTTTGAACCGTAGTTCTCTATATTCTAAAGGATTCCAATCGTAATGTATACTTTAGATGAATTCGTGACACAGGCTGCTAATAGTGATTTTCAGAGAACTAACATGTTCTCTGTTATTTTTGCTACAGCGCCATCGAGTAAAACTCAGACTCTACTAAATGAATTTGGTGGGGAACTTTATAATAACGTAGGTCTTAATGACAACTGGCTTGGATTAACCCAAGGTGAATTTACACGTGGCGTTACGTCTCTTATTACTGCTGGGACGCAACGCTTGGTTAGAAAATCAGGTGTAAGCAAATTTTTGATAGGAGCAATGACTCAACGCACTATCCAATCGCTGTTAGGGGAATTCACTGTAGGGACCTATCTGCTTGACTTCTTTAATATGGCTTTCCCTACTACAGGATTATTGATCCATTCGGTTCAGATTCCTGAAAATAGATTAGCCCATGAAATGGACACCTTCCATAACAGTCCTAACATCAAAATCACTGGTCGGGAATATGCTCCATTAGTTATAACATTCCGTATGGATTCAGAAGCTAGTAATTTCCGTGCTATGCAAGATTGGGTAAACGCTGTTGAAGACCCTGTAACAGGATTAAGAGCACTGCCTTCTGATGTTGAAGCGGATATCCAAGTTAACTTGCATGCCCGAAATGGACTACCGCATACAGTGTGTATGTACACAGGATGCATCCCTGTGGGCGTCAGTGCACCTCAATTTAGTTATGAAGATAATAATCAGATAGCTACATTCGAAGTCACCTTCGCTTACAGAGTTGCACAGATCGGTGCTGTAGGTAAACAAGCCGCGTTGGATTGGTTAGAAGATAAGACTGTTCAGAAGATTGATACTATTAACCCAAATCTAAGTGCCCAAGGTTTAGGTAGTATTTCAAGTAGATTAAGCCGTGTTGCAGGCGTTGGGAATGGACTTAGTAAGATTTTAACCTAAAAAAGGGAGCCTCACGGCTCCCTTGGGGTTTATTTACGGAAACCAAAAAACGCGGTAGAAGTGGCGATTAAGCCAGTTTCATCAGCAACCTGAATCTGTACCGGAGCTTCAGATTCAAGCTGGCCAGATATAATACCAGCAAAGATAGTATCTGTTTGGTCCGGGTTGGTAAAGTTCTGCATCGGGGCGAAAGCAAAGAGTTTATCGCCATAGATTTTCTGCAACTCTTTTACTACAACTTCATTGAACTGCTCTGAAGCAGGGATAACGTCATCGATAGAAGCTTCGATACCATTTAAACGGATGAATGAACGCATTTTGATTTCCTCATTTGTTTGTGTAATACAGACTATACCACATCCGTGTGGTGTTGTAAACTAGCCTTGTACAAATTTTTCCGGAGTATCTTCAACATCAATAAACGAAGCCAAGATGCCAAGGATGTTCCGTTTAGTAGTCAAGAACGTAGAAGCACTGATATCAGTATCTTCGCCGTCAACAGTAACGATAGTACCAGAGCCTACCGGAACTAATTCGCCAGATTCTACCAAGACGTCACCGTCGTAAACTACCATAGATTCTTCAATTTGGTCTGAAGTCATAACCTCAGCCTGAATGAATTTTTGGTTATCATGTATTATGCCGTCAGAATAAGATGCATCTACAATCTTATTAATTTGAAGCATAGTCCCTCGCGGCAAGATAACTTCCATTTCACCAGACATATTACTTAAGTCGCCTGGATAAACGACGTTGGTTTTATGGCCGCCTTCAATAGCCCAACCGATCATAACTTTATTAAGTTCGGCCTGCTTACGGTTATCGACAACCTCACTTTCGCCGTTAGTATCTACCTCGGCGTTAAGCCAACTGGCCGGTTTAACTGTTTCTGCACTATTGCCAGGAGTGTTTAAAACAGCTCTAGTATTATCTGAAGTCATTGCTACAGATTGATTACCTTTCCAGCCACCAAAAATAATAGGCATCAAAGACGTCGAAACGTAGTTTCGGAAATAAAATACCCTATTTTTAACAAGAGATTCAAAAATAGGCTGTCGAACAGTCTGAGAGCGCCATAAAGTAAGTCCTTCCGGCAACCGGTCACCTCTCTTAAATGCATCATCAAGGTTTTTAATAGCCGTTGTAACTTCTTTAGCACTTAACGTATCATAGTTGTCTTCTGTATATCTTCCAAGAAGCATATTATTGATATCAGTGTACCCAGAACCTACGTATTCTCTAATTCCACGCTTTTCTGCAGGAGTATACTGGGCAGGACTGCGAGTCATTGTAATTAACTCAATTCCTGAAGAAACATTTTTGGCATACCCTTGGAGGGCCGCTTTGATTAGTTTGGTCCGTTCAATGTTCCAAAGATTTCTGGCCATAGCTTCGCGTTCAGACTGTTCCAGGTATTCTGGAGTACGAGTCATAATGTGCTCCATAGCCTCGTATTCACGTTCAGCTAAAGCATCTAAAAGAGTCTGGGCATAAGCCTGCATGCTTTTAACAGAAGTTAACGGGGCATCGCCGATTCTTTTAATAAGCTCTTTAGAGAAATACTCTTCAAACTGATCTCTTTCGCTTAGTTTAATCGTAATCAAAGAGCTTAATTGGAAAGCTGCACCGGATGCCGCTAATTTGGCGGATTGGGCTCTAGAAGCTTTAGAACTGACAGAGTCTAATATTTGGGCTGCTTCAGGAATTTCCTGAGCAGTACTAGGCTTAATGAATTCTATAGCAGAAGCTTCGTATTCTTCAAATTTAGAAGGGTCCATAATCACATCAGTAGAAAGAGCCTGGCTAGCTGCAACTTGCCGACGAGAAATTTTAGTACGACGAATAACAGCGATATCCGTACGAGTTTTCTCTACCTCGGCAATAGAGCCGGCGATAGCTTCATCTTTAGTGACTTGAATACCGTCTTTCTTGGATACCCACACATCGCCTACGGCAGAATCAACTTTAGTATATAGCTCAGTATTGATACCTGGAATCCCAGAGATGTCCTCTAAGGGTTTATTTTTACGGTAGATAAGAATATATGTATGTTTACCGGTAAAGTTATAGAGAGCATCCAGGACTTTAAATTTACCACCAGTACGGGACATACACAGACGAGCAATAAGACGTTGCAGAACAGGGCCTTGACCTTTCATTTTCTTGGTCGGGAACCGGAACATTACAGCATCCATACGGAGAGCTTTTACCTGCTCATAAACCGTATCAAAAATTGTATTAATTGCCCCGATTGGATTACTACCCAAGCCGCCTTTAAGTTCTGCTGGGGACCCTTTGGCACTGAGTGACATTAAAATTAAATGAGCATATTTGTCACCCATTTTAACCTGTTTAATAGCATCGCCTTCAGATTGGTATGATACCATTCTAGCTACTAAGTTTTCATTTCCAGGCACTTTAATAGCCCAGATCTGTGGTACTTTAGATTTCAAATTCAAGTTCACGACAGGATAGTTCTTATCGCTATCAGAGTCGAAAACTTCGTTAAGTTGTTCAGACATAATTATTCCCCTTATAAGATACTACTATTTATGCCAAAAAGGAGCCCGAAGGCTCCTTAATTAGAACGGCCAATCACCAAACACTTCTTCAAAGGTATCAGCTTTTTCTTTATCAAATCGCCAACCTTTAATAATTGGTAAGAACACGCCTACAGTTCCGTCTTTACGGCCTTTAGAAGTCGTCCAACCGTTACATTCACAATCGGCAATACGGTCAATTAACTTACCAGCAATAGCATCTTGCATCAGAGATTCACGGTCAAGTTCGCCGCGTTGGTCGATAGGAATCAGAATCCATTCACCATCAATTTTCTTATGGGTTGTATCTGTGAAACCTGAACCACAGTCAGTAGTAATGCGCCCACATTCAGAAGCTAGGTTAACACCACCAATTTTATTCGGGTCTTTAGAGTGAGCATAGTACCCAGTAACTCGTAAAGCAATATCTATTACTGCTTTGAACTTGAACTGGTTCTTAGAGCGAGCATCTTCCCACAGGCCATCCATATTCTTAAGAATAATGCCTTCTAAGCCCTGATCACGGTATTTCTGGTAAACAGCCCGAGCTTCTTCAAGGCTATTAACCAAATGATTTTCGATAAGAATAATCTGGCTGAATCCTTCAGCCATAAGTTCTAATGCACGGAAACGTACATCGTACTTAAAGCTCTTGAGTTTACCTTCAGAATAAATTACATCCAGAGGAACGTAATCCCAGACCTGGAATTTCATACCTTCGGCTTCTTCAGGAGTAATTGTGCCCTTCAGAGATTTGTTTGCTAATCCGTTTGAAGTGCTTCGATCAACAACAGTCTCTTCTTGTTCTTCAACAACATCACCGAACAGGAAGCCAAGAGAATCTTTCTCTTTGAAATTGGCTGGAGCATGATAAACTAGCTCACCATCAATCATTACACCGCCGGGGTGTTTCTCGCGGGCTTCTTTAGTCATTTCCATTAGCTGTTCAGCCAATTTATCAAGACCTAAATAATTGTTACCAGAGCGAGAAAAGAACAAAACCCCATCATCACGTACTTCGGCAAAGCACCGTGCACCGTCAGCCTTTAGCTGGGCATACGCTGGAAACTTAATATGCTTTTTAATTTTGGCTTCGTCAAAAGATGAAGCCAACATCTGTGGGTACTCAGGAATGAGGTTTTTCCAGGTTTTATTAGCAATCGTTGTACCTGTGCCACATTCAAGATCCCGCATCAGAACACGGCGTAAAACTTCTATAATTTCCGGAGAACCATCTGCGATATACGAGGCTAACTCAGCAATGGCCGCATTACCTGTTACCTTTCTAGGAGCTAAAGTAAACTCTGCGAAATCCAAGCAATCTTCTAGAGTTAAAAGGCCTGCGGCTTGTGTGGGTTCACCGGCCTGTGGCCATTTTTTGATACCATAGTTCAAACGACGAGAATATGCCATTCTGAATACACGCTTCAGAAGTTCATTATTCTTTTCGCGATTCATAATCGCTTTCTTTTCGTTGGTTGAATCTGTAGCAGCAAGTTCGTTAAGGATATCTAAAATCATTTAATTCGCCTTCCGTTATAAGTAGTCTTATTATAAGCTACTTCATCCAGAAGCAGATCTAGCTTCTTATGATAAGTAATCATAGCTCTCCGGCCATTAACTGTATCGCAGAGGTATTCGCTTATATAAATGAACCCTTGCTCAACACATTGTTTAAAGATTTCTTCATCTTTAGCTTGTCTGAACAAAGGGTTTTCACGGAAGAACATGTTAACGTGACCGAAGTCACGTGTAGTATTTTTTCCGTCTATAAGAGTATGAACTACGAACATAGCTACCTCAGAAGGATGCCCTTAAAGAGGACGGACTTTTAATGGTCCATTTGTCTCTGCAATTGATGTACGGCTCTGGAGTAAATGGGACAACCGGGCGTAAAGGTGTTTGGGCCCAAGGCTTATTTTTATTAGCTTCTTGGGCCTTACGGATTACTTCCCAAATGGCATCTTCATGATCTTTACGGGTCCCAGGAGTACCTGCTATTTTATGAAGAGTAGCCAGGTTCCCAATATCAGAAGAACGCTTAGAAATCATATACTGAACTTCGGCCCAGTCTTTAACAAAATAAGCACCAGTTTTCTCGGCTCTTTCGCCGCGAGGCATAAAGAACACATCGACATCTGTTCCTTTGAATACCTTCATGGCAGCTTCACAGTGAGAAGGTAGATCATCGATATAACAAACAATCCGGGACCCGTACTTTTCTTTAGCCTGAGAAAGAAGGGCATCCTTAGACTCTGAATGACCGCACATCAGGATTTCCTGGAATGCGCCAGGGAACAAAGAATTCAGATTGAACTGTCTATTCAGCTTGGCATCAATACTGTTGCCTAGCGCAGTTATAGCTACAAATTCATAGTCTTTCTTTAGGTCATTGATGACCTTCAGGGCATCTTTATACGCGGCAAGGTATCGAATAAAATCAGAGTTATTGTACTTTTCCATAAGCTGCTTTCCAGTAGCAAGGTCAGTTTGGAAAATATCTGAAGAGCACCGGAATTTTTCGTCTGAAATCATCTCAATAATGACGTCAGTTTTGATACCATATTTGTGTGCAAAATAAGCCAGGCCTGATTGCCACTGGATAACCACACCATCGATATCAGTAAGAATAACCTTCTTCATTAGTTAAATCTCTTAGTTTAGATATTTTAAAAAGCTCGCTTTCAGCGTGCAGTGAAGTATTACCGTCAACCCAGTTCACATTATACCATGGTTCGATACGGTACTGTGGAATTGCTTCTAAACAATAGATAACAACACCTGGGATACCAGAGATGCCTAATGAGACTGTATCATGTCTTCTAAAGCGCATAGAGGTCCTTTAATTTTTCAAGGTCTATTGATGACTCGAAGTTGGTCATAACAATGTAATCTCCTTGTTCGAGCCGTTTTTCAGGATTTTTAGATGGAACCCTGACTTAGGTAATCCAGCCATAATTAGCTGGATTTCACCATGATTAAACCCATTAGATACCGGAATCATTGTACTGTAACCCAGTTAGGGAACTCAAAGAACTCTGGAGCATCGACGTGATAAACTACTTTGTTACTTTCAACCTTACAGCTGAGAACTTCGATCATTTCGTTATTCATTAAGCAACGAGCCAGACGCGGAGCTTGGGCTTTAGGAACAGAAACACGCATAATATTTTCCTCAGAACTTAGTTTTGAATTTATTAGGCTCTTTAGGCATAACGGCGTTATCACCGTTGTCGTCAGAATAACCTACAGGACGATCTGTAACTAATTTTTCCAGACGTGCGTTGATATAATTGATCTGTAAAGAGTCAGCGCCGTTGATACGACGAAACTCTACAGGACAGTACTTATCGATGTACTTACGGACAGCATCAACAGTAGGTACTTTACCATCGAAGGTATCGCTGATGATAGTTTCGATGCTTCCACGTTTTTCGTTCCAGAAGCTTGATACGATCATTTGAATTTTACCTCTACAGATGCAGTAGCTTCGATTTTCAGAACCTGAACAACTACTTCAGGAACAGCATTAAGAGCTTGGCGTTCAGCGAACTCATAAGCATCTTTAGAAGTCAAAGGTCCTAAAATAGCTTTGGAGTCTTTGTTAACGGTAAGAACATAATAACCGGTTTCTTCTTCAGAAGGAGCCACCACAGGATCTGTCTCAATCAAATGGAAACCCGGAATAGCACTATTGTACGCAGTATCTAAGAAAATACACCAGTAATCAGAAAGCTCACCTTCATAGGCTCGAAGGACTTTGCCGCCTGGGATCTCAATAGCTAGAATGTTACCGCCTTCATCTGAATCCAAAACCTTGAATGGTAGATTAGTAGGATTACAGTCAACAAAAACTTCAGATATTTTGCTATAACGACCTAAGTATTCGTTGAACTTCTCTGTAGACACTTTAAATGTTTTACCAGTAACGCCCATAGTAATTTCCTCAAAGATGGGGCCGAAGCCCCGTTCGATTAAATTGTGAATTCGTTTGAAACAACATCCCAGATTGCTTCACGCTGTTCTTCAGTGGTTCTTAAACCTAGGACATGGCGCAGATAAAGCTTAACCAAAGTTTTGCGATTATCACCGTGCCATGAGGGGTGGGTAGCAAAGTTGCGAACACGCACATCATCATGGAAACCGACTTTAATCATGGAACCTTCCAGTTTAATATCTAGAGTAGGACCGTTCTCAAAGCTGATGAAAACGTAGTTATCTTCCCAGTACATATCGATCTGGGCTACAACACCGTTATTATGTTTCCACAGGCAGATAGGCGATTGATCGAAATCGTGAACATATTTGCGTTCGAAGTTGGTGAAGTTCATTATTTTATCCTCATTTGTTGGTGTAAGAGTACTATACCATACTCCTACACCAATGTAAACACTTAGTATTGAACTTTATCTATCACGATTTCTTTCTTTGCAGTAAACGACGAAATCTTTTTGATAACCATTGCCTGTGAGTCTTCGTTATCGCGTACGTAGAGAGATGCAACTTCTTCTGCCCGTTCCAGAGTCATATCATGAGCACGAATCAAGAACCCGCTATTTCCATCAGCAGTCATTACACAGAACTTCTCAACTGGTGCAGGAACTTTGACAACCAGTGTACCGATTTCATCATCAGTAAACAGAGCTTCTGCGTAATCGTCAATCATTAGGCCCGGGTATTCTTTACGAAGGCGTTTAGCGTTATAGTGTTCGCCTTCAACTTTGATACCTATGACTGTACCGTTAGGCTTTGTTTCGGTGAAGCTAAAAGTTTTACCTTTCAGCAATTTAGCCAGGGCATTATCGATTTCCCAGCTGCTGAGTTCAAATTTCTGACGAGCTTCTTCTGATGCGAATTTATAGAGTTCCATTTTAGTTCCTTACTTAACTTCGATTACGGTGGTAACAACAGGCTTTGCAGTGCCATAGAATTTGTACAGCTCGTACGTGGTTTCGACCGGAGCAATCAGACAGAGTTCTGCAACCATTTGTTTTGCTTCTTCAAGAGTGAAAGCACACTGTTTGCCGCGATAAGCAATCGAAGCCCGTTCAAAGTTTTTAGAACGTTCTAGAACTAGATACAGTGGCTCAACTTCTACCTGAACTGGATTACGTTCAATGTACCGCTCAACAGTGCCGACATCAAGCTCACCGCAGGTAAACATCACGTATGATTGTTCACGGCCTTTGATATCAGCGCAGTTAAGGTCTTTAGGTGCAATGACTCGCCCGGTGTCAACCATTTCAATAGCTTGAACACACCCACTTGAATCGAGAGAAACCGGCTTCCAAAGACGAGTACCAATTTCACGAGCCAGGCAGTAATTCAATCCTTTATGGCTACTTTCAGAGAAACGCTTGACCGCTTCGTCGGAAAGCTTATAAGTTGCATCCAGTTCATAATTACGCATTTCTATTTCCTCAATTAAGGGGCTACGGCCCCATTAAAATTAACCGATAAAGGTCCAATGAGTTAAATCAATAACACCTTTAGCTTTCATTTTTTCGATCAGATCATCAGCCACTTGGCGGCCGTTTTTGTAGTACGTTACATCTTCCGAGTAGCCGTCTTCTTCATCTTCGTAAGTCTCGGAAACGATTTTACCGATGATGATAGTTTTCAGAACATACTCTTCACCGGTGAAGAAGTTAGTCAAACGAATTTTCCATGAGAAATCATCTGAAGGGCCTTCAGGAGTCATGCAGTAAACCAGTTCGAATTGCTCTTTAGTAAGCATCCACTGGGCTTCATGAACTACCTGAGCTTTATAGCCGTCGTGGTCTTTACACTTAACAGTAGCATTCAGATTGATTTTCATTTTATTCTCCGGTTTGTTGGTGTAAGAGTACTATACCACAACCTAAAGGTGATGTAAACACTGCTACTAAAACAAAAAAGGGACTCCCGTAGGAGTCCCTAAACTTATGCCTTTGGCTTACCAAAACGAGAAGCATCATCGCGAAGAACCGCACGAGCCCGACGCATGATTTTCTCAACCGTCTGATTGATACGCTTGTTCGACTCACGCTTGTAGCCAGCGCGTTTAGAGGTACCAACAACTTCTTTTACTGCAGTTTTTGCTTTTGCTTTTGCTTGTTTAGCCATTATAAAGTCTTCCATTTTGGAGAAATACATGGGAGCACGTTCTTCCGAGGTTCAACTTCTTTCGACAGTTCTTTCGGTTGTAGCTCCCGCAAGCCCTCAAGGGGAACAGTGAGAGGACTTTCACCTCTCAGGTTTTAACTTGCCTTCCGGCAACATTATAAACTCTTATCTGTTGCACACCGTTAGCTTAAAGGTTCCGGGTCCGATTTATCGGGGATAAGATATACACCGATGGATGTATAGGCCTTGAGGCGTACTCCCGATTGGCCATCGCCTCGGGGTCGCATGCACTTGCCGTTTATTTTCTAGCTGCACTTTGGTAGCAAATCACCGTTGGTTTCGGGTGTTTTACGTGGGGATAACCAACAACGTCCACATCATACGTTACCCATGCGTACACATGGTGGGCGTACAAATTACTTCAGTGTTACCACAAAGTGGCGAACAGCTTTATGAGCCTTAGCACACAGAGGCTTAGCATATTTCAGTTCATCTTTAGCAGCTAGTTCAGCTTCAAGAGCTTTCTGAGCCGGATTCAGATGTTTGAAATATCCAAGCAGATCAAGCATTGCTGCTTCGACGTCGATGGAGGCACCGTAGTTCTCGTGGCCATTGTTCCAGGATTGACGCTGGATGTCAAGTACAAATTTGATAGTATCTTTCATTATAGAACCTCAAGTGAGGTGGATAAAAGGTGGAGCCTTAAGACCCATTTGGCTTAACGCATCTCCACCACATAGAAGAGTCATCTCTTCATATTTTTATTTATATCACTTATAAACACATGTCAAATTTTTATAGTGTACAGTGACGAATTTCTGCTTAATATCTTTGGCTTTAGCTATACCAGCAGCAACCAAAGGATGGGTTACGTGTTTAATACTACCTAAAGGAGTAGGGGTCAGATCACCGACTTCAACGAACCCTTTAGGAACATCTTCACCGATAGAATAGATTTCACACAGTTCAGGAACTTCGCCTTGAGAGCGGCGTTGTTCAATGATAATACCACCAGCAGAAACTTCTGGCTCACCAGCCTGGGCAGGTTCAGACACTAAAATAACATACTCACCAAGAGCACGAATTGGTAAATCAGTCATAGTTATCTCTTTTGTTGTTAGGATAAAATAATAATATCAAAACATTCTTAAAGCATATAACAGATTAGCCAACAAATTGGAGCAGATGTTCTGCTTTCATACCGTTAACAGAGATCAGTTTGTCGATGCTAAAGCCACGCCATTGTTTCAACTCGGTATCAAACAGAGGAACCATATCGGTGGATTCTTTACGAGGCTTAGAAGGATTCACATAACTTTCATAGATCTCGGCGCCAACTAAAGAAGAAACTACATCTTTATCACGGGTACCTTTCATAGTACGAATAGTGCCGTCTGCTTTTTCGAAAACTACATCTGATATGCCCATAGATAGTTTGACTTTCAGAACTTCACGCAGAGCAATTTTTTGGTCAGTAGTTAATTTCATACCTCTACCTTAATAAAGTTAAAGCGAACAGTGAATGCAGGTTTACCATCAATTTCTGTGAAGTCTTTAACTTCACGTAGATAAACCACATCCGGATTAAATTTCACGACCTCAGAAACCAGATGGTCCAGGTCTTGGGCCTTGAAAGATGCAATATCAACTATGTAACGCTCGCCACGTTTTATAGTTTGTATAGAAAATGAAGGAGAGCCAATAACAATTACTTTAATACCAGCTGCTTTAAGCATAGATGCAAATTTTTCAGTTGCATCTACAGGTTCCGGCATGGGTGGATTAATATTTACGACAGAGTCGAATTCGTTAAGATTCATTATTCACCACAAAAATTACGAATCTGTTCCCAGTTCAGAGAGTTAAGATTCTTACGGTTATATTCAATAACTTCAATTCCGGCCTCAATCAGAATATCGGCCCAGTCGTCAGGAGAGCGATCATAGCGCTCTGCATAAACAACCTTTTTAATACCTGACTGAGAAATAGCTTTAGTACAATCAGGGCAAGGAGACGCGGTGCAATACAGCGTAGAGCCTTCAATTGAAGAACCTTTACGGGCCGCGAACAAAATAGCGTTCAGTTCGGCATGGATTTCATTTTTAGAAGACCATTCACTATGTGCAGGTCTGTGTTCTTTAGCCAAAACAACTCGGCCGCCTTTACCCGAAATTCGACCAGACCCAGAATTAGGAATAAACTTGGTCCAACCTTGCTGTGCGGCATGGTCACAACAGTTAGTTCCACCTGCCGGAGAACCGTTATACCCTGTAGAAATGATGCGACCATCTTTTTCGATAACCGCACCTACTTTCCAAGAGCAACATTTTGATTCTTGGGAAATCAGGTATGCGATTTGAAGATAGGTAGATGCTTTCATTTTTAGCCTTTGTTATTCAGATTACGGAGAACCATTTCAGTGGTTTCCCAGCCAATACATGGGTCAGTAATTGACACGCCATATTCAAGGTCTGTAGAAATCTTTTGATTACCTTGTTTAAGATTAGATTCTAACATAATTCCTCGAACGTTGGCCAATTCTGCTGCTTCAGCACAAACTGCAACCTGATTCAAGAAAGAACCCTGGGCATTAGCATGAGAGCAATCAACCATCAAGTATTGGTTAACGCCTGCCTTCTGTGCCTGGGCGATAGCATCAAAGACTGATTCTTTATCGTAGTTAGTTCCTTCGGAACCGCCACGCAGAACAATATGAGTGCTCTTGTTACCTGGTGCTGAGACAATACCAACTACACCATTTTGGTCCATACCCATATAGTGGTGTGGGAACGCCGCAGATTGCATGGCGTCAGTAGCAACCTTAATAGAGCCATTTGTTCCATTCTTAAAGCCTACAGTCATTGGCAGGCCTGAGGCGATTTCGCGATGAGTCTGAGATTCTGTAGTACGAGCGCCGATAGCGACCCAAGAGAAAATACCAGACAGATATTTGATAGTGAATGGATCAAGAACTTCTGTTGCCAGTGGTAGACCCATTCGCAAAAGCTTGCGACATAAGGTGCGAGCAATACCCAGCCCAGTATTAATTTCAAACGAACCATCTAAGAATGGATCATTGATAAGACCTTTCCAACCGACTGTTGTACGAGGTTTTTCAAAATAAACACGCATACAAAGTAGAAGATTAGGAAGTTCTTTTTGGAGTTCAGCCAGGCGCTCACCATAATCAACTGCAGCAACTACGTCATGGATTGAACAAGGTCCTACTACAACCAGACGGCGTTTATCGCGCCCAGTCATAATCTTATCGATTTCTTGGCGGTGTAAACTGACTTGATTTTGCAGCTCTGGAGAAATCCTACAACGGCGCTCAAGTTCAGCTGGGCTTATCATTCTTTCAATTAAAGGTCTCATATTGTTCCTTACTTACATTATTCTCCAATAAGGGCCGAAGCCCTTAGAAAGCATATACCGAGGTAGATTGAATATGATTATTAGGCAATAGTTCAATCAAGTAGTACTCTAGCTTGAAACCTTTAACGGTAAATAGATAAGACGCAGGTGTTTCCTGCGTCACATTTAGCTTTGCGTTTGGGTTACGTTCAGATATCTTGTTAATCAAAGATTGAGCAAACTTAGGAATTAGCTCGGCAAACTCTGAAGTTGTGAAGGTCTTATCACTGTACATAAACATTAACCTCTTGGGTGCCGAAAATGCCTGTTACTTCAACAGTGAATCCACCACCGCCTTCAAAGACAATTTCTACTACTGCTTGAACGCCAAAGCTATTTACTTCTAGTGATACTTTGCCGTGGTTCGGAATAAGCGTATTAATAGCACTCGTGAAATCCGCATGCATTTTAGCTTTCAAGGCGTTGTCAAGAGTATCAGCACAGTAATTACCAACAACCTGTAAGGCAACAACTTTAACTACTTCAGAATATTTAGGGAACATAGCTTTTCCTTAATGAACGGTGTGTACTTTAACATTAACAACGAAATGCGTATTAACATCAGAAAGAGGCAAAAACTCGACATGGTACTCATCTTTGTAACGAGTGTTCAGGTCTGTACGAATACGCGCCAGTTCATTAATCAAAGCTGGGGTCATGCCCATTCCAACACATTTCCGAAGCATTTTGTAAGCTTCTTCTTCAACTTCATGATGCTTATTGTACATATCATTTTCCTCAAGTACAAGTAGACTGGAAGTACATCATATCATGCCTTCCAGCCGTTGTAAACTACCACTTAACTCGGATTGAATCGATAGGACCGTAGTGATTACCGCCTTGATAGAAAACCTCTACTTCGTACCCGAGTTCTTCAAACTGGCGAATGATATCAGCCATTTTATGATGCTGGTCTTCGTATTCTGTACGACGAACTGCGATGCCAAAATCGGCAAAAGGGCAGAAGCTGGCTGAAAAGCCACCGTTAATAGCTCGACGAGCAATATGCTCAAAGACGTCGTTAGGAATAGTAGTATTACGTTCTGTAAAGGATACAGAGAGCCTTACTGCATCACTTGCTTTCATTAGAAGTCACCAAAGTTAACTTGCCAGCATTCAACACCGATACGTCGCCACATCTCAACAACTTGGTTGCGGTCATCAACAGCCAGCTTCACATCGAAATGAGGAGCGATTTTGTTCCAGAAGATTTCTTCTTTCACAATCATATCACTTCGTGAATCACCTTGTTCACGCTGACAGTGCATTACCGCAGGAATACCCATATCTTCAACCCAACGACGAGTCATGTAGTAATACTTCATAGGCTCTTCAATTGTACCAGATTCACGTCCACTTACAACGATAATATGGTAGCCTTGTTTAGCGTACATCTGAGACAGCTCTACAACCATCGGGTTGATAATATCAGTGTCGCATTTGTCCAGGTCATACGGAGAACGACCCACCATTTTAGCCAGTGTTCCGTCAACATCAAAAATAACAGCCTTCGGTTTACCAGGAGTACCGTTATAAACAGGCTTCTTCTGATATTCACAGAATTTCCAGAACATCTGACGCAGAACATCAATAGGAACCGCCCGGTCACCACGATACTGGTTACGCTTCAGCAGTTCAAGCCATGGCACATCGAATACTTGGTACTTAATAGTCCAGTTGTATTCAGCAGCGAATTCGACCCAGCGTTGACGTGTATCAGGGTTCAAGTTCGTATCAGAGATGATCACGCCTTTAACAGAATCACCGCCGTACAAGATAGTACGAGCAGTTTCCATCTGCATCGAAGTTACAATGCCTTCACGCTTCTTAGAGTACTTGTATTCATTACGAGCTTCAAGGGCCATAATGGATGCACGGTAGTCATCACGGTTAATATTGTAATAACCCGGGTTCTTTTCAATGTACTGACGAGCCCAAGTACTTTTACCTGAACCAGGACAGCCGATAGTCAAAATAATAGTTTTCATTGTTCTAATTCTCTAAACATATTTTTAATAATGGTCTTTTGCGCATCAATAAGAGATAAATGCCTTTTCTCGCATTCTTGAGAACAGCCTTTCTCTGCCAGATCGCACAGTGTAAGCCACAATTTATCATACCTGTTAAGAGCAAGTAAGAACTGGCGCATATTCTCTGTCATTTTAGCAGCCCGTTTAAAAAGTTATTCAATTTAGTAGAAGCTTCGCCCCAGGCTTGATGTTTATCTTCTCGATATTTCTTTAAAGCTGGGAACCGAGAGTATTCGTCATTCAAGTCATGGCGTTCGCAGGCCCGTCCATAGATCAGACATTTCATTTCAACTTCGGAAATAAGCCCGCGCAGTTCTTCAAGTTGTTCTTTAGTCATTAAAAGAGTTCCTCATACAGGGCCTCACGGGCGTTTTTCAAGATTTTACCAGATTCACGAAGATAAGATTCTACATCAGAAATAAAGCCATTCGCCACTGCTGCTTTACGCTGACCGTGCTGAATAGCTGCTTCTTCAAAGCATTTAACTACATCTTGGACACGTTTGCGTTCTACGGCATCTTCATAGAACTGAGGGTAGTCAAACACCGGATGCATCATAGCATACCACTTGGATAAGCGAATGTATGTCTGCGGATTCAGATCATATACACGAGACACGTAATCTTGACCTGGGGCATAATATATCACTTTGGTGACATAATCAATGCCGTCGATATTTTTCCATTCGTAACTGAAGGTTGCTTTCTTTTCAAGAGGTGTAAGAGCGCAAGAACCAATCATCATGATTTTGCGAAGAGAAGTGACTTTTACGTTAGACAGATAGGCCGGTTCTGCAACGAAAGAGTTAGAACGAAGAGTCATAATAAGTTCCTCAAAAATTTTATCATCCTAGTGAGGCCGAAGCCTCACTGACATTTCGGCTCTTTTAACGGAGCGCGATAATAACATATCACGTTATTAGACTGCTGTACATACCGAAGGATGTCGTTAGTCCAGATACGGAAATCCTGGAACTCGGTGAACGGCATGCCGACCCATTTCTGTCCGTCGATTTCATGCACTTGCCATTCAGCCTGATATTCTTTAATCGGGTCAGGCCAAGTAGCATCTACTCTTGGTGCAGGTTTCACTTCAGGAAGCGCCTGAGAGCATCCTACCAGAGCAAGAGATAAACATACAGCCGTTATCATTCTTTTCATCTGGTCGCTTCCTGGAGCTCTCTAGCGAACTCATTAAATGGATCGTTTACTATTTCTTTTACTGCTTTAGGGTCTACTAATTCAGCTTCACGCTTTTTATTAGCGGTCAAGGTTTTATCTTTTGCATTACGAGCATCGATAGCAGCCTTGTTCTTTTCTGTAAGAGCTTGGATACCTTGCAACTGTGTAGCAATAAGATCAATCTGCAGCTGCTGAGCTTTTGCTACGCCGTCTATCTGGGCTACTTGTTCCTTTAGAGTATCTACACGATAACTCAAGTACTTTGTAGTACCAAATAGACCGGCAATTAGTAGACCGACTATAATGTAAATTTTTAGTTTAGACATAACTTTTTGATTACCTCAACAATCTCATCACGAGACAAGTTGTTGACGAGAATATGCTTAGGAGCTTTGTCTACCTGGATTTTATAGCCGTCGAGTTCAAGGGCCATATCTTCGCTGGTTTTATACAAATGCTTAATACCTAAGCGATTGAACTTGTCAGAAAGAGGGTCGCAAATAACATAGCATTTATGACCATTCAGATGAACATTAGGCTGGGTGATATTGATTTTCACTTCGGCCCCGTACTTAGTCAACTGATTTTCAAGAAATGAACACATTTCTTCTACTGCGGCCGGCATTGCTTCTCGGCGTTCTTCGGCTTGCTTAGTTGAATACTGTTTTTGCTTAAACTTCGTAGCCAGTTTTCGACCCATGGTAACGCGCAAGTCCGTAATGAATCCAAGTTTCTTTTGGCCTTTATAGACATAGATCCCGTCATGAGAAGTACCTTCGAAGTGAGCAACAACATCATCATTAGAAATGTTTTGTAGGTTCATTTTTGGTTCCTCGTTTGTTGGTATATGGGTATCATAACACGAACAAACGAGGTTGTAAACTACTCTTCAACTATTTTGATTTCTTTACTATAAAGAGCAGGCACGTATTTGGACCAGACCTTCAAGAAGGCCTTTTCAATACCTTTAACCATAGCTTCAGAGCTCATAGTACCTGAGTACATCTGCATCATAAGGCTGAACAGTTCAGGCTTACCATTTTTTGTGGCTGTTTCCTGGCCTTTGATGGCATAGTCTTTACGGTCTCGCCCGCGCATAGCGTTGTAGTAACCTTGGACTTCTAGCAGTGCACTAGACAAATACTGGATGTACTCGCTTTCAAATGCCGCAATTTTAGAAACAGCATAAGTATCACCATCGAACATCGCACGAAGGTCGTCAGCAGCACCACCTACGATTGCTTCATACAGACGTTCATTAGAAGTAATCGAGTCTTTAGTATGATGAAGCAGACAGTACCAATCAGTTTTAAGCTTGAACCGCTGGCCGCTTTCAAGAACAGCAATGTAGCCTTCAATGCCTTCTGCTTTGCGAGTTTCTTTGACCCAGGCTTCACCATCATCGACAACATGAGAAGGAATCAGATACTGGCGCAGAACAGCATCAGCATAAAGGTCAGCATATGGAACATACTCGCCGGTATCGTTATGACGCACGTTCAGCAGGAAAATAGTAGGCTCTTCATAGTACAGAACAATACGGTTGCTTGGGGCTGCGTATTCTAAGTTAAACGTATAACCTTTAGGTGCCAGCTCTTCCATTTTAAGATACAAAGGAAGGTACTTATCTTGGTATAGAAGACGTTCTGCAGCAAAAGCTTGCTCTGAAGTAGTAGAAGTTTTAGATTTCACAAGAACTTTATCGCCTTCGCAATAAGTCGAAATCAAAGAACCGTCGGCCTTATCCATAACGTATTGGATTTTTGAAAGGTCCAAGTTCATCGTAAATGGATTTTCGTTCAAGTTAAAGAACTTTTCCATAGGGCGCGAGGCAATTCGTACAGGGCCATTGTCGTCCATCTCAAACATAATGCCACGGGCTTCCAGAGCGCCGTCTAAGAGCCAATCACTGTACGAGGCATAGTGATAGCTGAAGATACGGAACTTAGTCCCGTACCGTCCTGTAACATCTTTATAAAAGAACTTAGAGGCTTCAGTCTTATCACAGACCGCCATGAGATTATCGTATAATTCGATCATTTCTTTATCCTGTGTTGGGTGTTCCAAGGTGGATTGAACTTTTTGATGAACATAGGTTCCTCAAGATCCATAGTCGAAATCGACATCTCACCAAGTTCATTGTTAATGAGTAGGTTGAAACATTGCCGTGCATAGAATTCAACCTTCTTACCGGATATTAACGCGTCAAAAATTTTAGCAGATTTGACAGAATCTGAGTTCGTGTCTCGTCTGTTAATAGATGTCCGGTAGTAATTGATACGTTTGCGAAGATTCTTAGTTTTACCTATGTAGACTAGTTCATCATCGACCGCTATGGCGTATACTACATTAAATTTGTTTGGTACCTCCAGCTGCTTTATGGTACAGTCTGATTCATCTAGTTCTAGACTAACATACTTAATGAAGCTAAATTCATCTGCGATTTCTTTCATATAACAAAGGGGCCGAAGCCCCTATCCTTATAAAGATTTGCGAATTCTGGCCAGTACTTCAGAATCCACGTCGTTATCGATTTGGGCTACAAGATAAGAAGAGATTTCTACTTCTTGTGGGGCAGATTGTACTGTATCACTATTTAAGTATTCGCGAATCCATGGAATAGGATGGTGAGTACTTTCAAGAATGATAGAGCACGGCAGCCCGACAGCCTTCATACGAGAAACAGTAAGATAATCAATAAACTTGTGTAAGATCTCAACATTAAGCCCTGGAAGACCGCCATCACGGAAAAGATGGATAGCCCAGTCTTTTTCCTGCTGATTAACTTCCATGAAGATACGAACAGCTTCTTCTTCACATTCTTTTGCTACTTGGACCCATTCGTCGCCATCAGTACCAAGTTGCCATTGACGAATCTGGTACTGGGTCCCTTTAAGATGGAGCTGTTCATCACGGGCGATGAACTTCATAATCTTAGCATTGCCTTCCATGATTTCCATATTCTTATGGAAATTAAATGTACAGGCAAAAGAAACATAGAAGCGAATAGCTTCAAGGGCGTTCACTACATGCATGCAAAGATACATTGCTTTCATCAGATCATGTTTAGCTTGTTTAATCTCAATATTATCTGGATTAAAGCAACGTTCTTGAGCATTCTGGTATCGACGATGGGCTTCAGTAACAGCATCATAGTAAACACCGATTGATTCAGCCCGTTTCATGATGGCTTTGTCGAGAACAATTTCGTCGAAGACCTTAGCCGGATCAGTGAATAAGTTACGCATAATATGCGTATAAGAACGAGAGTGAATTGTTTCACTGAATGTCCAGGTCTGGAACCAAGTATCAAGGCTCGGATCAGAAATCAGCGGAGCAAATACTGCTGAAGGTGCGCGGCCTTGAATCGAATCGAGAAGACTTTGATACTTCAGGTTATCTGTGAACAGGTTCTGTTGGTGCTCTGGCAGCTTTTCAAATTGTCCACGGTCCATCATTAAGTTGACTTCTTCAGGACGCCAAAAGAATGACAGCTGCTTTTCAATGAGGTCTTCAAAAACTTTATGTCGCTGCTGATCATAACGTGCAATACCTAGTCCTGAACCAAGGAACATCGGTTCGGTCATGATATCTACTTGCTTGGTGTTAAAAACTGTTGTCATTTAGAATCCTTGAATTTGCATTTATCATAATGCCAACGAAGAGCATTATCTTGTTAACTTTTTACCATAGTGAGGGCCTGGTGGGTACTCAGCAAGCGATGAAGAGAGGCTTTACGCCTCTCCACTAAGCCGTCATACATTTTTTTGATAATTCATGCAAGTACTATACTACAACTTACAGGACGAACATTCTTCTGCTGAAGGCTGTTCAATTTCGTAATCATCTGTACCGGACCCATCACGAGTATTATGGTAATAAGCAGTCTTACCGCCAAGAGACCAAAAATACAACATATCACGAATCATCACAGACATAGGAACCTTGCCTTTAGGGAACACCGCCGGGTCGTAACTAAAGTTGGTAGAAATACTTTGGCAAACAAACTTCTGCATAATAGCAGCTTGTGTCAAGTACCCTTTCATGCCACGTTTGGTCATGCGCCACAGATAATCGTACAAATCGATGTTGTGTTCGATATTCGGCACGACCTGATTAAAGGAACCTTCTTTAGATTCTTTAACACTTACTGGACCACGTGGTGGTTCAATACCGTTGGTAGAGTTAGATACCTGGCTAGATGATTCGCATGGCATTAGTGCAGAAAGGGTGCTGTTACGAATACCGTACTTAACCAAGTCTTCCCGCAACGACGCCCAGTCACAAACATAGTTCGGCGCCACGACGGTGTCAACGCGTTTGTTGTACCAGTCAATTGGCAGTTCACCACGGGACCAGCGAGTTTCTTCGAAATAATCACAGCGACCTTTTTCTTTGGCCAGTTTAACTGATGCTGTAATAAGTCCGAACTGAAGACGTTCAAATAGTTCATGAGTTAAATCGTTTGCATCATCATAAGTAGCAAAGTTAGAAGCAAGGAACCCGGCGTAGTTCGTTACGCCAATACCTAATGCACGACGCTTTTTAGCTTTCAGAGCCTGGTGAACAGGATAACTCTGGTAATCTAAAAGATTGTCAAGTGCACGAACCATGATTTCAGCCAGAGTATTAACTTCATCTTGGTCTTGATAATTAAAGTTATCTAATACAAATGCGGCCAGGGTACATAAGGCGATCTCTGGGTCATCGCCACCAACGTCCTTAGTAGGCAATGCAATTTCACAACAAAGGTTGCTCTGCTTAACAGGAGCAATCTCAGGGATAAATGGACCATGTTTATTAACGTTATCGTTAAAGAATGGGTAGATCCTTGCTGTACCAGCACGTTCTGTAAAGAACAGTTCCCATAGTTCAAGAGCCTTGATGCGTTTCTTACGAATTGCTGGGTTCTTTTCTAATGACTCGTACAGTTGTTTGAATTTTTCTGGGTCGCCGAAATAAGAAGTGTACAGTTCACCGTTTGCAACATCTGGGCTGAACAAAGTAATGTAATCATCATTCAGAAGGCGTTCAATCATCAGGTCACCGATCTGAAGACCGTAGTCCATATGACGAATGCGGTTCTCATCGATACCTTTATTGTTCTTCAGAACAAGCAGGTTTTCAACCTCTAAGTGCCACATCGGATAGTACATAGTAGCCGCGCCACCACGAACACCACCCTGAGAACATGATTTCACTGCAGTCTGGAAGTGTTTCCAGAACGGAATAACACCGGTGTGTTTTACTTCGCCTGCACCGATCTTAGAACCTTCAGCACGAATCATACCACCATTGATGCCAATACCAGCACGTTTAGAAATATACTTGATGATTGAGTTCGCGGCTTCATTAATGCTATCTAAAGAATCGCCTGCTTCAATAACCACGCAAGAACTAAACTGTCGTGTCGGAGTACGAACACCGGCCATAATCGGAGTTGGCAAAGAAATCTGACGCTTACTTACTGCATGGTAGAAACGAACAACATGCAGCAAACGATCTGTAGGTTCATCTTGGTGCAGACACATACCGATCAGCATAAAGGCAAACTGCGGTGTTTCATAGATTACACCTGTACTACGGTTCTTAACGAGATATTTCTCTTTAAGTTGCATAGTCCCTGCATAAGTCAGTTCGAAATCTCGGTTGTGGTCGATAATGGTATCAAGATAACCGATCTCTTCTGCTGAGTACTTAGATAAGATTTCCGAGTCATATAGACCTTCATTAACAACACGAGTGATATGATCGATGAACGCCGGAGGCTCGAACTGGCCATATACATCTTTGCGGAGCGCAAACATAGCCAAATTAGAAGCAACATACTGATAGTCCGGTTCATTAATAGAGATACTGTTCGCAGCAACTTTAACACAGGCGATTTGGATATCGCGAGTACTCATGTTGTCAACAATATAAGGCTTAATGCGATCGTACAATTCGTACGGGTCTACTGAGGTATTAGCTGTAGCCCAAGTAAGCACTTGGATAATTTTATTTGGATTGAAAACTTGGCTGCAGCCACTGGATTTTACTACGTTCATAGATCCTCTATAGTGAATTCATCTTTGAATAATTTGTTAACCACCTGAGCAATTATATCACCATGACATGGCTTAGGTTTACATGTGCATCCTAGACGCATTCCACGTAAAGTCTCAAGGTGTTCCCTTTTGATTACTCCGGTTCTGAGTTTATTATAGAACTCTTTCTTAAATGCAAGAATGGCAGCCTCACGACTGCCAGCATCCTTACCTACCTCGTTCCCCCACATAGTGCCTCGATGAATGTTTACATCGAAGTCGGAGTGGTATTTATTCACTACACGACAGATCTTCATGTGATATCAACTTCAAACCAGCAAATTAATTCACTTTTACCAGAGGTCCACTCGTATGATTTAGTAATAGACAGAACTCTTTGTTCTGTTTTATCAAAAACCACAGTATCGTTAATCTCAGGTAGCTCAATAGGAGACGTATCAAACATTTCGCCTAATATAGTTTTAGATTGGTGCCTATTACGGACAAATCTGATATTCATTCACAGGCCCTTAATGCAGCTTCTAGAACTTCGATTAAAGAACGAGCATGGTCTTTATCAATTTCAAAACCAAGCCCAGGAGTATTCATCTTAAGACGAATCCTATTACAGTAGTTAGGATAAACCACTGCTTGGATTTTCTCCCAGTGGTTATCTGTAAAGAATTCTATCTTAACCTGGTGAAGCTTATCACCAGTGTTAGTGTCTTTTCGTTTAATCATACTGCCATCTTAGCTGTGATAGCTGGGTGACTTTTGTACCCTTGGAGTTTGAAGTCTTTATGAGACATAGATGTAGTGACCCAGTCCAATTGAGTCTCTGTCGGCCAGTTTTCAAAATTACTAGGCCAGGTAATTTCTAAGTTACAAAGTTCTTTAGGTTCACGTCTCAGAACTTCTTCGCACTGTTCCATATGGTTCATATAGATGTGCGTATTGCCGCCTGAGAACACGAGGTCGCCAGGAATAAGATTACACATCTTAGCGACAATATGCACAAGAGCGGCGTACGACGCAATATTAAACGGCAAACCTAAGAACACGTCAACAGAACGCTGATACCACTGTAGGTCGAGGTACCCATTACGAACGTTGAATTGATAAAAACAGTGGCATGGCGGAAGTGCCATCTTATCGATTTCAGCCGGGTTCCATGCAGAAACAATTTGCCGACGATCTGTAGGCATCTGCTTAATACGGTCAATGATTAATTTTAACTGATCAATACCGCCAAAATCACGCCATTGCTTGCCATAAACCGGGCCTAAAGCACCATCCATATAACCTAGTTGACGGGCTTGGGTCTCATAGTTCTCGTCCCAAATAGTTTTGCCTTCGTCTCGAGAGCCGTGGGTACGTTCACGAAGATCGTCAACATTAGTAGAGCCTGACAAGAACCAAAGCAGCTCGGAGATACAAGCTTTCCAGGCCAGTTTTTTAGTTGTTACTGCCGGGAACCCACGAGTTAAATCAAATCGAATCTTCGTGCCGAAGACGGCGCGTGTTCCAGTTCCGGTACGGTCATCAGTGTCATAACCGTCAGTAAGAATGTGTTTAATTAGATCTTGGTATTGTTTCATTAGTCCATCCAGGAATAAGAAGATTCATAACGAGGATATTTTGGCTTGTATCCTAACTTAATCATTTGTTTTGCTTTTTTAGTGAACCCTAGAGAACGTTCACCTTTATTATGCTGGCGAGGAGTCATCGGCCCTTGATGCATCTGCCGACAAATAAAAAGTGCCATTGCACTAGGCACATCTTTAACTTTAAGTTTATTGCTCATTATTTTACTCTGCACAAGGTTTAAAATTAATTTCTGAGCCCTGTTTAACGAACCGTCCGGTAATAGAGAACTTAGACCCATTATACTGCAGAATTCCATTAGCAATTAATACCAGAGTGAATCGGGTATTCATTAGAACAGAAATAACTACACCAGGCGCCAGCCTGACACGGATACCTTCGTCACGGCTCCAAATAGCATTAGGGTCCAGTTCGAACTCAAGCTGATAAAGACCGTGCTCGATTGTATTATATTTGCCAGGGTTACGTTTATATTGCTCTATAGTAGGAGCATTACCATCAATAACCAAGGCCCAGTTCTTTTGGACCTTATCAGCTTCAAGTAAAGTCAGTTTCATATGATTTCTCGTGTTCAGGAGAAAAATACAGCTTAGAGCCGTGTTTAACAAATCTACCGTAGATAGATGCCTCGTATTAAAGCGTTGCCACTTTTTCTGGATAACATCTTCTTTAACTAGAAAATTTTAGCCACGGAATTCGCCATACACAGATTCTGTAATTTGAGTCAACTCATCACACTGGTACCAGTGAGATTCTTTAAGCATACGAGTCATTGGAAGAGTATTCAAGAACTCTTGAGTCATCTGTACGGTTGAGTTCACGCGATGCTTCTTAATAATGCTAGTATGTACAACCAGGTCAGCGTGAGGGACCGCCTGCTCAATTAAACCTTTACCGCCAATAATACTTACATCGTATGTGTTCCGGTCCACTATAGTGTCCCAGGGATAATCTGAGGTGGCCGTAGAAGTAACAATAATCTCGCCTTCTAAGAAGGAAATAAACTCATCTGGATACATGATTTCATCTGGCGAAGTACCATTTTTAGTTTTAGGTTTACCACGACCAGGACTAATAACTACTACCGAACGACGCCCTGGTAAAGGAGCATTTAGAGATTCCCAGGTCTTGGCACCCATAATCAGTACAGTATTTTTAGTACGATTACGGAAGTTAATCATATCCTGTTGAATACGACCCCAAGGCAATCCGTCATTCAGCCCAAAAGCAATTTCAGTATTGCCGTCTACAGTTTTAGTTGCACACGTAGCGAATACGACCTGTAACATTAGCCTTGCCTCATTCCACATTTAAAACAACGGCCGCCTAATTGCCATAGACCGCCACCACAATACTTACACTCCCAATCAGTTAAAATCTTCATTTCTTAGCCTTAGCAAGTTTGAATGCTGCTTTGAAAGCAGGAACATCGTCGATATCGATCCAGAAACCAGAACCGAACCCATCTTCATAGCTCGGGCACCCATCACAGTAGTCGTTCCAAGTACGCGATTCACCGCCCATAGTGAACCCAGTATCCATTTCGCACAGAGCTTCTTCAACGCGTTCTAATTCTTCAGGATTGTTGTCGTAGATGCAGAACTGCCACTTACCACGATATCCAGAACCTAATTTAATGCTTTCACGTTGAAGTTTCATTTTATTCTCCTTGTTGGTGTAGGAACATAGTAACATGAACCCACACCACTGTAAACATTAATTTTCGATAGTGCTCAAATAGTACAGTGTATCTTCCTTACCCATACCCATACAGTACTCATTTTCTATGAAGTTGGCTACATCGGCGGCTGATCCTGAAATTGTGACTTCCAAACATCCAGGATGATTAGTAATTTTGTCGATAGCAATTTTGTCAATAACAACGTTGAACGATTCAATGATTTCTTTCAGATATTCAACATCTAATACATCGATAGTTACTTTAGCCATGTTTAACTCCCAGTTTGTTTGTGTGTGAGTACTATACTACACATTAAAACCAATGTAAACCCTTAATGTAACTTTTACTTTTCATAGGCCCAGGATGCAAAAAAAGGGAGACCGAAGTCTCCCGATAAGTATTACAGCCCAGCTAACAGATCGTCCAGATCGCCATCGTCATCAGAAGACGAAGTGTTCAGTGGAGCAGATTGTTGTTTAGGTTTAGAATCAAAGGCCGCCATATCGGCATCAAAAGCATCAAGTTCATCACTGAGCTTATCAGCTTGTGCTGCTGCTTTACCGGCAACCAGAGAAGTACCCATGATTTGTACGAATTTAGCATGGTTTACATCGTAAGACTTAAATTTGTCTTTGGCCACGATGTCATTCAGCTGAACCATACCTTCATCAAGCTCTTTCTGGTAGGCTTCATCATTGATGTTAGGAATTTCAGACTGAGCACCAAACTTACAGTCGTCGTAGTTAGTGAAACCACCAACTTTCTTAACTTTCAGGCTGAAGTTCTTACCTTCAAACGGGCAAGTCACATCAACCGGAACTTCACCAAGATCAGTATCAACTTCGATCTCAGCGTTAATTTTGTCCATGATTTTCTGACCAAAACGGTATTTGAATACCTTACCTTCGTTTTCTGGAGCAGCTGGATCTTTCAGAACCAGAATATTGGCCCAATAAGAAGATTTGCGTTTCAGCAGTTTATATTCTTCTGGGTTGGTGTTATACGAATCGTTAGAGCTTAGGTGTTGACAGACCGGGCAAGAATCATAATCACCGTAGGTAGAAGTACAGTTTTCGATGTACCATTTACCATTTTTCTTGAAGCCGTGGTTAATCAGTTTGACGAAAGGAAGACCTTCATCACCTTTACCAGGAAGGAAGCGAATTACTGCAGAGCCGTTACCGGTATTATCGGTCTTCAGTTTCCATTCACCTTTATCATCGGAAGAGAAAGAAGAACCGCCTTTCAGAGAGGCCAGTTGAGCTTGAAGTTCTGCAGGATTTTTACGTTTGAACATTTAATATACCTTTTATTTAATTTAACAGTTATTTACTATTGGTGATGCAACGTGGGTCCTTGCACCTGGACAAGACTTATTATATCTTACATTTATTTATAGCATCAATAAAGAGCTTTTTAGCATCTTTACAGTCGACTTCAAGCAATTTTCTATAAGCTTTGAGCTTAGTAGAATATGTTTCCCAAACTAAGTTATTAGTCGCCGAGTCATGCTTATCAATGATGTTGAGAAATGAATCAAGCATAATAAACGTCTCGAATGAAATAACATTCGACTGAAGGAGCTTAAAGATATAGCTCGTTTGTACCTTTTCATTATATTCAAAGATTTCTGAAAGCGCATTCACTTCAACTTTTTTAGCGAAATAGTAAATGTTCTTTACATCATCTTCGAATGTATTTTTAATCATCTTAAGTTTACCGATATACTCACGGTAAAAGACGAGGGCGTCAGCATCACTGATGTCGCCGATCCAGGCATCTTGGTTAGCAACCAAGTTACTCATGAAAATTAATGTAAGCTCTTTAAGCGTGTGTTTCTCTGCGAGCTTTTCAAAGAAATATTTGTCACGACGTTTTTGATAAGCTTTATCAGACACCCGCATAACCCAGTTGTACTTAATAACATCATATCGTCCAGCGAAGTGATTTTTAAGCATTAAGTACAATAAATAAACACTTTTACCGTTAACATAACGAGCGTTATTTGGAGGCATGCGGAGTCGAATCATAATAAGAAATCCAGCGTATTTGTTTTCTGTGTTTTACTCATAGACGGTCGAAGCATATATTCATTAACTGCTTCAGCCTTAATTTTTTCAATTATTGTAGAAGGGATAAATCTGTTGAAATTTCCTTCAGGAATACTGTTTTCTTCTAGCCACTGTGAAGTAGCCTGAAGATAGCCCAGTTCACCTTCAGCAACTATGGCTTCAATAGCGAAGCCATTTGCTTGCTTGTCAAGAAGTGAACTTAAATCATCGATCTTTTCTTCATCTTTATTAATCAAAGAGCCTGTCATAGGTTTCTACCACTTCATCTTTTTCTGATGCAAAACGTTCACGGGTGCCTTTATGATATATGGTCAGAAGCTGGTTAAACAATTTTGCCTCGACGCCAATAGCTTTTGCTTCAGCCCGGTTGCTTGCAACTTCGTCCATATAACCTTCGGCCTTTAGTTTAGCGTCACTAGCAGCTTTAATTAGATTTTTTAAAGTTTCGCCGTGTTGGGCTTCATCAAATTCAACTTTTTCTTTTTTCTGTTTAGCCATTATATTCACCTTAATAAAATTCGGCAATGTTATTGGTTAACTTAGACAGACCATTCTTAACAAAGTAAGTATAGATCTTACCTTTAGCCGGGATTACGTAGTTATTATACCGTTCCATGATTGAAGCAACAATATCATCACGAATGAAATCCATATCGATTAAGATCTGGTTTTCTTTAAAACGTTCGTACTGCTCGGCAGTAAGAAGTTCTTGTAATTTAGAGTGGTCATAATAATTCATTGCGATCTGTTCAATTTCAGACGCTTTAGTTGGAGGAGTACGTTCACCTTCAACCATAGTAAGCCAATAGTTACCGCGAACTTTAATAGAAGCAACGTTATCTTTACGGTCACCTTTAACGACTTTAGTCACACAATCCAGTAACGCGTCACCGGATTTAGTTTTAACGTATTTTTTCTGCATCGGAGACCACTGCTTCACATTTGGGTATTTGTGAAGTTGCGTAAAGTCACTATCAGATGAAACGATTTGGACCGGGACACCTTGGGTGGCTAAAAACTTTGTTAACACAGCGATATGGTCGTCAGCTTCTACCTTATCAATATTCATAACAATATAAGGCATATAGTTCTCAAGTTCTTCGATGATTTTATGCATCGACGTGAATAAACCTTCCCAATCAAATGGAGATTCTTCACGATCTTTAGAACGGTTTTTCTTATAATAATGACTTGCGTCACGACGCCAGTAGCCTGATTTAGAATTATCTACACAGATAATCTGGCGTGTATAGCCTTCTTTTTTAAACTGCTTGATGTTCTTACGCATACTGTTCAATACGAGATGACGCAGCATAGCTTCAGAAATTTTAGGAAACCCTGCTTTTTCACCGAACTCGGTGAAGGCTGCCGCCATAATAATTTGACTGAAGTCAATAAGAGTTACACCTTCTTTCTTTTCTTCTTCACCGAACATAAAATTTAGAGACATTGAATAACCTATTCAGTAGTAATGGACAGATTCATTATAAATACTCCTATAATAAAGCATATTTCTAATACCATAAGGAATAAAAATGAGCGACTTAATCAAACAGCATTTTAGAGCAACCAACGGGCTTGATGCTGGTGGAAACAAAGTAATCAACGTCGCTAAAGCCGATCGTACTGTGATGAGCGATGGGGTCAACGTTGAGTATCTTATCCAAGAAAATACCATCCAGCCTTGGGCCAATGATCGTGGGTATCCTGAAGGCTTTGCGGTTACCATGGAAAAACGTATCTGGGTGGCACGTGCAGATATCCCGGCCCCGATCCCGCCGGCAGTAAATACCTTTAGACAAGGTGATTGGATCTCCATGCGTGTAGACCCGAAGTGGGAACAGTATAGTTCAGGAACCACAGAACTTTTACCAGGGACTTATGCAAACATCGATACCCGAGTTAATCCGGTTACACTAGTTCTTCCTAAAAATAAAGTAGAACAAGGTGATACGATTGTTATTCGTGACATCGGTGGTAAACCAGGCATCAACCAGGCATTAATTAAAGTACAAGACTCTGCACCAGCAATGATCTTCCAAGGAAGTATCCTTCGTGAACTGCAGCTGACTCGTCCTTATAGTATGCTTCTGCTGACGTTTACATCGGCCGGGTGGTATGTAACTCTTTCAGATCTGAGTTCTTTGGCCCGTACTATTAATTCTACCACACTAGATGCCGCTACTGATGTGGGTGCTCAGGTACAAAGTTCAGAGTACATTGTACTTTATTACACTTCTAATAAAAAATTAACGGTTCGTCTTCCTCGGTACGCTAACCATGGAGATATGATTACCTTTGTTGAACCGGAAGGCGAAACACCATTATACCATTTTACTATTAAGACTTATGATGCAAATAGTTCTATTGGAACAGAAGGGGCCACGTCTTGGACCTCTAAGATTAAAGGTGGCGGTGTTCTGATTTACGATGGCCCTCGTAATGTGTGGCGCATCAACTCTATAGACATGCAGCAACGTGTAAAAATCGTTACTGATGATGTAGTGATGCAACCTAACGAAGCTATTGCTATATTTGGCGCTAATAACTCGACTGTTAAAACTATTACTGTTACTTTGCCTACTTTAGTTGCTCCCGGTGATACTGTTAGAATCGGTATGAACTATATGCGCAAAGGACAAACAGTCAACATTGTTACTCCTCCTGCTCCGGCTGGTGGTACTAAAGATAGGATTGCATCCACGGTTGGCTTACTTCAGTTCCCTAAACGTTCTGAGTATCCGCCTGGAGCCGCGTGGACTCAAGTTGATAGCTTATCATTCAATGGAACTTCGGACTATCCTCCGGTCCTAGAGTTGGCCTACGTTGAAGCTACTCCTAATAACTACTGGATCGTTTCGGAGAACATTCCTACTGTAGAACGTGTTGATTGGACCAATGATACCACAAGAGCCCGTGTAGGCGTTATTGCGTTGGCTACCCAAGCTGATTTAGAGGCAAATAGTTCTAATTTGGTAGATGGTGTTGCTGTTACTCCGCATACCTTAAGTAAAAGAACAGCTACAGAAGCTCGTACTGGTATTGCTGCTATTGCATCAAGCACAGATGTTTTACAAAATAGTAACTATGCTTTTATTAACGATAAGATTATTACTCCTAAACGTCTTAATGAAAGAACTGCCACAGAAACGCGTAGAGGATTAGCTGAAATAGCTACCCAAGCCGAAACAGATGCTGGTACTGATGATACAACTATCGTAAGTCCTAAAAAGCTTAATGCGCGTAAAGCTACTGCTACGCTAGACGGAATTATCCAGCTGGTTAATACAGGCGGCACTCCGGGAACAAGCCGATCAGATCCGGGTACTTCTAATGGTACTGGCGTATACGACCACACTGATTTCTCTAAGGCGGTAACTCCTAAAACTTTACGTGAATATAAAGCTACGGAACTTGCCTCCGGATGCGTATGGCTTGCTACCAAAGCAGAAGTTCGTAATGGTACTCCGGCGTCTAATAATATTCCGACCGTTGTTACGCCGGAAGCATTACATGCTAAAACTTCTACTACAAAAGATATTGGTTTAATCCGTATCGCTACTCAAGCTGAAGCTAATGCAATGTCTAATGCTGTGAGTAATGCAGCTATTACTCCGGCAACATTAAACGGACGGTCGGCAAGTTATACTCAAACAGGTATAACCCGGTATGCTATTCAGGAAGAATTTGATGGTGGGACTTTAGAAAACGTTGCAGTGAACCCTAGAAAAATTAAAGACTATTTTTCTAGACCAGCTCGTATGACAACAAGATCCGAAGCTGGGTTGGCCCAGTCCGGAAACTTGTGGGACGGATGGACCCTTAATATCCAGGTTCCAACAGAAACTCAACGTGGTACGCCTAAGATTGCAACGCAGGCACTTGTTAATGCTGGTACAGACGATGTTGATTATCTGACGTCTAAAAAGCTTCAAGCTAAAAAAGGTACTGAATCCGCATACGGTATTGTTAAATATGCAACCCAAGCCGATACTAACACCGGTACTGCTAACGATGTAGCCGTTTCTCCGGTCCACTTGAAGTATGTTATTCAGACTTCAGCCGATTGGCGTGCACAAGATAACGTTCGCGGTACAGTCCGTGTGGCTAATGGCGCTGTTGCTTGGACCGGTAACAGTACTACAGGTTCTGATAATACGCCAAAAGAATCTAACGGATATGCAGTATCACCTAATGGGCTTAAGCAGGCATTAGCTAACTATCTTCCTTTGAATGCCAAAGCTGATAACTCTGCTTTATTAAATGGTATTACGTCGGATCAGTTTATTCGCCGAGATATTAACCAGACCGTCAACGGTTCTTTGACCTTGACTAAAGTTACTACTTCTTCAGCGAATATTGAAACATCGGCTATCCTGAAGTCTTCTAAAGTAGAAACTACAGGTGATATTAGAATTTCTAATGCTACGGCTAGATTGCTTTTAACCTCTGATACTAATGCTTGGTCTGTTCAAGCGGCAGCTAAATCCGGACGTATCGCGTTTATTAGTGAAAATGATACACAAAATGTTCATTTATCTGTTTACAACGATTCCCGTGGTGTAACTGCTAATGTTAAGTTTGAAGCTCCTGTTATTAATGCCACTACTCAAGTTCAGTTAGCTGGTACAGGCGTTATTGCTTTAGCTGGTACGAACTCGATCAGGTTAGCTACCTCTGGCAAAGGTCTTGAACTTGCTTCTAGTGATGCTGGTAATATCATAGCGGCTGAAGGTAGTACAACTTATAAAGTTCTCACTACTAAGAACAAAGATTCTATTCTTGATTCACGGTACGTTAAGTCAGCTGGTGATACAATGACTGGCAACTTAACTATGAATGGTTCTGCTCTTGTTATTAATGGGTCTGAAGGTTGGTACGATCACTCTACTACGGCAAACTCTGAAAAATACTCAAGAGCTGGTTCTTGGACAGTAGAAATCAAAAATGCCGCTAAGTTAGCCACACTTCCTGGTTATGTTGTTCCAATCAGAGAAGAGAACCCGTTAGTTCCAGGTTCTATGATCGTAACTGGGTATGAAGAAAAAACTGCCGCAGGCGGTCTTTTAGCTCAGATAAGCGTTTCTTCTGATTATACTTATCAGACTTGGACTCCTTATCCATCTAATGCAGAACAGGCTGCTAAAGCAAGAACCCATACCATGTGGACCAGGGTATATAACCCGTACCTTAAGAAGTTTGATAGTTGGATGCGTGTATACACTAGCGCCACTCCTCCTACAGCTGCAGATATCGGTGCGCCGAGCTCAGTAAGTACTTCTGTTAAAACCTTGGAAGTTCAAGAATGGATTAAGATTGGCCCTGTCAAGATTTATCCTGATCGTACTTCTCAGACCGTTAAGTTTGAATGGGTAGGTGATTAATGAGTAATTTAATGGCTGCATTTGGTGAGGATTTTGTCGAGACTAACATCTTGTCAGAATCTAACCAAGTGAAATATTGGATAGAACTTATAGCCACACATGCTAATGCTGTTCCTAATACACATGTGCTCAAAATTAATCAAGTTGATACTGGAGGTGCCCCAGGACGGGGCATCAACATCTGGCAGATTAATACTTCTTTTGCTGATAGTACTCCTAAAACTATTGATTTAACAAACGGTGAATCTGCGGCTAACGCCGCATTCGTCGAGTACATGAACAGTAAAACATCAGGTCTGTACGCAATAATGACTAATCAGAGATGTTTAACTTCTCCTTCTGTCACCGCCTGGTTTAAATCAAAGAAATCAGTTGTTTGGCCTGAACAACATTATACTGAATTATATCCTAATAGCGCCTATTGCGCCATATTTGCTGCAGGCAAAGGATTAATTTTGTATGAAGCTTTCACCGGAAATGATGGAATAGTTAAAGAAGATTCTAGAGCAAAACTTGCAGCAGTTTACGATAATGTAGGCACCGTAGGAATGTGCGGTATCCCTCAAAGGGCTTATGAAAATAACGAGACATTTCGTGATACAACAGGGTACGAATACAAACGGTACCCTCAACAAGATGTGGTTATTTCTAAACTAGCCGATTACGGTCTTCAGCAAAACTTGTGGGTTAGATTTACTGCAGATCTTTTCGCTTCACAGGCTTTAATATCTGCTAACTGTACTACGCGGATGTCTGTAAGATGGTTCAACGGAACAACTATGTTAGATTCATTTACGATGGAAGTTCCTGCTGCTTCTGCCGATAAATGGGTTCGTTTTGAAAAGGACTTAAGAATCCCATCCGGTGCGGACGGATTTACTGCTGTAGTTTCTAGGTACCCTAGAACATCAGTTGTTGCTGAAAGTGCAGTTCAGAACGTCATGATGGTTCAAATTGTAGAACCAGCTCCTGAACAATCGGCCACTCAAGCTGAATTTGGTGTTAACGGTATTCGAATGAATAAAGCTACAGAAGGTTCTTTAACTCCTGCGGCTGTTATGTTTGAATTGCCTAACACTAAAGTTGATAACAGTGGTACTCGTATTGCTAAAGAATTCAGGGAATCACAATAAGGAGCCTTCGGGCTCCTTTTTTCGTATAAATACGTTCATATTATAAGGGGACGAAAATGGCTGATTTAAAAGCAGGTTCTACAGTCGGAGGTTTACCAATTTGGCATCAAGGTACTATGCCATTGGTCCCAGTTGGAAACTCTTTGACTTATCGTGGTTATACGGTTTACACGACTAATGATAAACCTAAAGCAGCGGATAACGATTTCGTATCTAAGGCTAGTGGTGGTACAGGTTCTCAAGGTTTCCAAAAAGAAGTTGAATTTAAAGCTGGTATTAAGATTTCCGCAACGTTTTCTGGTGGTTCAAACCTGAATGGGCTGTATTCTGGTAACGGAGATGGAGATACCAGAGAAAATTCTAACATGGATTTGCGTTCATGGTATGGTATCGGTATTTGGAACTCATGTACAAATGATGGGGTCCAGGGACGCACAATCTGGTTTAGTGCTAGGCGGGGTACTATCGGAACAGTTGGTGATATCGTTTCAGGTAGTCAAGTTATTGCTAATGCTTCGGCGCCAACAGCAGCCCAGCATTTAACACGTAAAGATTATGTTGATGGACGAATAAATACTGTTACTACTAATGCAAACAGCCGGGTTTTGAAATCTGGTGATACTATGACTGGCGTACTTAGAGCTAACGCTGGCGTAGTTATAGTAAATAAAGCAACATCCGGTGAATATGCTCCTAGATTAGATCAGGTTATTTCACGCGGGGTAACAATAGATTTTGGCACATACTAAGAGGTAGCCATGGCCGATCAGAACTTAAAACAAATACAATTTAAAAGAACTAGTACAGAGAATAAAGCGCCTGGTGCCGATATCGTAGCCCGTGGCGAAATCGCACTGAATACCCATGGTCGTACTCTAGCCATTTATACTAAAGATGAAAATGACAAAGTAGTACAGTTAGCTGGTAAAGGTGTTCCATTTTTAGATACTTCCGGTACTCTTAGTGTTGATGGAACCACTACATTAAAAGATAACGTAACTATTTCTCCGAATAAATCGATCAGTTTTGAAGCTTCGGATTTAAGCGGAGCATTAGTACGTCATATCACCGGTAGGTGTGCTAATAATGATGGCTGGTACATTGGAGCTGGCGGCGCATCTGACCGGGGATTTCTTGAAATCGGTACGTATGATAACGGAGACGAACCTATCTATTTTGTTCAAAGAACCGGTGGAACGGCTCAAGCTGAAGTTCGTCGTTTAGCATTATTAGATGGGATGGGTGATACATCTATACCTGGGGACCTTCGTTTAACTGGTAAAACAGTAAAAATTTCAAACGGCAGCACTCTTACTTTGGAAATGGGCGTAGGTGCTAATGACGCTTACATTAAAAACTTGAGAGGTTCTGGTGTTCTTCAACTAACTAATGATAGTAATCTGACGTTCAGAAATTCCCAGGTTTATTACGCCATGAGTGGAAGAGGTCCTGGTAAAGATGGTACTCTTCTGACTAATGTGATAAATGAGCGCCAGCTTAAACAAGATAATTTCCCTATAACTACCGGTTCCGAAACTAGATGGACTAAAATTGCTCTTTTAAAAGACCCCGGGTCAGGCCAGAGTCGCCTGCAATTAATGGTGTCTAATGGCGGTAATTACGGTAGTACTTATAGTTCTATTGACTTTATCGATTGTAGCGCTAGAAATTTCCCGTCCTCATTAACAAGCAGTAACATTCGTAATTATCTGCAAGTTCGTCGACTTGGTAATCCGGCGCTTGATGACACTAACCAGTTGCGGTATAGTTTAATTCGTACAACTGAAGGTTTAGAACTGTGGGTTATGCAGCGCGCATTCATCGGCGGTGTTAAAGTTGCATTGTTATCTGCTGCCGGTATTGAATATTATCTGCCTAACGGTTACACAACTACTTCAACTGCGCCTGAAGGTTTAGTTGAGAGTACGGCTATTCGTATCTATGATGAGGTAAACAAGCCTAACGTTGTTGATGGTACTGAGGGCGTTCTGTCTATTAGCCGAGGCGGTACTGGTGGCACTTCTGCTGCAGCTGCTCGTAATAACTTAGGTCTTGGCACTGCGGCCATCCGCGATGTCGGTGAAGGCACTGGTAACCTTTTAGAAAATGGCGCTTACGGTTTAGGCGGTAATGGTGGTAAATCAATCGAAAACATTACCTCTAATGCTGATATGCTGAATCGTTTAAAAGCATATGGCGGTACTTTCTGGCGCGGCTCTATTAAATCTGGGGTTAGTGTTCAAAATGGTCTTTATAGCCATGGCTCCGGTATTTTTATGAATGCTGGTGATACCATGTCCGCTATTAATATCGACTACGCCAGTGCTAGAGTTCGTGTATATGCAGCTAACAACAGCAGTCTTGCGGCGGGAAATGTTAGATACAACGAACTTTATGGTACAGCAAATAAACCATCTAAGGCTGATGTTGGGCTTGGTAATCTGACAAACGATACCCAAGTTAAGAAAGCTGGCGATACAATGACCGGCGATTTAACTGCTCCTAATTTGCACGCTTCCGGCACTGGTACTGCATCGGTATATGTTAATGCAGGAAGCGGAAATGCACATGTATGGTTTAGAACAGACGGTAACGAACGCGGTGTAATTTGGGCAACTCCGAATACTGCTGACTTAGGTCAGATTAATATTCGTGCAAAAACTACTGGAGGCACTTCTGCTGGTGATTTTAGCTTCCGTTCTGATGGCCGACTTGATGTTCCTGTAGCAGTTAAAGTTGGTGGAGCAGCAATGCTAACCAAAGACGGGAATATTACCTCTGGTTCAATGTTTGGTGGTAACCTTAACAACTATTTGACTTCTATTAAAAACGATATCGTTGCTGGCGATAATAAGCAAGTAAGTAAGACTGGTGACACCATGACCGGTAACTTGACTATTAAAGCTAACTTAAAAGTCGAAAACCCTAATGGGTCAATGGTTGATTTTGGTTCAGAGAACTCAGATAAGTATAGCAGAATAACTCTTGCACGCAAAGTTGGCTCTGGCGCTGCCGTAGCAATGCTTAAAGTTACTCCTGAAGGACACGTGCAATTTGGCTATCAAGATGCAGTTGCTACTCCAGCTCCTACCAAGTACCTCCTGGTTAAATCTAACGGCCTTGAGGTAGAAGGGGATTTAGTTTTTAATCAGACTTATTGTGGTACTGAAGATGCAATTAATATTAGTGATAAGACTAATGACCTTAACAACATGGTTATTAAAGGCAGTGATTTAGGTACTCGTCTATTATACAAGTGTACTTCTACCGGCGGTGCTTCTAATATATCTAATAAACCTACATCTGACGGCAACTTTGTTCTTGAAGTTCTGTCTTTGCGTAAAATTTCTGACAATGATTGGACGTGTAAGCAGACCTTTACTACAAAGAATGGTAATGTTGAAGGTACATATGTTCGATACTGCCAAAACGGTACATGGTCTGCATGGAAAGAGGTTGTTGCTGGTGTTCAACCGATCAATCTAGGCGGTACTGGAGCAACTTCTGTAGCTGCTGCCCGTAATAACCTTGGCGTTGGTGAAGGACAAACGGCAACGTTTGGTGGATTGAATGTCAACGGCATTGGAACCAACGACCCCTATATCACATTTAAAAATGGCGCAAGAATACGAGAAGGACAAGGCAATGGTATTGGAGCTTTGATTTTATCAGCTTCTTCATCCACTGACTCAAAATACCTTGCATTACGCCCTTATGGTGATACCTCAGGTGTTGATATTAAAGTAAAAGCCAACGGGTCGAGTGAAGCATTGCTTGAATGGTCTTATGGCCCAGGTATTCGTTCGAATTCATCGGGTGCTTTTGTTATCTACTCAAAAGCCGGCCAAGCACTTCATTTAAGACCAAATGGCGACAGCTCGAACCAAGCTACAGTTATTGATCAGAACGGTAAAATGACGGTCGGCGGTGAGTTCGAGGCGCAGAACTCGAAAATCACAGGCAACTTGAACGTCTCTGAAGATAACAGAATGATCGTTCTTGGTAAAAACTCTGATATAGGTTTAGTCAAGAAAAACGGTATGCCAGGAAAAATGGCTATCAGTAAATCTAACTCGTTTACTGTTATGGTATCAACAAATACCAACAACCGAATTAATCCTGCTGATACGTTTAATGATATATTCAAAGTAGATGCTGATGGAAACCAAACTGTTTATGGAAATTCAACAATTTCTAGGGCTTTGACAGTATCAAGCGTTATTAATGCCAACGGCGGTATTATTGTTCCTACTACCAAGTATGTTCAAATTGCCGATGCTCCTACGCAGAATAACCAAGCCACTAACAAGAAATATGTTGATGATAAGGTTGCTTCTGCTATTAGTAATGCTGGCGATACCTATCTTCCGTTAGCGGGTGGTACTGTAACTGGTAACCTCGATGTAACTGGCACCAGATTAAAAACATGGCAGTTAGAAGTTGATGGCAAAAGTACTCTAAGAGGCGGGCTAGATGTTAGTAACAGTCTTAGAGTTTCTAGCGGAAACTTAGTCGCCGCGGACACAACCAATGCTGGCGGTCTTTTTGCTAAAAACGGTAATGTTTACTGTGATGCAGGTTCACCTGGTACAAACTCTAACTATTGGTTCCGCGATTCTGCTGGAAATGTCAGAGGTGTTATTTGGTCAAATGGTCAAAACGGTGACATGATTATCCGTAACCAAAGTGGCCGAGAGCTTGTATTCAGAAATGATGGATATCTGCAATTAGCCCACTTGGCGCCAGGAAACACAAATACTGGAAACACTGTAAATGGAATACGTTTACAGCGCGGTGATACGTTTTTCGATAGCTTTAACTCATGGCAGTCGGGTGAATATGTTCGCGCTGGTTGGCACTTCTATAATACAATCGCGGCGGGTAACCCAGGAAGTGTTGATCAATGGTTAACGATCACAGACACCGGGGTAAAAATCTGGGGTAGTGCTGCTAATCTACGTGTTGAAGGTGTTGGTAATTTCTGGGACGTTGAAATTCGTTCTGACCGTCGTGTGAAATCAAATATTGCTAAGATTGATAACGCCCTTGATAAAGTGTCGAAGCTATCTGGTAATGTTTATGATTTACAGCTTCCAAACGGTGATACTAAACCATCGGCGGGTCTTATCGCACAAGAAGTGCAGGAAGTTCTTCCTGAAGCAGTTACAACTGATAACGATAAAGATGCATTACTTCGTTTAAACTATAATGCAGTAATTGCGTTATTAGTCGAATCTGTTAAAGAGCTTAAAGCAGAAATTGAAGAACTTAAATCTAAACAATAATATGATGGGGCTTCGGCCCCATCTTTAAGGAGATATCATGGCAGTAACAGGACCGTGGGTAGGAAGCTCAGCTAAGGCTGTAACAGGAGAATCTTCGATGATTGCAGCCGGTGCAAAATTAAGGTTGGGAACACCCTTTTGGATGTCCAACATGATTGGAAGAAACGTCTGGAATGCTAGAATAACTATTTCAGGTAACAACCCAGCTACAGGTGCTAGAGTTCGTGGTGCTTGGATAACTAAAAACAGCGCTTCATGGAACGTAAAACTAGACGCTCGTGGGTCTTTATCAGGAATTTGGGAAACCGGATTTAATTTGGTCGCCTTTGGATTGGCAGAGCCTAGTAGATGGGTTGGATATAATGATGCCCTTGTTCTAGAAGGCAGTGGAAACTTTAATGTTAACTGGAGAGTTGATACCGAAGACGGCAGACAATGGCATTTTGTTAGTTCTAGGGATTATATGGGACGCCGTTGTTATAACTGTACAGACAACAATGGATTTTGGGGTTGGCTTTACGCTAATGATGACCGAACATTCCAGCTGTCGTTTACTGCATACTAAATATAAGTGAGGAGGGCACGTGGCCAATAAAATATCTATATCTATATCGGATATTCTATTTGGGGTGCTCGACCGCTTGTTTAAAGATAACGCCTCTGGAAAGCTTTTGTTTTCCAGAGTTATAGTAGTTGTAATCTTATTTGGGCTTACTTTTATTTGGTATAAATCCGATTCTATAGCTAATGCATACGTAAAGAGTTCGTATGAAAGTTATAACAAGATTCTAGTAAAAACTCAAGAGCTTAAATTTGATAACACAGCGCTCGAGCAACTTCAAATAGTTCATGTATCTAGTGGTGCTGATTTTAGTGCAGTATTTAATTTCAGACCAAAGAACTTAAACTACTTTGTAGATTTAATAGCTTTTGAAGGAAAATTACCAAGCACAGTCGATCCTAAAAACCTAGGCGGTTATCCTATAGATAAAACTACACCTGAATATACTACGCATTTGTCCGGAAGAAACTATTGGAGTGAGAACGAATTTGTTTTCTTACCAACTAAGAAGAAGCCCGAAGAAGTGAGTTATATGTTTTCGTGCCCGTATTTTAACTTGGATAACGTTTATTCTGGGGCTGTTGAGATGTATTGGTATGGCAAACGACCGTCTATATCAGAAGATCGTTTGACATCAATATGTGGGCAGGCCGCAAGAGCTTTAGGGCGGAGTAAGTGATTAATTGTTAGCGTACATTTCCATATGGCGGTATACGCTTTCATGACCTACATTAAATTCTTGAATCAACTGTTTCTTTTCTTCATCAGATAACTCGGCTATCATCTTACGGAAGTTAGCCGAGTTTAGTTCCCTTCCGAATTCATTTCTAATCCCGCATTCGTTTAAAAATGCAATAAACCCTTCACGATTTTCTAGAATATCTTCACGTTGAAATTTAATCAGTAATGAAGCCATAGTAATAATTTCAGAAACTATTTCAAACTTAGACATATTATTCCTTAACAGACATCTCACTTGTTTTGGTATACGAGTACTATACCTTGTTACACAACCATTGTAAACCCGTGTTTTTGGCTTATCTTTTTGACTCGATTCAGAGCATCAAAAACTACACTACGAGAAGGACCGTGTAATGTATACGTCTGATGAGTCTGGGTTAGCCTGACGCAGCCTGGTTCACTATTGAATTGGGCCTTAAGTGCATGATTAAGCTTGAATTTAGGTTCAGCTTCGTTGCTCCTGTAGAACTTGATATCTACACGGAATTCTTCTACGATACTCGACATCAAGTATTCGAACAGATCATAGGCTTCACGTTCGCGTTTAAGTTGTTCATGAGCTACATTCATTATCTTTACCTTTATGCTTTTGTTTACGTTTGGAATCTTTAGACGCGCGCTTTTTGTCTTTATGGGCGCCGCCTTTATTAAAATCATTTTTAGCCACTAGATTTTGCATCGCTTTCCTTAAGTTTTTCAATTTGACGCCCAAGTTCTTTAATCATTTCAAGATTAAGCATCACATAATATTGAGAGAATAACGGTTTAATAGTACCATTCCATACCCAAGGCTCATTGTTAATAGTACGTTTCTTTACAGCTTCTTCTGATAACCAAGACCATCCGGCCTCATTTGTTAATGAAGGCCATTGCTCATGCATCATTTCGTTAGCACGCTTAAGAGCGTTAATTTGTGAAGTTAAAGAAGCCGATTTGAAGCTGTACAATATTAGGTTTCATTAGTATAAATCCTCTGAGAATAACTCGTTGACGGGCCCTGATTTAGGACGAACGGTATTAACTTGACCCGCGTGTGTAGCGATAATTAATGCTTCTTCGCGTGTAAAGTACTCGCCCCATTGGTCAACAAATCCTTGGTTATCTCCATGGACATGGTCAGAAACCAATTTGTCGCGAAACATATCTAGAACGTTCGCCATATCAACAGAATAGTGGCGAGTGCCTGGAACTACAATTGTTCCACCAGTTTTCAATTCAAAACGATTTGCTGCACAAACGATACGGCGTTGAAGTAATCGTCCATCCCACCAATCAGCTACTTTAAAGCAGATTTCCGGGATTTCAACTGAAGGAGAATAACTTTCTAATTTTTCCTTCAGGCTTTCTGGAGTTTCTTTGGATAAAGCATTATCCAATAATGCCATACGATCTTCAAAAGAAAGTTGTTTAGGTTCTTCAATAACTTTCATTGCAAAACCTGTACCGTCCCAATCGAGTTCCATCGGAATCATTTGAACCAACCTTTAATCTTCTGCCAGATGCTTTTCTTAGGAGCTTCACCGATCTGGCGAATAACCGGTTGAGACATCTGAAGTTCTATGTAATCTGCAATACGAATCTTATCAGCGGCTTCGACATAAGAAGAAATGGCAGCCATGAAGTTAGTTCTGAAGCCTACCGGGGCTTCATCATCACCGCGTAAAATTGCGTACTGCCCTGCTTTAACCTTAACGATAGTGCCTAGGTAAGCACCGTGGTACCATACATCCCAGCCAGCTTGAGTTGGCTCAGCACACTTACGAAGTTCATTGATGATTTCTAACTTGTTCATATTAACCTCTCATTACTAAACGGATGCCAACTACTTTGATTTCCAGGTCTTCACGATAAGTTTTATCATCACCGTATATTTGTCCTAACCGAACTAAAGCGTCCTGCTCGGTTTCTGCTGGAATATTATACGTATTAGGTAAAACATTGCCGCCTTTATAAAAAGTTACTTCATAAAGATTTTTCATAGTTCCTCAAAATACATTTGCAACGATTGAAGCCATTTCAGAAGTAATATTCGGAAAATCGATGTAAGTGTTTTTGCCACCTACTTTGATCTTAACATCTGAACTTAAAGAAGTAAATGCTTTAGTCTCAGCCTCGGTCATGTTATAACCAAAGACACGAAGTGAACCGTCGCGACGGATTTCGATTTGGCGAACACCGTTAGTACGCTTAACCAACTGAACTTCTAAGTTGCTGCGGTTTTCGATGATACCTTTGAGATCAACACGAGCCTCGAGAATAGTTTTAACTTCTTCGGCCAGCTTGGTCATCTCTTCAGTAACACCACGAGCACTACGGGTTCTACGTTTCTGGAGAAGTTCTGGCTTATTTTCTTCAGCGTGAAGAACTGCCGCAGCCTGGATGATATCCATTGCTTCACCGGTAGCAATCAGACCATCTTCAGATTTTTCGATTAAACCTTTCTTCAGAAGAACGCCGATGTTAGAGTTCACCGAAGAGGCATTCATCGTTTCAGACAGAAGATCACGAATTTCTGCAGAAGTGATGTAGTTGTTCTTAACAACCTGAATCAGGATAGATGCAGTTTTTTCGTTCAGAACGTCGTTAGAAGCTTTGATGATGTAAGTAACTTTAGACATTTTATTTCTCCAATTCATTCATTTGTTTTGATAGGTCTATAATACCACGTTTGAAGCAAAAGTAAACACTTATTTTCCAAAAACAGTTTTACATAAAGCCAAGAAACAAGGAACCATGATAGCTAACCAGAAGACTAAGAAGATGATTTGGCTGGTTTCCATTTTATTTCCTCCAGTTTGTTGGTGTAGGAGTACTATACCCTGTTTTGAAAGCAAAGTAAACTGGTTGATTTAAAAATTTTTTGAGTTGACAGGAATTGCCTAGGGAGACTTTTAAAGGAAGGATGATGAAACATAAAGGGTGCCTGAACAAAACGCCCAGGCGCCCACTTAGAAGGTGTAGTCAATAATCAGAGTGATTATCAATAAGAAAAAGATCGTTCCTACGAACAGCCCATGTAGTGTAATCATCTGGAGGCCAAAACGGCGCCAACAGTTATCAGAACAACAACTAGAATCCAGATAACAACTGCACTACCGATCCAGAATGCAATTCCCCATAAAGCAGCTGTAGTCCAAACCATACCGCCTGACAGGTTAATTAGAAAAGCCACTAAACCGATAATAAAAGCTAAGCTAAATTTCATTTGATTTCCTCGAGGTCTTTAAGATATTCAGTTTGAACATCAGTCTGTTTCCAGTATTCATGCTCATCGCGCTTAGCACGAGCTTCTTCAGCCAGCTTCTTGGCTTCATCACTAGTAATATGGTAGATGTTCATGCTTACAAGTTTTTCAGCATAATCTGCTAGTTCGTCGAATTCTTTAACTTCTTCGACCAGTTTGGCCCGGGTCTTACCTGCAATAGTGATATCGCCGTCAATAACCTTCTTAATGAACTTGGCTTTAGCTAAGGCCAGTTTGAAAGCTTCTTCGGTTTCGCGGATTTTACAGTCAATACGTTTCTGGACAAAAACCTTACGAACTTCTACAAAATCACGAATCAAATCGGCGGCGCATTTGTATTCTTTCAACTTGCCGAGATGATTGATAACTGTGATGTTCTGAGAACGCCGTTCGATCAGTTTGAAGTCTTTCATGATTTTTTCATGACGTTCTTCTTCGGTTTCACCTAAGTTGTATTCCTTGCGGAATTTAACTTTGAATCCGAAACCATGCTTGCCGCAGTCATCATCGTATGTAATGAACCCTTTATCTTCTAAAGCATCGAGGATTTTAACATAAGATGCACGATCATACTTATACGGAATCTCAGAGATGTACATCACTGTACGAGATTTCATTTCGTATATTCCGTGAAGTTCAAATGAGCCGTCAACAGGAATTATCTTTCCTTTAAACTGCGGAAAGCTTACCTTCGGCTCAGAGATCTCCTTACCTTCGAGAGCTTGGATAACGCTTTTCTTAACAGAAGAAATGCTATGAGGCAGAATATCAGTAGCATAACCAGTCGCAATACCGGAAATACCATTAAGAAGAACAGTAGGAATAATAGGCAGATAATAAGCAACCGGGACATGCTCTTCATCTTTGTGGGCCGGGGCATATTCTGTATCCTTGTACAGTTTATAGAAATTGTCTGAAATACGTGCAAAGATATAACGAGACGCACCAGCTTCTTGAACCAACCGAGAACCAAAGTTACCTTGGCCGTCTAAGAACGGAACATTGTTATTCCAGTTGTTAGCCATCAGTGCGCCAGTTTCTTGCGCAGAACCTTCACCATGATGGTATCCAAGGTCAGCTACACCGCCTGCAATAGATGCGAGCTTATGGAATTTATTTTTATCACTCTTACCAAGCATCAAGGTACGAGCAATAACAAAGCGTTGAACAGGCTTAAAGCCATCAATCATATTTGGAATAGCACGGTTCTCTACAGTATACATTGCATACGCGAGAGCTTCATTATTAATTATACTTTCCAAGCTACGAACATTAAAAGTATCGTTAGCTTGTTTTGACATCATATCAAAAATATCAGACATAGTACCTACCAAATAAATGAACCGAGATGCACTATAACATCAGAAATGAAAAGCACAATATAAACTACGCCGTATATCATACCATAGTACATTACTAAAGCAAGAATAGCCATCACAAGGATGGCTACGGAAATTTTGTTAATCATTGCTAGCACAGGCCTTTAAAAAATCAATTACTGCTGCTAAAACGAACCAACAGACCATAAACCCTATTTGAACTGTTGTGGGGACCCATGCTCCAGCAAAGAACATAGTACACAGAACGATACAAATAATCATCCAGAAGAAAGTGTATATCCGATTCACTTGTATACCCCACACATTTTAGAAATTCTTTCGAAACAAATAAAGCCTACAGAGAACAACACCAGCGATATAAGTTTGCTTGTAACGGGAAGACCTAAGGTAACATAGGTCCCAGCGCAAATCATCAATGCTAGGGCTACCAAGTAGCCCATAGCAAAGAGCATTTTCATAAAACTACTCATTAGTAGCTCTGAAGAATGAATTTGAAGTTGTCGTTCAAAATACGATTCAGTTCAGACAGGGTCTGCATTTCAGAACTGTGCTGACGGGTGAATGCCAGGGCCAGTTGACCTTTCTTGAAGCCGGTAGTCAGAGGTTTCATTTTAGACTGCGGCAGATACAAAACTTCGTAAACAACATTATTGCTAGCCATAGTACGAGCCAGCTGACTACGACCTTGACGAATATGAGACAACGTAGCATTAAAACCTTGGGCCGAACGCTGATTGCCTACAAAGAACCGCGCTCCTACCGCACGATTTTCACCAGCGCCTTTAACCATAAAGTAGAAACCTGGCTGAGCCAGAACTTCAGGCATAACAAAGCCGACAGTATAGCCGTTTTTAACGTGGGCCACAGTTACAGCACCAGCTTTAGTCAGATCGCCACGGGTCATGTAGTTGCGGGTATCAGTAGTCATATCAATTTCCTCAATAAAGTTTAAGTTTTATCCTCTATGGGAGCCTAGCTCCCAGATATTACGGCTTAAAGAACCATAACATGGTATCAGACCAACCGAGCCAATACGGAACGTTGCATCCAATAATAAAAGCTGCTGCATGAATCCAGCCTAATACTATGTTCATATTAATTTCCTCAGAAGAAGTGCCTTAAATTTATGATAATCACGTCGATAAAGAACACTATAGGCATTATCATCAATACGATAGCTAAAACGATAAAGTTGAAAATGTTCTTAATCATGATTTCCTCCATTTTGTCTGTAGGAACATAGTAACATGTCCTACAGACCTTGTAAACACTTAGAGATTAATTTCTTTCACGATTATTTCACCGCGAGAAATCTCTAGATCCATCTCAGCATAAGTAAGATAACCTGAACGCCCGGATAGAACCCGCAAGGCATCTTTCTCAGTGCTCATCATGAAGATTTGGTCATCACCATAGTCGAGATAATGCTCTACCCAGCCTTCAAACGTTCCGGTGCACCAAGTAGTTACCCATTCATTTTTAACAATATTAAACAATCCAAACCGTTTCATTTCGACATTTCCTCGATTTGACGACGGTACCCATCACGGACTTCACGAAGAGCTTCAACTCCACACATCGGAGCAATTCCAGATACGGCAGCCGAATTCAATTGAGCTTCTACATCAAGAAGTTGATAGTAAACATATTCGCGTTCAGCAGCGCAGCCATATTTTGCTTTTCCGAAACGTTGATTTAAAGATTTCATTTAGTGCTCCTCATTGTTGGTGTAGGAGTACTATACCACAGTCTAATCAGTATGTAAACCTTTTAAACTGGTATTCTTCTTCAGAACAAGAACGAAGATACCAGCCACCGTTTTCATACTTACTTTCTTGAACCAGACCAGAGCCAGGCAAGAAGGCAGTTTGGTCACCCATCATACGAGGGATAAACCTGTAGACGCCTGGGGTCACTTCTTCTACATCTAATATGATTATTAAGTCAGATAATCGATACGTCAGGAACGTATCTAGGTCGATTCCTGAGCCGTGCGGATAAGGATATCTTCCTTTAGTATGGACGTTAATCCATCGAGAATCAGACTGGTGGGTCTTGACCTCGATGCGCACACCTTCTTCAGAGATAACATCGAAGGCATAGCTGAATGGATTTGCTTTGTCAAACTCAGAATCCATCACACGTCCAAACGTGCATTCTGCAACCATCTGTTCTGCTAATGTTGCTATAACACAGCGCTTTAAAGTAGAACGTTGTTCTTGCGAAGCATCTAAGGCCATTGAGTGGCGAGCAGTACTAATGGCCTTAATTTTATTTTCTCTACTAAGGTCTTCAACCGTTAAATCAGTCGGCTTCAGATTCAGCAGTTGTTTCCAAGTCAAGCTCATCGATACCATATAAACCTCTGATATGTAGTTCACCATAATAAATTCGGTCGTCCCATTCCAGAGTACTGGAATCGACTAATGGAAACTCGTTCTCGACGACTTCATCACATTCAAGCCAGCCGTAGTGGGCATCGCCTTCGTGTTTAACAAGCTTGCCACAATAAACCGTAGCGGCTTTATGGTTTCCACGAAGATTTGAGATGGTGATTTTACGATCGCCGGCATTGAATGGATTAATCATTAGAACCTCTGAATGCGTTTTTCTAGGATGTGTCGGTATGCGGACATAGTATCAAGCTGTCTAAGAAGCAAATTTTGGTCTACAGGGTCAAGCGATTTGAATTCGCTGCTGATAGTGAATGCAGTCAGAGCATTAATTTTCAGATTCAGTTCGGATAATTCATCGATAACACGAGATTGGAAGCCAGTCATAAGTCACCTTATAAGAAAGGGGACAAGTCCCCATTTAATTAACCACGCAGTTCGTCGTTCCAACGAGCAGTTACGTCTTCAAGGACTTTATACCCACAGGTACGCATTTTAGCATCGTTGTAATCGACAGGAATACTTACTACATCACGAGGATGTACTTTAACCGAAACGATACGGTCTGAACCACTACCGAAGTGTCGGATATAAGATTTAGAGCAAACGTGCAGACCAGTAGAGCAGGTGCGTTCGTCGTCTTCGTCAACCTGGTTACGAGGCATGGTAACTTCTTTGCCAGGACTGTTATCAAACTTACCAGATGCACAGTCGAAGTAGTTAGAACGAACTACCTTCCAACCAATAAAGTGGCCGTCGTCAGTGATCTCGATGTCGTTAGCATTCAGGAAGTCAAACAGACGATAAACAGCTTTACGGCTCGGGTTCAGCATCAGGTTTTCCAGGAACGGCAGATAACGTTCGAAGTCTTCACCATTTTCCATTGCTGAGATAATACGTTCAGTCAGACCAGATTTCAGTTCGATGTCCTTATAATACAGAGCACCATCTTCGATACGGACGTTGCCTTTAACAAATTTAGCAATACCGCGTTCGATGTTGATATGGTCGATGGCTTCTTCGATTTTGCCTTCGGCCAGTTTCATCAGGGCCGATTTAAACCCTGGATGACTTGGGTCTGCGTTATAAGTGGTACGACCTTCAGTGATAGAAATGAACTTGCTTGAAGCGGCCCACTGGAATTCGCGTTTAACCGGAGCTTTAGTGGCAGGTTCGCGCTCTTTAAAAACACGGCGGATCGTATCAGTCGAAACACCGTAAATTTCAGCTAGTTCTTTTTTACTGTAAAGACCACCGTTAAAACCTTTTACGATTGCATCTTTTTCATTCTCGGACAGACATAGTACAGCCA